GTCCCATGCCTTGATGATTCGGAAGATGTCGATTACGACAGAGGGGCTAGGGTCGGGGCGATTGAAGATATCCCCACCGCATAGTATGGCGGAGACCTGATTGTTGTGGGCAATCTGCCCTACCTCCACCAATTTCTCTTTAATGGTGGTAAAGTAATCGTCCTTCCTGGACTTGGGACTGACCCCCGTTATATGGGGGTCAGTCATGAACAAGAATCTAAGACTCAATTGTGATCATCCTTTCAAGTCTGGAAATACATAGGGTCGCTGGCTGGCTAGGCGAGCCCGAATATCTGCCAATGTGTCATCAACCATAAGCTTTCCATCCAGGAATATATCTCGCATAAGATCATCGCTCATGGCCAATTCCCTATCAGCGGCAGAGAGTTCGTCTTGGTAGTAGATTTCATTGTGGAAATCATCCATCAGCACAGCCACCATGCCCTTCTGGGATTTCTTGAAGTGGCTCTTGTCGGTGATGGGGTTCTTAAACAACTTCATCTCCTCGCCGTTGCAAACAGAATAGGTTGTCTTCAGGGCAAAGCCAAAGGTATCCCTTGTGACATACTGATAGGTAAAGGAGCCAATGCCGTATACCATATTGGTAGAGGCAAAACCCTTGGCCATCAGGCGCTGGCAGATCTCTCGGCAGCGATCAATTGTGATAGCGTCGCCATAGATGCAGCCAATGTGTGTATCGAGTTGCTTGAATCCATTTTTGGTGATCGTTCCTCCGAACACCTCCCACAGCAGCTCAATGGCGCCTTTGCGTTCCCATTCAGTCTCTCCATCGGGATCGCCGCACACGATCAACACCGGGTCACCGGAGTCAGGCCGGATAACGACGCGGCCGTTGCGAGCCATGATGTTGGGCTTCAATGCCGGAAGTACCTGCGTCAGGATCTTCCAGAAGTCCCATGTGTCGCTGACGATGCTCACGAAACCAGTCGGCTCAACATCTTCAATGATATGCCTGTAGGATTCCACTTCATCCGTTTGACCGTGGCCGGCAGCTTCCATGACGGAATGCTCCGTGGCCGGGATTGATGTACCAACGAGCTCTTTCTCAATGTTAGCATTATAGAAATCTTCCATAGCCATGATGGCCGGGATGGTGTCTGTGCCAGTAAAGGAGAGAAGGTGGCCCATACCACTGAGCTTCGCCGCCTCCAGGCAGGACATGCCGCGCATTGAAAAGTCGTGCCCTTGGAACTGCACGAACGTCGGGTCTCCGCCGGATACATGTGCATAGAAATCCAAGATACGACGATACTGGTCCGCAATCGTGGCGCTGGTGGACGCCTGCCAGATCTCACATGACATCAATGTTTCCAGGCTGTTGGTGAGCCAGAAGAAATCCTTGTGAGTATTCTCGATGGTAAGCTGCGGGCACCTGATGGGCGTAAGGGTACCTTCCGGCACGGCACGGATGCGGATTGGCAGATAGTTGAGGTTCTTCAGCGCAACTATATGGGATGCATCAGGATTCTCCACGCCGAGAGTGTACTTGATGATGCGCTTGTATTCGGATATAACCTCATCCATCGTGCGCTCGAAGAAGAACTTGTTGAAGTACCAGATCAGATACTCCTTAACGAATGCTTGATAGCCGAATGCGACTACCCTATCAACGCCGTCGATGCGGGACATTCGGGGCGTCCATGTGGAGTAGATGACTTCAGTACCCACAGGATACTGCTTGCGGTGCGACACCTTATAAAAGTCGCAAAGCAATGTTGCTGGATAGATGTAGTTCCCCATTTGTTATTCTCCTCCTATTTATTTATTGTATCGTTAAGTAGATCCAGCACCGTAAATTTGCTGTTGTAGTGGGTAAGTATGCTGTTGGTTGTGAACACCCTTTCGATGAGTGTGCTGTCCGGAATCTCCCCTTCGTTGACCGTGTCCTCGCAATGGCCAACGAGAAGATATATTGCCCCGGCATTTCTAGCCTTCAATGCTTTGGCACCCATCATGAATGTTCCGCCTCTGGAGCATAGGTCATCAATCATCAATACTTTAGCCCCCGCCAAGCCCTGGCCGAGGCTGGGCTCACCTATACCAATGATCTGGAGGTCCTTGATTACCCCTGTGTCAAAGTCTCTGTCCTTGTGCCCCACTAATACCTTACGGAATTTGAACATCTTGCCATACCGCTTGGCTGCACCGGCATCCGGGAAATAAGCATAGTCATTTCCTATATCGAACTTAGACAAGTGAAGCGCCTGCTGGAGCAACTCCTGTGTAAAATATCTGGGTGCGCTTCTATCCACAAGGGCCATGACAACATCTGAGTGCGGCTCGCCGATCTCAACAATATTGAATTCAAGAGAGTTGATAAACTCAGCCACATACTTCAGTGTAAATACGGAATTGTTTTCCACCCGATCCATGCGCTCATAAGGCATGTAGTACATCTTGAGATTACAACTGCCGCCGTAGGATTGGATGTGCCTGACCACAAACATTAGTTTTATAAGGTCTGCATCACTTTGATACCAGAACTGAATGTTGCTTACGGCGCCCTTAAATATATGTGAGTTAATAAGGACTGGCTTGATGTTTGTCTCACCGTTGGGAAATTGTTCAAATGAAAGGCGGTTTCCGTTTAGGAAAATCATTCTCTTTCTCCTCCTGTTTCTTCCAAATCGTCCTCTGGCTCATCGTCCTCATCGAGGGTTGCTTCCTCCCCCTCGGCGGCTGGCTTCTTTACCTTTTTCTCCTTATTGATGCGGTCCGTCCTTAGCGCAGATATGTAACTCCGGCCGACACGCCGGATGACAAGCGCTTCATAGATATTGCCATCTTCATCGCAAAGGAGGTACTGCGTGGAATCCCTGGCCTTCTCCGGCACCATGTCTTTGTGGGGAGATAAGCCAAGAAATGAGAGCTTGGTTGACTTTGTGTACTTCTTATCCTTGTCTGTGCAGGTATACTTGTAGTCGATTTTGTCGAAGAGGGCTGAGGATCTGCTCAACTCAATAGAGAGGTTCTTGTTAAAAAACCTCTCTTTGGATGGAACTGACATGATGATACCTCGCTTTATATAGAAATGTCGACAAGCCATGCTGTGATTTTGCGTTTAAATTCGGCAATACATATGCCGGTATTGTCGATCATGGAATCACATAGTCCGTTATCCATGATATACTGTGCGCTGATTTCCGTTTCGTGTTTGAATGCTGTTTCTTGGTTAAACCCGTCGCGGCCCCTCAGGCGCAGCGCTCTGACGAATGGGTCTGCCTGTACGCCTACGACATGAAAACCGCGCTTCTTCCAGAACTCGACCTCGTTAACCTGGCGGCCGTCGGCAATGACGAATGGATAGGGTGCGGAAGAGAAGGCGCCCGCCAGCATGCTCATTGAGTTCAATGTTGCCACATTCCAAACATCGGGCCCATAATTTTTCCGTGCCCACTGGCCATATTCCTGGTATAGCTGCCTTTTCCTGTCCGGTGTTTCGTCGTAGTACAGCAAGTCTACGTGCTCCCTGATCCACCTCCCCAATTTAAGGGTGCGATAATCAGCCAGCTCATGGAGTGTGTCAGCCACAGTGTCTTTTCCACTGCCCATACATCCAATTATGAGAATGTTTGGAAATTTCTTTGCCATAAAAACTCCTCCTTCAGCTACAAGTATTTTATCCCTTGTAGCTGAAGCAATTTCCAGTTTTTACCTTTCAGGTAAAGTGATTTGGGACATCTGTACACCCTTCTTTGCCAGAAGTTTTATGGTGTTCTGGTCGGGGCGGTACTCATTATAGTAATATATTCGCTTAATGCCCGCCTGCAGTAAAGTCTTTACGCAGATGTAGCATGGGCAGTGAGTGACGTAGATCTCGGCGCCGTCACAGGAATGGCCAAGCCTTGCGCTTTGGATCAATGCATTGGCTTCAGCATGCACTGTACGGATACAATGTCCATCAACCATCAGGTGCCCCACATCATCACAGTGATCATCACCAGAGACACTGCCGTTGTAACCGGTGGCTATGAGCATATGGTTCTTGGCAATGACGCAACCGACACGAGCCCTGTCGCAGGTGGCCCGGGTGGCCGCCTCCAGCGCCAGGCGCATGAAATACACCTCCCACGACTCACGGCGGAAAGGATTTTCACATTTAGTCGGAGGATTATTGAGTGTTGCCAAGGCTTTATCCTTGTATTCACTGGAAATTTTACCTTGCTCAACAAGTCTTATCATGCGGCTTTGAGGAATCTTACCAAACTCGATACTGAATTCAGTGAATCTTTTTAGCATCCAAAAAAGCCGCTGCATTTCATCTCGTTCATCAATTGTAAAGGTGTACTCTGCAGGATTTGTGAGCCGATTTACAACATACTCATCATCAATTACAACAATAAGCTCCTTGTATTCGTGAAGAAGTACCCTTTCCGCCTCAAGAAATATTGCGCGAGCGTACCAAAACAGCTTCGTCGGCTTGGCCTCATTGACATTGACACGAATAAGACCATCTTCTCCGAAGCTTATCTGAGCTATGGAGTTTTTGATGATTGGGTATGTGACAGGTTTTCCCTGAAGCTCATTCAGGAGTCCACTCGAAATGCTTTCAACTCCGGCGTAGTAAACAGTTGATGTTTTCATTATTCCTCCTCTTGGAATATGTTTGTGAAGAAGCGCTGCACGTCGTTATGGTTAAAGAGATGAATACCCACATACCCCATATTATGAGTATAGTCACCGAAGCAAATTTTTGTGCCTTTGAACTGGCTCATGCTGACTGGGCTGTCGTCCATCAGGAATGCCCGCGTCTCTGGCGGCTCTGCCAATACGGACTTGTTTGGAGAAATGAATGTCTGCCCCATAGTCGTCAGCATGATAACATTCTCAACGAATGGAGCATATTTCTCAAGCCACCAATATTTCCCCGGGGCGGCGCTGGCGAATGCCTGTGTGGCAATTATCAGCCTGGCGTTCTCATGAATCATCCTCATGGTATCAATGGCGCCGGGCAGCGGATAGAGATACTTGAAGAACTGAGGAGTGCGATACACGTTGGTAACCCATTCTTCGGAGCATTTGGTGAAGTTTGGATGACCCCATCCGCCGGCGGAGGTAAGGTTCTCGTGGAATTCTTCATTGTATCTGTTGACGATGCCGGCATCCGTATCGACGGTGGTCAGGTCCATGTCCATGTAGACAATAATGTCATCCCTACGCATTAATTTAGCCTCTTCTTTCTGTCCGCGATGTTCACAATGGATAGTGGTGGATTTGCTGACGCCTCTGGCGACTCTTTCTGTTTCTTCCTTTCCGAAAGAAGAGGAAGGATCTGCTGCCGCAGTTCAGGTGGAATCATTTCCTCCTTCAGCTCAGGTATAACTTGGGCGACTATGGCTTCGGAACATTTTTCCCCATCAAAAATCGCCTTGCATACCTCATAGATGTGCGTTGAGTCAAAGTGAAGGACACTAAAATCCACCATGTCATTGACCATGGCCAGCAATGAGTTGCCGAGCAGGTTGCAAAATTCTTGAATCCTGGGATCGTCCTGAGTGATGTTTTTATTATCCATGTTACCCTCCTTATATATTCCTGAAAGTAGTCTCAATAATCGGGCACCACTCTGGCGGCTCGATATCTTGAAAGTAAGGGTTGAGTGAAGCAAAATATTCCTCGTCACGGCTGATTTCTTTTCCATTCCAGTTACACCGAAGAACACCTTCATCAGTATACTCATCTGATTTGACAAGCAGTCCGAGAGGGCATTGAAGGCACTTTTGTGGGCGCTTATCAAACTTGAGGATGAACGCCATCTGGAGCCTCCAATAAATGCTTGATTTGGGTAAAAATCTCAGGTACCAGGCAAACAGTAATATTGATAGGCTGAATGCTTGGATCATCGAAGAAACCATGCAAACCCATCCTATCCAGGCCATAATCCTTGTGCCATGAAATAAAGCAGCCAGTATTGTGCACTTGCTGTAGGACGGCCGCCATATCATTTAATGGAGAATAGTCATTACTCTTTCCTCCGCACTTGAAGTGAAGGGTTCCTTTATCAATAGCTTCCTTAATTTGAGCAGCAAGTATTATTCCTTTTTCCATGCCATATCTGAAGTCTTTTGGGATAGCGAGATCGTACCTTTCCATATGAACACCTCACAATATCAGAATAGTCTAATTATAGCATACACCGAGACAAAAAGAAGGCAAGTGTGCACGATTCCTAAAGTTCTGTACTCCATCCTCAAGCGTGCGTGCCCAACTGCCACGCTCAACTTGAGCATTCCCGTCTTTCACGTAGTAGTCCCATACAATAAACGGCCTGCATGTGTTGTGCGGATACAAACAAAGGACGGTGTCCCCTTCCTTAGCAAGTACATAAGCTGGCTCGCCATTCACTATGATGATTTCAATTGGACTCATATTCCCCTCCTAAAATATTAGCCGGGCAATGCCCGGCTCTTTTGTTACTTATACCCATAGGTTATCTCAGGGTTGACATATGAGATATATCCACACACCTACAACCACTAGGATTGCCAATAACCAGACCAAAATACCCATATTGAACTTCTTGTGTGGAAGAAAATCTCGCACCACCCTGTAGGGAATGGTTTTGTGAAGTCTTCTCCTGTATCCCACCATGCTCGCCGGCAGGATGCCATGGCCAGTGATCATAAAGCCCTTACGTCCAGCACGGATTCTGATGATAGCCTTTGCCCTCATTAAATACTTTTCCTTTCCCATCCATATCTTTCTTCCCATTTATGCCCGCAGAGGCACTCAACTTCCCAGAAGAATGAATCCTTTGGAAGTGCGGCTATTGTATCGTGCCCTTTGCATCTTGGGCATGGAAACTTGGGCAAAAAAGGAGACCGCAGCGCGGCCCCCTTTTCAAATTCTATAATGTCAGGATATTTGTCGAGTATATTCTCCTCGCATGGGAGGCATACATAAAGATGGCGGTCATATACCTCACCACAATCGCCGGTTGCGGGTACTGATCCTGTGAGGGCCACCAAGCCCACGGGGATGTTTCTCTCGCACAGGTAACACCAATGGCTGATTCTTTGCTTCACGTGCCTTCTGTCGAAGATCATCCTTTTCATGCCTCCTATACATTTGTACGCAGGACTTTACCTGCGTCACGAACTGCTGACCTGAGTGACGCCAACCCTTATTGCGAACACCATTCTCGATAAGAGCGTCCATGGCGCTGTCGAGTATTTTTTGTGCGGCATCCTCCGCCTCATCCATCGACACAATGATATAGGATGCTGTGTCGATAAAGCTACCAGTTTCGCTGTTAATGACAGAGTGGAGTACGATTTTCCCACCCGGCAGCATGCCATAGTCGAAGACGAAGAAATAATCCGAATCACCAACCCCGAACTGCAATATCCCATATGGGTTGGTGAGAGTCATACCCATGGTGGCATCTCCTTCGCCTTTTGCCGGCCGCATGTCGTTATTGATGATGCACGTTGGGTCTAGCGCATGGTTGAATTCGTCGAAGGGTATGCCGTCTTTCCATTTGGCAATCTTGGCCATCGGGTAATTATTGCTCATTGTTATACCCTCCATAAGCTCCCATTAGCAGAGAGAAGAAGTTGATATTGTCAGGAATATCCCTCATTACGATTACCAACGCCTCCGCCTTCTCGAACAAACCCCTGGTAGCCAAGAGGTCCTTTTGTGCATGCCCAATAACCTCATTGATTTCCTGCTGCTCGGCAGGTTTTGTATACTTTTCCAGTAGTCCTGTGAGATACTTTATATCCGATTCCTTGTCGAATATGTTTCTCTCGCAGTCCCTACTATAGCTTTCCGCTATAACTCTCATGTTACTAAACATGCCCTTGAACTTGTCGGGCTGTTCTGAGAACATGAATGCACTGGAGTGATACTGAGACATCACACCAGTGAATACCTGTGGATTGTAATTCTGTGGCATTTGATCCCCTCCCTAAATTTTATTTCTTATACAAAAGGCTTTGCCCGGGTACCTACACCCGGGCAAAGTTGTCAGCCATTATCACACCCATAGGTGTTGATATATCCAATGGCTTCCATAAGCCACCCTTCATCGCGACTGCTGTCCAGATATGGCCTAATAATATCAGCGATCAAGATCCTCATCTGATCCTCATTAATGTCCCGGTGTGTCTCATCCCACTCGTGCTGTTGCCAAGGCAAGCCGGCTGCATACATCAGAAACATGCCATTATCAGCACTATCCGTACAGGCACACTCCAGTGGGATACGGCCTTCTTCGCGCCCCTTATCACTAAGCACTTCAATGAACTCTTGTAAGTCCACATCAACATCAATACATGCGGCCTGCCATGTATCAGAAACTGTTATGCCAGTGTCTTCTTCGATCTTGGCATAATTCGGGATATAGACCAATCCGTCCCGGCAAAGCGCCACAGCCTTCGTAATGTCGATGATTGGTTTGTCGAAAATTTGGTTTTCCAACTGGATCCCGAAGCCTTGGACAGCCCAATGTCTAGTTCCCATTGTTTCTCCTCCTCAACCGCACCCGTAGGTGTTAATGAAATCTATTTCATCCTCTAGCCATTCCCTAGTACGCCCTTCAGCAAGATAGGGCTCCAGAAGATCAGCTAAAACCTGACGTACAGAATTCTCCGTGAGTACCAAGTCCTTAAGTTTAAATTCCCACGGATATGCCGGCCAGTAAAGCATGAATTCGCCATTACATGCATTGCCTGTAGTGGACCAATCGAAATTATATCCCTCAGGCGCCTTGTCGCTTAGGAAAGCAATTATATCCGCCCACTCAGGGGCTTTGATATCAACCCCGGGAAATTCACTGGCGATCTTCGCCAGATCTATCACCGGGCCGCCGGGTATGTCTACGTGATATACCCCTTCGCTACTTCTGCGCATCTCGCGTGTTGGCCTGGGTTCCATATTGATACCCAAACCCATTATTGGCCAATAATCTGTACTCATCTTATCCTCCTTGAGTTTTATTACTTATACCAAATTTATGGCAAAAAAAGGGAGGTAGGCAGGACAAGCTCAGGGGCACTGCGCCCGTGGCCTATCCTGTCCCGCCTCCAATTGGCCGGATGGGTAAGTGTAGCCCGATCATAACGGACACCGCCACCCAGACTTCTTACGCCAGCAAAGCCCCGGGGAGTGCCGCGACCCGCTATTGCGGATGGGACTCTCCGTAGGCGGCTGGCAAATAATAATAGCACCGGAACCCACCTCAACCTCCGGCACTAACGACAGGTATGGATGCACAGAGATTCTTAACTCCCGAGTGACGCCAATCCCCTTAAATGCGCCACATGCACCCTACATATACTGACTCCATACAAACATCCACCTCAGAGTTGGGTAACAATAAGATTGGTCTTTCGCATATGGTTTTGAGCACGCATACGCAATGCTCATCTTCGTTCAAGCAACAGGGACGCTGCAAATGCTCGAGCGCAGCCTTCAGAGATTTTACCTTACCCACCTTCTACCGCCGTTTCTTTGTCATACATATCTTAGAGGGAGGCCGGATATGCGAGCGCTCACAATACCACTCCGCTCCAGATTGTTTGGTCCTCGACTGCACTACCACCCGGATATCACAGGTGTCATACAATTACATAAGAAACTTTTTCGACTCCACGGCTCAGCGCAATAAATACTGCTACTCTGTAACTTTAGCTGCTTCCTTGGCTGCCTTTCCAGCCTTGATAGCGTCAATGGTATTCTCTACCATCTCGCCTACGAACCCGCCGGCCACCATGCCGCCTGCGACAACAATGCCGCTGTTGAACGAAGTGCCGATAAGAGAAGTGCTGCTGGTGTCTTCATGGGATGGATTAAGGGCGTCAACGCCCACGAGAGTCAGTCCGATTGCGCCGCCGATGACAGCACCGATTTTTGCACCTTTTTTCATTTTGATTTCCCCTTTTCTTATTTAATATAGAATCCCTGATTGCGCCTGTATCAGGGTAATCCCCAAATAGAACTACCTCCATATCCGCAAACCACACTTTACCAGTGATTTAAGTATGAAGTTAGCAATAAAAACGAGTATCTTAATGATACTCACCTCCATATTTTATTTCTTATACCAAAGGATGGATAAAGTGTAAAAAGAAACCCGGCTTATCGCCGGGTTCTTACGTTGTATTTCATTTGAGCTGTCATGCGCTCCTCACGTTCTCGGCGACCCATCTCACAATCGTACTCCTCTTGGAGCCTGGTGAGGTGGGCATTTACCCTAAACTTATTGATAATCCTAAATACAGGATATCCGAAAATCACAATAAATAACAAGACCCATCCAAACCAATCCATCTCCATACCTCCATGTGTTTTATATCTTATACCCAATATATGGAAATATAGAAGGAATAAGGTGCGCCTTGCAGCGCACCTTGTGATTATAGATCCTCCGGAAGCTTAACGCCACACTCATCGCAGATCTTCCTCAGATCGAGCGGCCAGCCATTCGTCTCCATGTCATTGTACAGGCTAAGGTCCATCTCGCCCACAGATACCACCATAAGATACATGCAGGATATGATTACATCAGCAATAGTACTATTATATAGCCTTCCTTTAGATTTAAAGTAGTCGCAAACCTTATAGCAACTATATACTGCGTCAGCCTTGCGAGTTCCTTGTATTGCGCGATTAGACATAGACCGAAATAATTTACTTATCCACTTTGCGGTGAATCCTTTGGTCCATAACCACGCCCATACCCTAAACGAAATATTCTTTTCGACAAGCATCATGCACTTTAACATGATTTGGATTTTTTGCATATCAGACATGCTGACTTCGTCGATTCGCTTAATAGGCATTAAGGATGTGCAGCCCATCTTGCAAAGGCGATCAAAATGGTGTACACCACCGGACTCCATAACCCACAATACCTTACCATGGTCATATACATCGTCCATTAAGTGGGCCGGAGACAAGAGCTGCGCTATCCTTGGGTCAACATAGCCGTGATACCAGCCTGAAGTGCATAGCCTCCCATCCTCTCGTGGGTATATGATATACCGTGTAATACCAGCTTCCCATTGAGTGTAATTTTTGGTCTGATTCTTCGGGTTGGTGTATTTGTATACCTTCATTACTCAGCCTCCTTGTAGTTCAGCACCTTGAAGCCGCACTGGTCCATGAACGCGAACAGATCAAACTTATTAAGCTCATGGCATGGATCAGTAAGGAGGTCATTGATGCCCTCACCCAGATAATCTATTATGGCACTTGGGTTAAAGCTATCGACTTTAATAATGCGGTGAGCGGTCCTGGAAATGCATTCCTCATACATCTTATTGGAATACTTGTCAAGATCTACAAATAAATCATCATCATCTTGTGTGAGCTGTTTCTCTTCCCTAGCATCATATTCATCAAGCCACTTAACACATCCTCGGTAAAAATCCTCTTTATAACACACCCGATCCTTGCTGCAGGCAAGGACATATAGCCTGACCAACATCAGCCACGCCGACGTAAGATCTACTTCCGGCCACGGTATCTCTTTGGTAAGGGTCAGTTCTGTGCAGCCCATCTTATCCTTCTCTATAGAATGCCTAATAGCCCCCTCTGCCTCCGCCTCGAATAGCAGTACATTATTCCAACCGCAATGCAGTGCTCTATGGAAGAGCGCTACCTGGCGCAGGTCATGATAGCAATGGAACCAGTGGCAGTTGCATAAGCATGCTTCAGAGTCTATCAGAGCCCTATTGATACTATTCTTCTTACCGACTTCCCATTCCGTGGCGCCATTGGTCATCATGCTCGCCATTGTCACTTTGAATACCTTCATTGTAATTCTCCTCCCATAATAATACATTTCTGTATTTTATTACTTATACATATAGCCAAAAAAGAGGTGGGCTTAAGCCCATCTCTTAAATGTAATTAGGTACTTGTCAGCATCCGACAGCTCCAGCCGGGTAACTGAGGCGACATTGCGGCTCATGAATCGCAGTTGGCTTTCGATGTTCTTCTTGCTATCGTCCGGGAATGTGCTTATGTCAACGATATGATCTGAGCATTCAGCACCAGCCCGGCTTATTTCAAGCTGTAAGGCGCAGAGACTCGCGGCTATCCCGATACTCATGTCGTCACCAGATATCTCGTGCCCTCGATGAGGGTTATAAAGATAGTTGGCCCGAACCATGGTATCAACGATACGATCCCTGAATGGTACTGTTCAGGAACATCAGCCAAGTCTATCTCAACCTGACCTGTGCCGTCGTGCATGCACTCAGAAATCTGAAGATGAATTGGGAGTAGGTACCTGGACATCGGCGAAGAAGACGGCGTTTCAACTGTCATAATAGATCCCCCTTGAATGTTTTATCGCTTATACCCAATATTTAGGCGAAAAAAAAAAGGGGGCCGAAGCCCCTATAGTCTGCATTCCCCAATGTAACGCAGCACAGTTATTGCTGCATCGTACTGGGATTGAAAGCTTTGGTGCTTGTCGAGATTCTGCGCCCCGACATCTGCTGCAATTAAATGCAGAAGGTCCCACACCAGATCTGACCCGTATTTCTGTACGAGCCCGCGTATGGCAGTTACGGAGTCAAGCGCTTGGCCAAACCCAAGCCCATAGTCATGCTCGCCGATGAGGATGAGGATTTGCCTAAGCTCCTCTTCGTCGAGGAGATCACCAACCATGGGGCGCAGAATCCTTTCTGCAATCTCAACGCTTGGCTTGGCATGATTATAGAAATGGTCCACGCCATCCCTTGTGAACTTCACGACGGGCTTACCAATGTCGTGAAGGAGGGCGGCCACTCTCACATCGCCAGTGTAGCCAGCGCTATTCAAGTAGGCGCGATTCATATGCTCGCCTACATTGAACAGGTGAAAGGCATTGTTCTGCTCACAATTGATGCAAGTCTTGTATTCCTCGCTGGCCCGGATAGCTTTGACGATTTTGGAAATCTTCATAGCAATGTCCCCTTTGAATGTTTTATGGCTTATACGCCATATTTGAGTGGTTTGAAATGCCTGCACCGCCCCCAACACCCCCTCATTACAGCGTCAGAGATGTGAGCGACAAAGAGCGGATGCATAGTATGCGTGCCCGGCTCTGCTGGCGGGGCGTGCATCGACGTAAGGAGTGCACGGTGGCGCCGCCAGCATGGATAACGCCTCTGGCGACTCTGGCGATGTGAGTATGCATACAATGTATAATTATACAAAAAAATTCCTTGTTGGCACGGTACCCCCCTCTCTTGGCAGAGAAGTGCCCTCTCTTGGCAGAGAAGTGCCCTCTCTTGGCAGACTCTTGGCAGACAAATTGGTAAAAAAAGGAAATTTTTCTTATAAATGTATAAAGCTAAAACGTGCCAGAATGGCTCTATTACTTATATATATATAATAATATAATATATATATATACAGTAGTATACAGATGGCTGCCAAGAGAGGAGAGGGAAAACATATAAGGAGATAATTTTTATTTTTTCTTTAAAAGAAATTGCTCTTTTCAAAAAAAAAATATTTATACCCCCGGGTACCTTTTCTGAGAATTTCGTGCCTCTTGGCAGAGAAATGCCCTCAAACCCGCATGAATCCTCACTTTACCAGTTTTTGCCTGTGCCAAGAGAGGGGGGTATCGTGCCAAGAGACCATGTTTTTCTGCCAACAGTTGGCACAAAGTGCCCCCTTGTTGGCACGCGAAGCGTCCGATTTCCACTTCCGTGCTGTAATGGAGGAGCTCTGGGCTCTGAAATTATGCCCTGGATGTCATCGCCGGCCGCCTTGCGGGCAGATTTTGCAGACCAATGTGGTAGCAAAACGGAGCATGAGCGAGAAAAACCCTCGTATGTAACACTTGGTGAAAGAAGGATTGATGCCAAGGCTGAATATGGGGAGTGGAAAAGTGGATAGGGTTGTGAGCATATGGCTGTTGACATATGGCTTGAAAATGCAAACGATTTTGTTTGCATTGGAGGAAAGCAAAGGATTTTGTTTGCATTCGGTTGACAAAACAGAGGGAATAGGAGGATTGGTTGACAAATGGGGTGAGGAATGACTTTGACGACTCTGACGTTGCGCCCGGGGATGGATGTGTTTTATAATGATGGGGAGATTGGTAAGGCAACCTGGACCTGTTGATACTGCTTTGCCGTCATAGTGTTACTGTGTTATAATAAGCCGAATTACAGCGCTCACGCAGAAAGGAGTCGCATCATGGAAAAAACAGGAACGATATACTGTGGTATGAACATATACATCAATCCTTTAACGGGTGAACAGTTCCAGAAGACTGCAGGCGAGAAGTTTGAACGCATGGACTCACGCCAATTGAAAGTCGAACAGCGCTTCATAAAGAAGCATGCGAAAGATATGGCTAACAAGATAGGGGAGGTTGCACTCAATGGATAAGTTTGCTGCAAGTTTGGCTGAAGGTTTCATTCCAGAAAGAACCATGCAAATGAACCTCGATCCTCAGTACGATCAGATTCGCAAAACTGCCGGCATGGTGCTCCATGGCAAGAAATCTGATGACATCAAGAAGTTCGTTTTGAATTATATACGCCCTGACCTGAAGGCCGCTGGTGTTGAGGGCGAATTGAGCTGCTCTATAGAGTCCTCGGATGTTGGAAAAAATGACAATAGCGATATACTGGAAGGAACTGGAAAGGTAAACATTAAGAAGGATGGGGCCACAATTTCCATTCCTTTCGTCGTTTCTAGCGGAGAAGTTTCCATTGATGTGATTCAAGTTGCCGATAAAACGATACCTTACGACAGAGAGAACTTAGGAAAAATATTTGAGGCACTTGGCCATGCTGGAAAAGAAAAAGCAGCGTTCGATGGCACATCCGGCTTTATCGGAACAGAGAAGCCCATTGCCATGAGCACTGACCCAGGCTTCCTTGCTGATGTCATGCAGATTCGTGACAAGCATGTCAGCAAGAACATTGTTGATGGAAATCATTATGTCTATGCCTTCGAGCATCTTGACACTGCTCTCGAAAAGACTGCGGGTATCGCCGAACTGACGAAGGCATCGTTGGCGACGATAGAGCAGCTTGCTGTAGCAGCATTTGAAAATGAAGTCGAAGAGCAGATCAAGAAAGCATGCGCGGGCACGGAAGACATGGATAAACTGGCAGAAGATGTCAGGATGTTCCTTGAGGACGCAGCCGGCCTGTCCTGGAAGCTTGCATCGCAGATTGCTGATGGCCAGCACATTGTCTTCCCTGAGAAGAATGGAAAAGAAATTTCAATGACTCACGCTGTAGTGTTCAAAAATGCATTGCTTATGCGTGAACCATACGATATGGCGCAATCATTAAGCGACAGCGCTTCTCCGTATGAACATGATCGCAACAACCTGCAGAAGATGGAGTATGACAATAAGAAAAACTCCATTATCATTATCACGAACGACAACAGATTTGTTGTTCTTCAAAACAACGAACCATTCTGGGCTATTGAGTCGGATGAGTCGTGGACATTCAAAACAACAACCCCATGGGCTATGCAGCCGAGCAGCATTTACTGCGGCATATTCGGTAACTCCATCACGTTCCCTTTCCAGGTTCGTTATGTTGAAAATGCAACCAAGCGGGATGTCAACGCTCCAATGCCTGATGGCATCATTGAGTCCACAATGGCTCAGGTCGACAACATCCCGAAGATCCTCAGGGCTCGCTGTTCTGAATGGCCTTCGGAGAATCACAGCTTCAACCTGATGGGCATCCCTGGCACAAGATTTAAGGCGTTGACAGCGCAAGCAGCGCAAGATGCGTGGAAGGGCCTAATGAAGGATATCTCTCCTGAGTGGGCGATGAGAATCATGGCCACCACCAGTTATGGCGATGTCTGGGCTACCGACCCTGAACTCACCCGTCTCATTCCCATCAAAGGATTCATCGGAGATTATCTGCGCAATGCAAAGCAAGTCGAGTTCACCGCCGGTGATACCCTGTTTAAGGAAGCCGGCAGCCAGATGGTCAAGCTCACGTGCTATGACAAGATGCGTGGCATCTTTGATGTTTATGTGCAATACAAAAACGACGTCAACAAGATCTTCAAGACCACCATCAAAACCTTCAACAAAGTTGACCGCTATACCGTTATGGGCATCCTTCGCACCATCGGGTTTGCTCCTTCCGAAGTGGTTGAGTTGGTTGAGAAGGCCAGCATCAACAACACAGCCTCCGCCGATATGCCAAAGGATGCAACCCCTGAGAACATCGAAGGCGGCGACACTCAGACAAAGGCAAGAGCTCTTGTGAAGAAGCTCGTCGGCAAGGCTTTGACAGCAGACAACGTCAGCAATATGGGCGCATCCATCGCCGGGGCCCAGCTCGCAGACATCGCAGAAGACAATGACAATCTCAAGCACATCCTCACATCCGTGCATGAGTGGACAAAGAAGTCAGAGTTGTGTGCATGTGAATTCGAGAAGCTTGCCATCGAGACACAGTCGGACCAGGCACTCAACGTGGCCAAAGTATTGGTCTCAGCATACTACACCGGCACAGCAATCGGTGATGCCTGCAATGGCAAGGTCATGAATCATTTCAAGGAAGCGATGGAGTCCGTTCGCGCTGCTCAACCCGAGATCGAGAAGCTTGCCTACGAACTTATTGCTATGAAGATAGACGGATTCAAGGCTGGCACACAGATCATTTCTCCGAATCTCATTACAGCAGCCATCGGATGCATGGACAGGTTGGTCAAGGTGGCCAACTCTGGCGGCACGGCACACTCAGAAGTGATTTGTGAGGAGTGTGGTAAGAAGGCCGAGGCCGGGCAGCAGCTCATCCAGGGTAAATGCCCCGCATGCTACCAGGAAGAGCAGCAGAAAAGCAATGACGGCAGCGCTACGGTGATCCAGGATGACAAAGACAGAGTAACCCCAGTATCATCATCAATGCAGTAGGAGTGAAGACATGGAGAAAATAGCGGAAGAATCAAATGCTCGCGCAATGAAGGGCGCCAACTCGGAAAGATTGTATACCGCACTGCGCCTGGCTGAGCTGAAAGAAGTGGAGCAATATAAAAAGGATAACAAGAAATCTATCCTTACCGGCGTAGCGGCCGGCATTGCTCCCCCTGTGATCGGTGCTTTGATTGGCTCTCGTATTGGGAGCAAAGAATACAGAGGCGCCAGGGCTATTGCTGGCGGAATTGCGGGCGGCGTCCTTTCTCCATTTACTGGCACGGGCGCCTATGTCTTAGATGCGTGGCGAAGGGCAAACAAAAGAACCTTCAACCACCCGGCGCTGGTGAGAGAAATGCTTGAGGAGAAGAATGCCTCCGAGGATCGCATCGATATGTATAAAGACCAAATCATGGAAAAAGTAGCAACATCCGCATGGCGCTCTCGCGTTCACCATATGTTCAACGCCGGGGATATTCATGGTGCTGCAGATATGCTCGGCAGGATAAAAGCATCTCCATACAAGAGCCTTGTAGCTGATTCTTTTCGTAAGGGCGCTACAAACGATGCCTATCTGTTACTCAAGCAGAATGGCAAAGATGGATTGATGAAGGGTATTGCTAATCTCCAAGAATCATTAAAGATGCGTCAACGAGCTGGAGAGGCTCTAATCACAAGCTCGCCAAAGACTGGATTTGTTCACTATGAATTGGAGTCTGCAAGAAGGTCGCTGAACAACAATAAGCAGCGGTTGGCTGATAAGACTCAGAGGTACGGCGCAACACCTAGCCCAAAGAATCAGGAATATCTGAATGATCTAAGGCAGCGTATCCGGAGGGATGAAACTGACCTGCATCGCGCCAAAACAAACGCCCGTGTTTATCTCAATGGAGCCAAGGGTAATAAGTAAATCCGCTTGACAAGCCCTAGCAATTGCTAGGGCTTTTTCTTTACTGTATAATGAATGGCGTGAGGTGCGAGAGATGTTAAAACGGGCTGCATTGAATAAAGATGTAAAGTTAAGACCACACCAACAGCGCATCGTTGATGCTGAAGGTGATGGCATCGTTATAGCACACGCACCCGGCAGCGGGAAGACACTCAGCAGCATAGCTCGATTCGAGAAGCAGAAAGCCAATGGTAAGGCCAAGAAAGCCCTCGTTGTTGTGCCTGCAGGTCTCCGAGACAACTTTGGTGTTTCTGGTGTTGGTAAATTCACAAATAGCTCTTATCAAATCATAGGCAACAAGCAGGAGATCTCTAGTGGATCCGCATACGGCAATCCAGATCCCAACAAAGATTACAACATCATCTCCTATGAGATGTTCAGGAGCAATCCTGATTATTATATAAAGGCTACGGGTGCAGACACCCTCATTTCAGATGAAGCCCATCGCGGAAAGAATGAGGACACTGCGACCCTGAAGAGCATTCGTAAATCACGCCCGAAATTCAAAAACTACACAGGCCTCACCGGAAGCGTGATCTCGAACAAGATATCCGATGTCTATCCTTTAATTGATGTGGCATCGGGCGGGAATAATCAACTCGGCGTAAAGAACAAGGACGAGTTTGAGTCGAGGTATCTAGCCCGCAGCAATGAAAAGGCGTATCGAGGAATGCCGCCGGCAAGGATTCCAGTAGTTGGATTCAAGCATAGGGGCCAACTGAAGAGTGAACTCGGAAAATATATCGATTACATGGATGAGGATGACATATCTGATGTGGCTGATATGCCTCGTAAGAAGGTCAATGTCAAAAAGGTCCCCATGACAAAGGAGCAGGCCAAGCTCTACAAGGGAATACTGAATGACAACCCGAAGGTACGGCAGATGATCGTCAGAAAGCGCCTGGAGACACTCAAAGATGATGAGCTATCGAAGCTCTATTCGTCAATGATAGAGTCCAGGAAACTAGTCAATAGCGTGGGCTCCGTGACCCCGGGTATGTCTTTAAGGGAAAGCCTAAAGAGAACGCCGAAGACATCTCAGATGCTGGATGATCTGTCTGATCATTTGAGCAAAACCAAAGATGGCCAGGCTATCGTGATGAGTCATCTCATCAATGGTGGAATTGATATTGCAGAGCAAGGCCTCAAGGACCGCAAGATATCATATGGTAAGTTCATTGGTAAGGGCAACGAGGGTGTATCAGAGGAGTCCAGGCAAAAGGCTGTTCAGGATTTTAACAAGAGGAAGAATCGCGTGATGCTTCTCTCTTCTGCCGGCGGAGAAGGCGTTTCCCTGAATGATACAACATGGGAAGGTGTCCTGGACCCACATTATAATCCTGAGAAGATGAAACAGATGGAGGCTCGGGGCATCCGGAGTGGCGGATTGAGCCATAGGCCACGTGAAAATCGTGAAGTCGAGGTCAATAGATACATGTCCACGATGCCTCGGCGCTTATTCGGCATGCTGCCACCCAAGTATAAAAGCCCGGATGAGGTCATATACGACATCGCCAATCGCAAAGAGCAGCAGAACAAGATTTTACAAAACCTTATGAAGGAGAATCACAAGAAGATGGAAAAGATATCGATGGAGAAGATCGCCACATCCGCCTGGAAGAGTCGTGTTCGTAATATGATTCATGCCGGTGACCTTAAGGGTGCGTCAAATATACTTGGAAGATTTCGTGCTGGTGCAATCAACTCGGAAGTCCCAGACTTTATGAGCACGGTTGGGCATGGATCCAGCGCAGATATGATAGAGGGCGAGATGAGGTCCAACTGGAAGAACCTCATTCACACCAAAGAGCCGCGGTACAAATCTACACAGCCACTTACTTCTGATGGCTCATATCCGGAAAGTGCACATGCAATGCATAAGCTTCTTAATGATGGCAGCATAAATCTGGTGAGGTCAACACTTGGGCCCGATGACTTTACCAGAAAAATGATGAGATCAAAAAGAATGAGAAATGAGTTAATGAGGGCGCGTAAGACATATGATGATGCAGGCGTTCTTGCTGCTACAAGTCGTAAAGGAGATCTGGGCAGAAAGACCAAGCAGAAATTGGACGACTCTATGGATGAACTGGTAAACGCCAAAGTAAATGCTCGGCACATGATTCATATAAATAAGAACACAAAGTAGGTGCCGTAATGGAAAAGATATCGATGGAAAAGATTGCCGCCGCTTTTGGGATAATAACTTTCCCAAAGGCGGAGTATAACTCATTAACGAATAGGCTTGCCCAGGGCAAGCCTATAATGACAACTAGGGTGAGTTTAGAAAAAGATAAATACAAAGTAGGAAAGGTATATAGATCAGACCTTGGGGTAAAATTAAAAGTTGTAAGTGTGAAGTCTTACAACTCTATTAATGAACATCCCTATTTAGGTGAGTTGACATCAACTCAAAAGAATGCAATCTCTAAATATGGACCGTATGATTTTATCGTACTTAGAAAAGTCTCTGAAGCAATGAATAAAGATGCTATGGAGAAGATAGCCCTTCCGAAATGGAAAAGCATATATGGGGAGCTCTCTCAGTTTGCAAAGAACAAGCTCTTAATGAGCGGCATTCATAACCCTGAAAAGGAAATGTTTGGCATACAAAAAGGAACTAGGCAACTTGTTAAGTCTCAGGGCGGGATTATTGATAGATCAAAAACTGGTCATAAGATAATCCATGAGATTATGACCAGAGGAAAACAAATGGGAGATAGCTCAGAAGAGATTGATGCTTTAAAAAATATAGTGAGTCTCAAGCATGATCGTGGGCGTGGGTTCATGACAATTCCTATGGTTAAAGGCGTACCAAATGTTACTGATTCAAAATCAATTGTTGGGCAAGGTAGTTATAAAAGACACTTAAGTCCAGAACCAGCAGAATTTTTAAAAAAACAGAATAGACTGTCTGGAGATGATTTATTTCAATTTGTACACGACGCTATGAAAAAGGGTACAAAATCTGAGCGCAATTATTTAGATGCATTGGCAAATCGGCACGAGGCTGACGAATTGAGATACTTCAATAAAAATACCAAACTAGGTAAGCACACAAAGATGACAGAAAAAGGTGAGTGGCCTAGAACAAGTATCCTGGGCCACCACATATCCCCCAACGTATTACATCAAGAATCCACACACATAGCTCTTGCTCCACCGAATGTTGGAAATGTGTTACTAACCATGCGTGGTAGTCCAGATTACGGAGATGAGGGAGTATGGTTAAAAAAGCATGGTTTGGAATATGGAAAAAGCACAAGGTTCAATAAAAAACTTGCAAAGAAACTCGATGACGATTTGATACGCACTAGTATTGAATATGAGGCGCGCTCCAAACGTCTTGCTGAATATAAAGCACGCTCAGCTAAATGGGAAGCAGAGGATGCAATTGATCAAGCTAATTATGACGCTAAACTCAAGAATACCAATGACTTTAATGATAGAAGAAAAGTAATGGATGAATATTATGAATCTAAACGTCAAAAACGCATGGACAGATATAAATAAAACAAGAGTAGGTGAATGTGATGGAAAAGATATCGATGGAGAAGATTGCCCTGAACGCTCAGAAAGCCCGGGAGATGGCAAGCGCCGCCGGGCTTCTTCCTTATGGTAAGTGGAAGATAGCATTGAAGGCTATGAGGAATGGTCGGGGCGATCTCCTTCAAGGCCGTGCGCTCGCTGAGACTAAGCAAAAGCTGGGTAAGTTACCGAATAATGTAAGGCAAAGGATACTGAGCATAAATGATCGATATAATCCAGGTAAAGAAATTCTGGTTGCCATGGATAAGCAGTGGGATAGCAATAAATACGAGAGACCATACTTCACTCTTGGTGGTCATGATATCTCAACCAGGGCCGGTCTTTCTAAACTTATTGCCCATACTCACCCACAAGAGTCGTTAACGAAGACATTAAGATCAAAGATGACGGTGAATAGAGTAAAGGAGCTTTACTTACCAAGGCGTCAGAGAATTATCGATACTATGGATTTGAATGATCCTAAGGTTGCTGCTCGGCTCCGTAATTTGGATTCTATCTGGGATAGTACAAAAAATCTTGAGAAAATGCTTAAAGAGCCGCAGTCAGGAATGAGTAGCACAGATCTTTCATCTGCAGTAGAGGATATTCGCCAGCTTGGAACGAGTCATGATCGTTCAAGTATTATAGGCCATGGCGACCAAACCGAAGGTATCCACACCGTTATGCCTGACGGCCGTGCAAAGTCCATCTACTTCAAGTATAATAAGTAGTATGGGGGTGGGCTTGTGGCAATCTATGTCGATGGAATGAATATCAATGGTATCATTGAGCTCGGTCAGCAAAAAGAATACGGTATAAAGAAGGTATATGCATCACTACAGGATACCCAGTTGTCTCGTGCAACTATGGAATCTTTGCTTTTTCGCATACTCTTTCAGCTACCTGATGAAACCACACTTATGTCTCCCGAGCTTATCTTTACTGATGGTGAAGCTGAATACACTATAGAGGAAATCCTCACCCTGAAGCATGGCTATGGTTCAGCTCAGCTCATCGCTTCGCTTGGAGCTGATATAGTCTGGAGAGATCACATTTTTCCAACCCTTGTCAAACCCTCAATCGATGAAGGCGATACTCCACCGGATGCCGTACCGAGCTGGATAACTCAGCTCAACGCATCAAAAAGAGATGCAGATATAGCGTCGGCAGCCGCAATTGAAGCTGCAGCAAGTATAGCGCTTGGCATAGAAGAAGGATTATTCACTGGGCCTACTGGACCTACCGGCGTTGGTATCACTGGTATGATAGGCCCTACCGGAGCGGATAGCATTGTGCCTGGTTCAACAGGTCCCACCGGACCGACAGGCATTGGAATCACCGGCATGACCGGCCCTACAGGTGTTGGTATTACTGGTGTTACTGGCATAACAGGAATCACTGGATCTACTGGTCCAATTGGCCTAGCAGGAATTACTGGTATAACAGGCGCAACTGGCCCTACAGGTATCGGTATTATAGGTGTTAAGGGAATTACAGGCGCAACGGGTGTAACTGGGATAACAGGCATAACCGGCCATACTGGTTCGGTTGGAGTTACTGGAATCTCCGGAGTAACTGGCATGACTGGCCCTACAGGTATAAGCGGTGCTATTGGAATCTCTGGAGCAACAGGTCAAGCTGGACCTATTGGACAAACAGGCGCCGGAGTAACTGGCGCTACTGGTGCTGTAGGCTCCACAGGCCCCGCAGGAACGACGGGAGTAACAGGTGCCACTGGAATAGGTGTAACCGGCGCGAGTGGTCCTGCTGGACAGACAGGCGCCGTTGGACCTACTGGAGCGAGTGGACAGACAGGCATCGGTGTAACCGGAGCTACTGGAGTGGGTATAACGGGTGCCACAGGACCTATTGGAGTTACTGGAGCTACTGGAGTCGGAGTCACTGGTGCAACTGGGCAAACCGGACCTACAGGTATATCGGGCGTCAAGGGAATCACTGGTGCGACAGGAGCTACTGGTGGTACTGGCGCTGCAGGCGCTATGGGAATAAGTGGACCTACCGGAATTGGTGTAACGGGTGCAGTAGGTGTCACTGGCGCAACTGGTCCTATAGGAATAACTGGTCCTCAGGGTATAACTGGCCCCACCGGGGCTGGGGTCACTGGCATAACCGGCGCGAGCGGTATTGGTAGCACTGGACCTCAAGGTGTAACCGGCGCAACTGGCGTTGGCATCACAGGCCAAACAGGTCCAACCGGCATTAGTGGTCCTCCAGGTCCTACAGGTATTGGTGTAACAGGCGTAACAGGTGCTACTGGCCCTACTGGTGGCACTGGCGCAGTAGGCGGAAATGGAACGCAAGGCATAACGGGTGCAACAGGCCCTACTGGTGGCACTGGCGCAGTAGGCGGAAATGGAACACAAGGCATAACGGGTGCAACAGGCCCTACTGGTGGCACTGGTGGCACCGGTGCTGCAGGCGGTAACGGAGTACAAGGGGTCACTGGTGTGACGGGTGCTACCGGTACGGGAATTGCTGGTATGACAGGAGTAACTGGCGTTGGAATAACGGGCGCAACAGGTGCTACTGGACCTACAGGTGCTCCCGGTGCAACCGGAGGAACTGGTGCTCCTGGTGCAGCAGGTGGTGGGTCAAGCATCGTCTCAGCGGCCATTACATCCAATACAGTCATTTCAAACCAAACATTAGTTTTATGTAACGCTACGAATGGACCATTCTCTGTGACTCTTCCTTCAGGTAGTACGGCAACAACCCCTATCTATATCAAGAAAACAGATTCCAGTAAAAATGTCGTTACTGTTGTTGGTACTATAGACGGAGGTGCTAATTATCTGTTAGAATTGAAAGGTGAATTTGTCGAAGTAGCTCCGGATGGAACAAACTGGCAAGTAGTCGCTGAATGAGGTGAAATAAATGTCTGATAAATTCGTAAAGGCGAGAGATGCTCAGGGAAATCCAATTGAGGTAGCGAGCGAAAATGGACTCGGCGTAGTAGCCAACATTCTCTATCTGCTTCGTAGGATTGTAAAGTTGCTTGAGTCAAACGCTGTAACAGATTCGCAACAGCGCCAAAAGGTTGTTGTTGAAGGTACAGTAGCTGCATCATTAGCTGCCTCAAGCGGTACATCTGTAATCTCCGGTACAGTTACGGCTAACATAGCCGGTTCGGCAGGAGTCGGCTCTCTTGTTGCGAATACGGCTGCAGGCAGTCCTTATGCCTCATCAAGTCAAACAGCCCAACTGGTTATGGAAGGTCCTGTTTCTCAAGAGTGGCGTATAATTGATGCCGCAAGAACTTCATTCGCAGTTGGAATAAGAACAAAGTTAACATAAGGTGGTGTGACATATGCCTTTGACAAATAGTTTGAAAACAAAACTTGATCTTCCTGTATTTGAATGGTTGAGGTTTGCCCCCACTGCTACGGCAGCGACGTCGGCGATGTGTTTTGGTGATACATTAACTGAGCGGTACATGTATTATGTAACAGGAGTAAACTTCTATCGATATGATACAATCTCGGATTCATGGCAGACGCTTGCAAGTATCCCAACATGCGTCACTACTGTAGCGCTGAAGTATACTTCTTTCGGAGGATATCGCGGAAATATCCTCAGCGCCGGAGCGGCCAATGCTGTTATTCCTGGATTAAAGGGTACTCCATTGGTCGGATATAAAATCAGAATTATGAGCGGAACCGGCCAGGGTCAAGAAAGAACAATAAATGCATGTGCTGACGCGAAAGTTTACGATCACGGCATTGCCTCATCTATCGGTGCTGGCGTATCCATTGTCGATAACTTGAAAAAGTGGCTGCCAAATCAGTGGGTAGGTTATCAGGTGCGTGTCGTTCTCGGTACAGGCTTCACACAAGTCAGAAAAGTTCTGTATAATGATGCGACAACCCTTTATTTCCAGGATCCAAACTATCAGCAGCTTGAGCCATTCAATAACACATGGTTTGCTACAGCGCCTGCTGCAGGTTCTCATTATTACATTGAAGCATCCACAATTACTGTTGATTCTTCATGGACCGTACAGCCAGATGTGACTTCCAGCTTCTGCATTTTAAGCGGCGGCGTATGGGCGATAACAGCTACTGCAGTAGCTCCTTTCGCGGCTTATTATTATTACGATATTTTGACTGATACATGGAATAATAAGACAAGCCCGGGTGGGCATTTATATGCGGCGTTGGCAACGGATTGGTCTCTCGAAAGAACCGGCGAAGTCGGAGGATATTACGAAGCTGACACGACAGCGTCTTCCGGAGCCGCCAGGAGTATTACCTGCTCTGGTAAAACATATACGGCAGATATTTACTCAAATTACCAAATCAGGATCATATCAGGTACTGGAGTTGGACAACGCCGCAGAATCATTGGAAATACTGCAGATACATTCTATGTAGATCGTCCATGGGATACAAATCCAGATAGTACATCCCATTTTGCTGTTCTTGGGAATGTGGACAATATGTATCTGGTTGGCAACGGCGGCGGAACAATGTATAAATATTCCGTTGAGATTGATTACTGGGCTACGGGTGAATGCTCAGACTTCGGAACAGCGGGAAATATGTCTTGCAAGTTTGCAGGGCAAGAAATGTTCACATTGACTTCTGCAACAAAGAACGCAGCCGGTATCCTAACTGTTGCAGTCAATGCTCCAGGCACAAACTATGTAGTCGGTGACATATTGACACTGTCTACTACTGGTACAGGTGCCAAAGTCAGGGTTGCAGCGGTTACCACATCAGGAGCAGTTAGCGCAGTAACCCTATATGCATCAGGAACTGGCTACACTTCGGTTACATCATCTGCGACAACAGGTGGTGCTGGTTCGGGTTGTACCATTACGACTACAGTCGGAGCGGTGGCTAGGGTTGTTACGGTACAGAATCACAATCTCTGCGTTGGTGACTCAGTTACTATTGCTGGCGTGGCAGATTCCTACTACAACGGAGCATTCACTATAATCGGCGTGGATGGCATAGCAGGTTTTGATATTGCCATCAGTGCATCGGCAGCGGCGTCAGCATCGGCAAGCTTATCAAACAGTACGACATTACTGGTTGATGCTTCAAAGAACTGGACAGCTCACGAGTTGATTGGAAAAATCCTCCATATTGCTGTCGCCGGTGTTTCACCAACCATTCAAAGCAGAAGGATCACAGAAAATACGGCGACATCAATCACGGTTGCCACGCTAACAGCGCAGGCTGTCAATGGTACATCGAGATATACCATCCAGGAACCATTTGCCTTTGGCCGTGATGAGCAATGGAAAGAGGCAGGATTCACCAATAACGGCTATGCCACAGGCGGCAGTGGAACAACCCTCATTGATTCCACAAAGACATGGTATCTTAACCAGTGGGCTGGTTATAGAATCCGTATTGTAAGCGGAACTGGATTCGGAAGTGAGTTTGCTATCACATCCAATACATCAACAACGCTCACGTATTCTTCGCAAGGCTTCACACCAGATGCCACGACAAAGTACCTCATCATGGACACGTTTGGTATCGCAACAACCCTTACAAACTCAACAAATGCTGTAGTGACGGATACTACGAAAGGATGGCCAGTGAATATATGGGCAGGTCAAAAACTCAGGATTACTGCAGGTGCTGGTATCGGTCAGGAAATCGTCATAACATCGAATACAGCCACAGCAATTACTTGCACGGGCGTCTTCGCTACAGCGCCAGATACGACATCTATGTATACGATCCTCGGATTACCAAATAGGGGTGCTGGAACGAACATTTCGTGGTTATTTGGCGGTTCTATTGCGGTAAATAAGGGAAGATATATGCTGAGTTCACGCGGAGGCGGTTCTAACGCAATAGATAGGTTTGACATCACAACTGGTGTTTGGGATTACACCATATTCATCATTCCTCAAACAGAAACGATGAATACTGGTACGATGTATACCTATGATGGTGGCGACTGGGTTTACTTTACCAATGCAACAACATCATCATCTAAAATATTCAGGATCAATGTCAATACCTGGAAGGTTGAGCCTTGCACAGCGGCGCCCTATGGACACAACACAGCGGTTATTGGTAATAGAATGGAAATCGTTCAGACAGATGACGGTCTCCAGTTCTTATATATCATGCGACATACGGGCCAAGAAATGTGGAGAGTCCTGATTTTCTGGTGAGATTGAGGCCAAAAAAAAGAGAAGTGCCCGGCATAATGCCGGGCACTTTGTTTAATCTTTCAGAACAACATCATCGCCTCGGGTCAGTCCCCTAAAGGTATGCGGCTCATCAGTTTTGAGAGCCGGGATAAACACATCTTTGCGCGTTGCCCTTAACGCTGACACAACCGCCCAGTTAGCAAGGTAGATTGTGTCAGGTTCTTCTGGAGGTAGATGTTTAATTCCATCGGAAACCGCGACAACCACCGGCAATCCGGCAATGCGATCGACTTCCTTTAGGCTTACTTGGGAATTTGCGGCTTGCTCTTGTATTGATAGGGCATGGATAACTTTACCATTATCATCTACGAATTTGATCGGATGCCCTGTTAGGTTAACGATTTTCATAACCAAGACCTCCCTGCGGGCTATTTGGTATGGCTGAGAATCCAAAGGTGAACTCGATTTCATACTGCGCACTCTCGTCGTATATGAAATACGACATCTTATATCCGGCTGCAATACCTAAATTAGTAAGATCATTGATCAACAAGGCAGAAATCTTGTTGGCTTCACCATATGTGATCTTGACCGGGAAGATAGCCTTCTTTGCTCCAGTATTGAAGGCCTTTTCGATACAGGTATTGGCATCTCCGATGAGTAGATCAAGAAGCTCTGCATACTCTACTCTCAGTGGCTCGAAGAATCTCTCTGCACCGAAAAACGCAACGCTTGCAGGTATTAATTTAGACATGTGTTCCCCTCCTTGAGTTTTATTACTTATACGGACTTTTGGGTTTCAGAGTTACTCGTATAGTAAGTACTGAATGCCCCGGGGGTGATGCTTATCAAACCAGTGCCAAATATCCTCGCGCTCCGTTCCCTTCTTCCAAATGTAAAAATCCTGTGCGAGGATCATATCACCGGCAGTATCATCAAATGGAACGTCTTCCAGTTCGCGCCATAGTCGGTCAATTTCATCACCCTTCATTTCATCTGAAAAGTCGTCAACACAGTAAGAGTGTTCCACAAGGAAGGCTTCATCATCCGGAGTATACTCCGGACCTTTACTGCTATAATACTCACCGACAGCCCAGCAGAACTCCTCATTGTAGTAAGGGTCGTTGACCTGAAGACACATGCGGCCTTCGACATACCCTCGAAGGCCCTTGTCCCATACAAAGCAACTATTCATTTTGTTCTCCATTACCTTGTAGTCCTTTAGAGCCGTCCTCCATTGAAGTTAAGGGCCCAAATAGCTGCTTATAGTCGTCGGGCATAACAAAGCATTTCCCACGGTTCAAAATGCTTTGTTTGAGTTTATTTTGTATATCCCAACCCTCTACAGCTTCTCTCTTGATAACACAGAAAGTACCTGTTGGGTAGAAATCTACACCTCGATCTCTTTGTATGGGCGGCATCCCCTCTATCTTGGGCGTTGTGCTCATCTCTATAAACGAGATGCCCTGCGCAAATTGTTCCTTGCACAGGGCACAGGGTTCATAGTCCATAACGCCCAACATGGGAGCTTCTTTATCTCCCTTTAGCTTCCCGAGCAGAGCAATTTCGTTCTTCCCTTTTCCACACCAGAAACATTGAAGGATCATAGGATTGACGCCGTGCTCATCGCTTAATCTGATTCCTGACATTGTATTCCTCCTCATCTGTTGTTTTTAGCAAGTCTAGTCGCTTTCTGTTTGTAAGCAGATCATAATTTGGGACACTACTGCTTACCTTGTCGATTACGGCAACATCTATTCTGTTTGTATTGGCTTTTTTTGTTGCCAGCGCTGCCGTCATTGCTGACTCAAGAGTTCCCGTGTGGTCTTGGAGCCACACCCCATCTACAGACCCATTTGCCTCTTTATCCACATTAATTAAAGAAAACTTCATGCCTGACTATCCTCTTTTATAGATTTCGAGTATAATCTTCTCCAGATGTTTGAGGGCGGTTTTGTTCATTTCCGCCGCCGCCCTCTTGATTGAATCGAGTAATTGCTTTATCCAGAGCGATGAAATCAGCATCAGCATCGGGAAGAGGCGTTAACTTATCACGCTCATCATTATAGATTTTCCAGAAATCACTATTCATTTGTCCTCCATCACCTTGTAATCAGATATCTTATGTTCGCCGGTATAAAGCTGCACCTCTAGTTCCTCTGGTTTGCAACCATATAGATCGGCCAGCGCTTTGCGTAGGGGAGCGCCCTCTTTCCAGCGTACCTCATCAATGAGGAAGTATCCGCCGCAGTCATCAATGTCAAACTCAGTTCCACAACCGAGCCAAAGATGACCAATTTCGTTGATAGCATCATCACTGTAATGGTCCGGGCAATAAAGCACTGTGCAATAATCGCCTTGTGAGTATCCAGCGAAAGCCTTGGTCTTCCACTTCACTTTTGTTTTTCGTCTAAGATACATGGAAACAAACCAAATATCCTTAATTTCATAGACTTCTTTGTCTTTTTCTTCGTTAATAGCTTCCATTTCAGCTTGAAGCGCTTTGTATTCTTTGATATGGAAGCCGGAAAGTCTACCCCAGCCTTCGTCTTGGATAATGTATAAAGTGCAATTCTCGCCGCCGGACTCATTAAAGCCATCATCGTCAAAATATGTAGAGAAGTCTCTCGCTTCTGGAGAGACTTCTCGGGCTATGATCTTATCAGGCGCTTTATCTTCTTGGGCGGTCATTGTATTCTTTAGGTCGGTTAATATTTCGATGTAGTTATCCAGCCATCCGGCATCGAAGCATACATTCCTTTCCACGCTCCAGAATGTATGCCCATCATCTTCTTGCATTAAATGTACTAATGGGGCGCTTCCCTTTCTTTCTTGTATCCATACGGCCATTACGCCGCCGCGCTGATACAGGATTTTGTGGTCGTCCCAGAGGCTTTTGATGTCTTCTTCGTCAAAACTCTGGTCGTAGCCGAAGACATCAATCCTGTCTTTGTCCCTGTAGATTGTATACCTAGGCATTGTCGTCCCCCTCCAGTAATTGGCATTTGGGATAGATCTTTTTTCTGAAACTCTTGTCGCGCATGTCTTCGCCATCCATGAATCCAAAGGTGCAATTTGCTTCCGTGCCTCTTTCATTCATGCACTGATATTGATGTTCTGAATAACAGAAGCACTCACCGCAAGTCTGAGGACGCTTATCGATAATGATCGTGGCGTTTTTCACTTTGTACTGCATTTGTTATCCTCCTTGGGTTTGTAATTAGTACCTGAAGCCAGGCAGTTTTCACAGGCTTTTCCGATGTTCTGACACGAATAACACATTGGGGGCATACTCATGGTCATTTCCTCCTCAATCTTCCAGAACCCGAAGCATGATGCATCACCTTCCAGTGTTCCATAGTAATATCCTTTAGGCGCAATGCCAGAGAAGTACTCCATTATCTCCTCGTTAATGAGATGGCTGATATATTCCAACCGCTGCACTCGAGCCAGCGCCGTGGGGTACTTCTTCTCCCACCTCTCTCGGTCACTTTTGCGGAAAGAATCCTCGAGCTTCGCATCCGGTAGCGCCGATTTCCATTCGGCAAAGCATCTTGGACGCAGCTTATATTCGCGCACAATCGCGATATGTGCCTCTATAAGATCAGAGTCACGCAATGTAGCATGGCTTACTTCAAGGCTGCCGGCCTGCTTGATGGCATTAATCAAATCTTTCTTCATAGTATTACCCCTTTTCAACTTCGTGTATTACCGCCGGCAGCGCATCCTCCTCAGAGGCGTTAACCAGCGCCGGATGTAACCATTTTACAATAAGCTCCTGCGCCTCTTTCCTTGGGCCCGTCCAATAATGATGCCAGTGAGCCCGGCGGACATGCGGGCGTGGGCGATTATGTCCACCCTCATGAGGCGTCCGGGTTGCTCCAGAGTTTTCCGGGTGAACCTTGCGAATTGCAGCCCCAACCCGGACGCCGACATCCCACTGAATAGGGAAATAGGATGACGTTTTGTTGGGTGACTTATGAGTGGAGTGGGGATTGTGATTTACGATATCAGGTTTCTCGGAACACAGATAAAGAACGTGATGAAGCATTGGGGCAATCAAGTTTTTCGTATGCTCTATAACAGCTTCTTCACTATGGCTGTAGAAATTATTATTGTACAGCCTCCTATTTAACTCGATGCCAAGCTTTAGGCTCTCCTCTATGGTGATATCGCTTAAGTGAATGCAAAGCGGAGCGCACACCATCTTGTCATTTCCACAAGTTGGAAGAAGAAACAGAACATCGTCCCCACTTTTATCGCTGCAATCAGGGAGTACAAAGAATTCGGTGCAGTTTTTGATTGGAGATTCTGGAATTTCTATAAACATGCACCAATCTGGCAACTTCAGTAAAGCTTTAACGGGAACGTTCCCGTCGAATTTGGTATTTAATAGCTCATCTGATATTGTTTTATCAAACTTGTAGATATTTTTGGTTTTGCTCCAGTTGTAAATAGCGCAGAGTGTTGGGACGAGGAAGTTCAAAGCCTCAATCCTGTCGGCGTACTCTGCTCGTTTGTCTGGATCAACAAGATCACGCACATTTTCCATCCCAATAATATCTCCGATAACCTTGGTGATGACGATGTATGGTGTATGACACCAACCTGGCCACTCCCCAGTATCCATCTCAGACCGAGCCTTCGTTATTAAGCCCCAAAGGCCAGGAAACTTGTTGGTGTAGTATTGGATCATACGCCCCGGGGCGGTGTCATTAATGCTCTGCTTCTTCATCTGTCTTCTCCCCATGTTCCCTTATATTCCTCTTTTAGTTCGTTTCTCAATTCTTTAAAGGAGTCAAGTTCCATTTGGGCCCTGCGCTTCTCTGATAATGATAACTGCATGCCCATTGTGTATTCCGTCATCGAACCTGTGTCAAAAGCATTTCTAGGCCTATCAGTAACCGTGTATCCGTCAGAGGTGAAGCCCTTGTATAAAGGCGTTTCCTTTACTGAAAAATCCTCAGCTCGTAGCCTGTCATTTCTTGCCTTATTGGTGAAATACGGAGTGTATGTTGACATTTTGTTCGTGCGCCATTTCCTCATAACATCATAGCGTTCGGACTTATTCATCACTACAAAATGATGAACCAAACACTCAATGACTTCATTTTTACTGAGATCTGAAATGGCTTCATTATTAAGTTGGGTGGCCTTGATTGCATCATCGAAGGCAGCTCCAAGATCAGGTGCAAGGTGAAGCACACACTCAATGTCGTCAGGATGCAACTGACTCTTCATCATTCTGCTTCTTTCAATGGATCTCCTAAAAGCCATACGTCGAAGCAAATTATTGACAGGTATAATAATGAGCCATCCGAAACCCCACGTAACCAGGATGATTATTATTGTCGGATCCATTTCATTCCCCTCCCCTTTTTTGTCATACAAAAAGTAGGGTATAGGCATTGTGCCTATACCCTTATCTCCTACATCATATTGAGCGCCGTCCATCTTTTCGATAAGTCCTCGTAAGAGATGTCATCTATGACATATGGCTTGAGCAGATCTATCATGATATCCTTAACCTGCTCTGGCGTGTGCCAGTAATCGAATTTATTGCCTTTTTTCCTCACCAACCACATCAACCATTGATCGTGATCATCCTGATCGATCACGAGCCTGCAGCCTTCAGGCAGGAGCTTATGGAAGGCCCTCAGCAGTTCATCATTACTGACAAAATGATCAGCCATCCACCACCCTATAAACTTATAGGGCACATACTGATTATGCTTCACGAATGCATTGTTTAGTATAGGCTCAAGCTTCGCTGGGCTGAGAAGCCAATTCCCAGAAGGCTCATCATTGAGGTTAATTCCGAACCCCTTCCAATCCTGGTGTGGGTGCCGTGGTTCGATCTTAAAGACCTTGTTGAAGGTGTTCTTTACCCTCAATATGAAAAGCCTAATTGTTAGTTTCATGTTTATCCTTCCTTCCTTTTGAATATTGTTTATAGAGCTCCATTACCTTTATCATGGCCGGATGATCATCAGGTAGGTCAACGCTTTCCGCAACCTTGAAGAGAGCAATACTTGCCATGATGATCCTCACGCTCCAGAATATGACCATCAAGCTGGTGGGCTTGTAAATCATTCTGAACCATCCTCGAACCATTGTGCACAAGTTGTTAAATATTACCCTCTGGATCTTTGGATCTTTAGAAGCCAATGACACTGCCATCATGCTCATAAGGAATTCCTGATTGAGCTTTATTCTCCGAGCACCTTCTTTGCGCCCTTTTGATTCCAAATCAAGAGCGATCACTTTGATCGCATAGTCCAGGTCATCCAGGTGGCCTTGTTTCAAAAACCGAAGCTCTCTGTGGATTTCATAGTCTTCCAAGTCATTCATGGTATCCCCTCCAGTGTGTTTTATTACTTATACGGCAAAAAAAAGAAATAGGGAGTCGATAATATCGACTCCCTTCTGTCATAAATCGTCAGGGTGTTTGATGCCTAACATTTCACATGCTTTGCGCAGCGCCGGGCGGCCATACTGCGGATACAGTGAGTCGTCGTTGAGTACTTCCGCGACATCTGGCCTATCCAGGCATTTCATCCAAGCTGAGAGCTTGGAGATGCTTCTGCCGGCAGACAACCCTCGCTGGTCAAATGCCTTCATCCAGGCAAATACCATATAATCCAAGAAATCTTGGACTGCCTCTTTGACATCTGTAACCTGTGTCCAGGTCTTCTTTCCAGCCAGAACTTCGGCAACGTAGTCGGCGTCAAGGTGTGGACTGGCGTCATCGAATGATACAAAATTAGCTGCGACCTCAAAACCAAACCCAAACACATCATGCGTGTCTTCCATGCATGCCTTCGCGGCCTCAAGGTTGATTGAAAGTTTATTGTTGGCAATGAACTCATCATTTACCGGGATACGCGGCTCATCTCCGTCAGGGCACTTCCTCATGTATTCCACAGCATTATCCTCCAAGATTTATTTTACCGAATTTCCTTCAGGAAGCCTTCCAGTTTATCCAGACTTTCTAGCACCTCTGGTAGCACCAGAAATATTCCGGCCGCCAGCATACCGATGCCCAGGCTACTGATTGCTAAAACCTCGCACCCCTTTCTGACAGGGGATACCCTCGTTATGGGTGCAATCTTCCGTTTGATCTTTAATGGCATTTCGCTTACCTCCTGCTTATTTTCCCAACTTAATGGCGCCGGTTAATAATGACTGAGCCAGAACCAGAATGGCCACAAGGGCGATGTCCTTATTCTTACTATTGCTCACAGTTACTCACCTCCTCATTATTTTTTTATTGTTTATACGGGCATATTGGCATTTTCCCACGATATAGAAAGTATCATCTTTCCTATATTGCCAAGAATTTTATTCTCAAGTGTATAACCCGCCTGTTCCAGGGTTCTTTGGACAGATTCCATAACCTCAGCAGGAGCATCATTAAAGTCATGGCCCGTGGAAGTTTCACCATGCTCCGTTGCGTACCAAATCCTATTTCTGATTATCTCAAGATTTACTGAGATACTCTGCTCTTCTTTGGTGAGCGTGCGACCCTTATTTTTAAGGGATAACTCAAGTGCCGATTGCGCTGTTATCATGGCTATACCTGCGTGAGTGCGCGGCACCCGATGATATGCCCATCTGCATCCCGGACTACGTCATCCGGAACATACAAGTCTTCCGTGCGACCATTAAGCTTGGCGGCCTGGGCGCAGACGAGGCTCACAATGTAAGCTACGCCCTCTTTGGGTTCGGGGAGGTCCTGCAATTCGCCGAAAACCGTGCTATTGACAGGCATTCCATTGACATACCCAACCAGTTCCCGGGTTACAGTAACCCGGGCCGTTGGAAGCACGGCCCGGATTGCGCAGATAAATTCGTTTCCGCGATCCAGGATATTGACCGGGTGAGGCGTGAGGTTGATAAGAGCGACGTCACGATTGAACATTTGATTCTCCTCCAGTGCATTTTTATTACTTATACGGAGTATATAGTGAAAAAAAGAGGGGCATTTAGCCCCTAATAATCGTAGCGGGATCTGCGAAGTGCCCGCGTAATCCCCATCAACTCAGAAACCGCCTCCGAGCCTTTGATGAGCTTCTTGATATCCTCATCACTCCGGCCGGATATCTTGAGCGTCTGCTCGTACTTTTCTTTCAGTACTTCCAGCTCTTGATTGAGCTTCACATTTTCCGCATTGGATACGGTAACTTCGCGTGACAATGCTTCAATGACATTCTGTTGAGACGCAGTCTTGTGATTGAACTCAGCGCGGAGCTTTTGCATGCGTTTTTCACATTCGGCGTTGATGTCTTTGTTCTTGATATCTTTTCCCATAGCGCCCTCCTTGAATATTTTATTACTTATACTGAATATATGGCTAAAAAAGGGGCGGCTCTGTGCCGCCCATGCGTTAGAATTATTCGTACCCACTACCTGGCAACAACGGAACCTCATAGGATTCACTCACGAGAAATGTGCCATTTGCGAGCCCTCCCCTTGCATGAAGCTTTCTTGCACATATTTCCATGAACTCAGTTGGTGAGATGAGCATGACATCAAGAATGGCATCGATCACTGTAACGAGATCGCACAGCTCTATTACCTTCTTGCTGTCATCCTTTTCTCTGTAATATTCCAGCAGCTCTTCCATGAGTTTCTTGTCAAGCTGCTCCCGATAAGAGGCGTCGTCGAGCGTTATAAAGACACCGTCTCTTTTTTCATCCTTTAACACTTGAGGTAAATGATCACGGACGAGTTTTCCGTAAACCCTTGTTTTAATTGGCATTTTTAAATCCTCCTTTTATTTTATAAAGAACGCCAGCGCCAGCAGCGTCAGTTCATGGAGCCTGTGGTCGATGCCGATGTGCATGAACCAGAAGTGCGGATCTTCCTCAATCTGCTCTTTGGTCATGCCTTTTAGCTTCAGTATCCACTTCACAGGGATTCTGGTATCAATGAATGCATGTGTAACGAATAGATAGAGAAATATGAGGTAATAGTATGGAATCTGAATGATCAGCGTGTTCATAAGGAACATTGTAATAATGCTTGTAGCGCCGGCGTATATTAGGGAATGACTGACAAGGGCTAGAATACTATTCGATATAGATGGCATCTCCGTTTCAACTTTAAGGGCGCGGATCGGAAAACCAGGTCCTACCGGCCATTGAGTAATCTTCTTTCGAGGCCCCCAGAAACTCTTGTTGGCCGCCTGCCATTGATCCTGAAACACCCAATCGACAAACGTGCCAATTATGAACGTGATGATGAAGAATTTGACATTGAGCTCCATTTAATCATTACCTCCAATACTTCATGTGTGACATAGTTTGCCATGAAAGAGTGATCACGATGGGTGAATACTTCATTTGCCATCGTAGATGAAATCACTGGAAACCGTGACCTGATATACACTGTTTCCATGCTCGACCAGAGTTTCCGGTTTGCTTCAGCGAGGATTTCCTCCTGCATGAAGTCGTTGACATTGCGAATCCCGCGAACGAGGTAGTCAATGCGATCATCGTGAACGAGGCTAAAGTTGTGAGCGGCGTCAACAGTGAATTGCTTCGATTCTATGAAGATAATCCTATCTTCATAGTCATGGTGCAGAAACATATTCTTTGCGGCAGCCATCATCTCGTGCATATTATACTTGCGCTGCTTGGTAGGATTGATGGCGAAAAGGACATACACCCTGTCGAACAGGTCCAGCGCCTGTTCGACAATATCTGTGTGTCCGTGGGTCCAGGGATCAAATGTGCCGGCGTAGATGGCATTACATATCCTTCTTTGGCTCATTGGCATCCTCCGCCGGCGCTGCCGGCAACTCCTCATACCTCTTCCCACATATCGGGCAGAAGGTGTGTAAGATGTGAAATGTCCTAGGCTTCTTCGCTCCGGGCATCGTAACACTTACATCTGAGAAGATCTTACCTGACAACAGCTCCATATTATCGAAGCTTACCTTTTCACAGCCAGGGAATTTCTCCCTGGTCTTACTGAGCATTTCCTTGATGCAGTTGCACATTGCTTTTCTCTCCCATTCTTTCAGATAAGTCCATGTAGTGCATGCCATTGATTCTCAACGGCGACAACAGATCCATGATGGCCTTTTCAAGATCTTTCTTAAGGTAACCGACGCTTTCGTTAGTGTATTTTGTCGGGTCATTTAGCGTCTCAAGTAGCAACTGCAGTGCAAATGCATCGCAACTTGGTCCGCCATCCTTTTGAGTGAAAACGATATTTGCAACCCCGGCCGCAATCTCTTTATTTGTCATTGGTGCCCTCCTTACGCCGAATCTTGAATACGCAGCATGGCAGTGGGCAGATGTACAACACTTGCTTTCCTTTGTCGTAGAACCAACCAACCCAGAAGTCATACCATGCGAAGAAAAAGGATACTCTCATGGCCTTACTCCTTCTTATTCTCGTCCTCGTATGCGGCGAACATCCTACGGACCATCTCTCCGCCGATGCTACCCTGTGTTGGTGATTGGCTTAGTTCGTAGCGGTAGGCTCCCTGACGGACCCTATCCTTTTGCGCCTGGATCAGTGTCGGATTACTGGTACCATACTCGCGCTCGTTTGCGATTTTAATGAGGCCAATCAGGTCGATTCCCTCAAGGATTTCATCCAGATCGTCGTCGCCGGTCTCCGCCTCATCTGGGTCCTGAGAATATGAACCATCTGGATTTCTCGTAACAGAGATTGTAAGGTCTGGATCCTGACCATCCCTTAAAGTCAGGATTGCTTTGTCCTCATCGACGTCGACAGTAACGTTGATCTTACTCATTGCATCATCCTCCTCATTGCTTGCAGTATTTCTTTTGCATTGGCGTCATCAATTTCGCGGAGGGTGCTTCTCATCTTCTCTAGAGTGGCGAGAGCAATGTCGGCAGGGCTCTCCTGTTGGTCCTCAGGGACTGCCAATGATTCAAGGACGATCTTTTCAACTTTTCCATCAGCATTGATGGCCACTGGGTCGCCCGGCTTTAAATCACAATCTACATTCACCTTAAGCACCCGCATGAAATCATTTCCCTGATGCACCAGGGCAACTTGGGGTTGCTTAGTGCGCCAATCCCTGATCTTCTTTGCAATGTCGCAACCATCAAAGTCAGGACAATTACCGAAATAATCATCATAGTGGTCATCCTTACATCTTTCGCAAGCAACATCACATGGCTTTGGATCGTCAAATAAACCATTCACGGGTATTGTATGGTGATACGCTGACGGAGTTTTTCCCATCAGATGAGATATCATATGATCCCCCGGTCCCATATGGGATACCATAAATGGAATGCCAGGATCTCCAACTTTGGATGCTGATACCGCCGTATATAGGTTGGCATTCTTTGTTGGTTTGTCAAATTGCAGCACTGGCAACTTGAGTATCTCTGAGGTTGTAGTTGGTTCATCAGGCGTTATGGTAACATTCCTGAGTTTGACCAGCATCTCCGCTATCGCCAAGGCTAAATCTTGCATGAACAAATCTAGATTATTCCCAGGCAGCGGAAGGGTGTACCAATGAAAATCAGGGAGCCCTATGAGCTCCCTGATTTTATTAATATTCTCAAATGTATCCATACATATTTTACTATCCAATAATATCCTCCAATCCTTCCACTAGGGGTTTGACGTCAACATAGTAACCAATAGTTACTATGTTGAGTATGAGATCTTTGATCTCATCACCCATTTTTAATAGGTTATCCTGGTCGATAGTCTTTGCGGCGTAGTTGCGACTTATCGCATCCATCTTCCCTGAGAAGTCCATGAATTCCTGGTGGAAATTAGGATGCGATAGTACGCCATACACATGCAGTTCCATTATTGGCATATCTGGGCTTACTGAGACGGTTATGTGAAATTCATCAGAACCACTGGAAAGGATATTATAAGCCTTCTTGGCCGCCGGGGTATCCTCATCTTCATCTTCGTCATCGTCAGTCATGCGCAGTTTGCCGGGATCACGGTCTGCGAAGTACGCCATCAGGAGGTCATCCAGAGGGACAATCCACAGAATATGCCTATGTATTGCGGATAAAAAATCGAAATCATCCGGATTCGATTTTGTGAACTGTTCGCAAGCAAGTCCGTCTGCCTGCAGCTTTATTCCGTACCGGAACCGCTGTTCTTTGTACGAACCCTCAATGACAGCCGTCTTCTTAAGCTCGTCAATCTGCACTTTAAATGCAAAATTGGTTGGGTTTTTTCTTCCCATTACTCATCTTCCTCCAGCATTTCGATTTCAATCTCCTGCTCTTCGACTTCATCCCCGAAGCGACGGCAGTTCCATCCATCGACCACATCATTATCATCGATGCTCTCGCAGATATCAATAAGGTCACCGATTTCCCTAAAGATGTCCTCCATCTTTTCGGCCTCTTCATCAGTTAGAAATTTCATATCATCAATATGTGTGCCGGTGCCGTACAAGGCAGGATGAATTTTGTCGCTAGGTGTGGATTTTCTCCATCCCCATTCTGTATCATTTCCTCTAATATTGGCCTTAACGACAACTTTTTCCTCATCAGCCTCTATGGTCATTGTGATTTTAGCCATTTTGTTTCTCCTTCATACACCACTTCACCATTGTTGAATTTAACATCAAAGTCTGGCCAGAATTTATTGAGCGCTATGAGTGTAGGTGGAAAAATATTGCCATCGGTAGTTGTCATAATTTGTGTTGGCGTCATCCAGGTTAACCCACGCATTTCTTTGTCATGATCTGTGAGATATACCTTATCCGGGGATGCGCCGGCGTTATATTTAAAGATGACGGATCGAACTGGCTGCATTATGCCATGAATCCTAGCAATGCATAAAATTGCTCCACAGAGCTCCATATCTTTTTCATAGATAATGATTCCGAATTCCTCACGCGCCTCACGAACTGCTGTCTCAAGAAAGGTCTCACCCGGGTCAACCTTGCCTCCAGCAATAGCCCATCCCTGCCCATCGCTTCTTTCACCCATAAGAATTTTACCACCGGAATGAACAATGATACCGGTGCCGCCTGTGTAAATTTTCTGTCTCACTCTTCTGTCCCCTTCTTTAATATAGTTTTTTCGCGAAACCTGTTCACAGTAAGGTTTGCTGCCTGTGAGCTTCTATGATACTGAATCGTAGATTTGCCGTTGGCTCTGTTGATAAGGGATACCCATGGTAGCACAGCTCCATTGTCCCTGAAGACAAACTTACCAGGTTCTTTGTTCTCAATAAGCTTTCTGCCAAGTTCAGTGGATATAATCTGAATCTTTTTCATATTGCTCACCTCTCGATAAAATTACACTATTATCATATCACAACCTTTCATTGTTTTATATCTTATACAAATCTTCCATTAAGTTGATATATTGGAAGATTTATCTTATAATAAATAAAAAGGATGGTGAGTGTTATGGAAAAGATATCTATGGAAAAAATAGCGCTCCAGGCCGGTATCAAATATAAAATTTCAGGTAAGGTTCCGAGAGATATTAGGGCCATGCAAACAATAAACTTAGTTAAGAGTAATCTTAAGAAGTATATTGCCTTGGTAAACAAGACAAAAAAGGCTACTGGCCTATCGTATAAGTCGGGAGAATTTTCCAATGTTCAGAAGAATATTGAATCTGGAAATGAAACCATCAGAATGCTGACAGATATGAGGAAAAATACATTCCCACTCATGATAAAAGCGCATGGTAATAGTAAAAAGACTGTGTTGAAAAAGATTCCGAAAGAGGTATTTTAAAATGAATAAGCTTGCAATGTACAAAGAAGCCATCTACAAACGAGCAACACGTGTTGCCAATCCCTATATATTTAGGGGTCCAGCATCGAATGAGGACCCTGAATCCTACTCAGCCCGGCTGCAAGGCATGTACGATAAGGGTGAGAAAATAAAGAACACCGCCAACATCGCCAGCCTTGGTATTGGTGCTGGCGCATTGGCGACAAGTATCCTGTCCGGACGCGGTGCATCGAAGCGGCTTAAGCAACTCGCAGACTCTGGCAAACTTGATGCCCTGGCTCTCAAGATCAAGAAGTCCGTTCCTGAAACCAAGCAAATATTGAGCCGTGCTATTGGACGGCGCATTGGCCTCTCTGCCGGCGCCGGAATCGGTGGAGTACCGGCCATGATGCTTACTGAGGGAATCGGTAGAACATTGGCCAACAAATCAACACTCAGATCCATGACACCTGATGAGCGTCAGCGCTATAATGATGTCACCAAAATCAGACACAATGGAATATAGGAGGAAAAGACAATGGACAAGGTAGCAGCATATAAAGAGGCCATCTACAAGGTGGCTGCAGAAGGAAAGAAAAATCCGAATTCATCTTTTCTGTTCCCCTTGAACCGTGATTACATCCGTGAGGAGGATTTTTCTCCCGCGTATGCAAAGGCGTCAAGGGAACAGGGCCATATCAATAAGGTTGTTGGCGGCGTTAGCCTGGGTGGTTTGGCACTTGGTGGAGGCAGCGTAATCGGCGGTTTTGCTCTTGGTGCGAAAACCGCAGACAAGGCACGAAGGCTTGCTAAGCCAGCTGCCAAGGCTACTCTAAATATCATCAAAAGAGATATTTACAATGGCAGAAGAGGAATGCAGGACCTCTTTAGCCCCGTTCATTCTGAGATAGCTGCTCACAACGTCCTCAACAAGTCTAAGATTTTTAACGACGTAACGAAGCGACTTCGTCGAAACAACAAAATCGCTGACGGCTTAGTCCTTGGCGGGTTACTCGTTCCCTCAGTCGCGATGGCAGCTGCCAGTGCTCCATTTATGAAGAAGCGTCAGGAAGTGGTCAAAAGCCTGATGAAGTCAGCGCCCCGCAATAGGAGTGAGGAGAATTTCAAGGCGGACATGCTAAATCTGCCGAAGAACATCTCTCCAAGGAAACGCCACGCCGATGAATGATACCGGTTTACTTGCTCAGTAAGTAGTGGTATCATAGCAGTCGAAAGGAAGTGTTAATTATGGCAACGGGTAAAAACCTTGTTGATATTCTTGTTCCGAAGATCGGAAGCGGTTATGTATATGGTGGGCAAGGCCAGATTTGCACGATGGCCATGATCAACACACTCATGGCCCGGTACGGACGCGATCACTATTACTTTAAGGGTTATAGTGCCGAGAAGTGGATCGGCAAGCCCTCCTTTGACTGCTCCGGCTTTGTCAGCTGGGGGCGCTACATGCTCGGATTGAACCCAGGCCACAAGAGTTACAGCGCCAATGGCTATTACACCATGACAACTCGCATCTCCAAGCTGCAGCTCTTGGCTGGCGATCTCTGTTTCATCGTGAACAGCGATGGCCACGCTACCCATGTTGGTGTATATATGGGGAACGGTTACGTTGTTCAGGCTGCCAGCACAAAATCAGGCGTTATCAAAACGAAACTTGGTACCGGTTGGAGCGGCTACGGCAGACTGAAGGACCTAGTGCAGGTTGTCGTGAAACCAACCGTTGAGTATACCGAGATTAAGTTTGGAGCAAATGGCCCCGAGGTTTATCAGATGCAAAAGGCGCTGGCCCTCCTGAACTACAACCCAGGTCCGCTCGACGGAGTCTTTGGGCCACTGACACTGACCGCAGTGAGGGCATTTCAAAAAGGAAACCAGCTGTACGTGGATGGCCGCCCTGGTCAGCAGACTCTCAGTGTACTTTATGGTACCGCAGATGTTGTTCCAAAGAAGGCTGCTGCCTAAACCGAAGTCCAAAAAAAAAGATAGAGCCCGGCCATATGGCCGGGCTGTTTTTATGATAGGGATCCCATTTCTTTGAGCATGGACAGCTTTACCACCAGGGATACATCTCTTCTTTCCATGTATGGACAGATGATATTCTGGAAGATATCATCCCTTCTAACAAGGGCGACGGCGCGTTGATTCCTGGTCATCACCAGGTAATTGTCCAGCGCAGCCACTAATATGTCATTGAGGGATACGTCAAATCCCAGATCAGCAGTTTCCGAAACCAGTTTTGTCATCAAATCTTCAGGGATTCTGATCTGAAGATTAACGAACGGCTCTACTGCTGGAGGACATTCGACCTTAACCTTCGTCGGCTCCACATAAGTGACGACAATTGGCTCCTTAGGTCTGCGCTTGAACCCAGGCTTTGGACCAGGCTTTTTCCTTTCGATGACGTCATCGACATTAACACCTTTGTCGTTTTTATCCATGATAACCCCTCCATTGTGTTTTATTGCTTATACTCCGTTTTTACCTTATAATAAATCGAGTAGAGGTGAGTAATATGGAAAAGATATCTCTTGAAAAAGTCCATCCTGCCCTTAAAGAGATGCAGGATTCGTTTGAAGATCCGGTTTCAAAGAAAGTGGCTACGATGATTGCCACTTCTCATGAATATAAAACTCCCAACATAAAAGCCGGGCACCACTTTACGAGGAATTACAGATGGAGCAATGGCACGATGAAGATCAGTGACCTTCAGGGTATCAACAAGCCGATCACGCAGGAAAAGGTTGATAGCCTTGTGAAAGCCATTGGTAAGTCTGGCAGGGTAGATCCTTTCGTTGTCGTGAACCAGTTAGATGCCATCCGCCCACAGACGCCCGGCAAAAAAGTATTGATCGACGGACATCACCGGCTGGAGGCCTGCAAGAAACTCGGCATCGATGAAGTCCCTGTATATCGCGGCGACTACACTGGCGATGCTCACAGGGATATTGAGGAATTAAAGAAGGCAGCCAGCTTTGCGTCTGTCTATAATTTTGTTTACAATAATCCATACCTTGGTATGGGAAAGGAAGCCTCTCAAGATGGCATCTCGGAAGTCCGGCGGCTCACAAAAGATCGCCAATTTACCATTGACCCAATCGTTGCAGGTGAGTTGGGCGGGCTTGGCCTTATGGGAACCTCTCTTATCATCAAGAAGAGACTTCCGTCAAGGAGTACCTTGCTTCGCAACGCTGGTATCGGCATCGGTCTCGGCAGCGCCGCAATTGGCACGGCTCGCACGATCAGAAAGGGTGAAAAATAATGGGAAAGACTTATATGGAAGAGATGTTCAAAAACGCAGCAAGCGAAGAGGATGATTTCGCCAACCTTATGGGAAGTCTTAAACATACCAATCGTGATGATTGGGAGAGCGCAGTGACGAAGCATAATCCAAACTGGAAATATGTCTATCCAGTATCGCCAGATGGTGGAGCTCCATATGTTCTTCAGGAGGGCAATAGATCCAGTGGACTGATCGCCATGCATCACAAGAATGGAAAAATATCCATTGCTCTCTCTTTTCATCCTGAAGGATTTGATCCAAATGAGCACGTGCGGTCCGTATTTGATGTTTCTGGATCAGGGCGCAGAAACGAAGGCTTTACACTTGATAATGCTGCATCTGCTAACTTTCATCCCAAGGGTTTTCATGGAGAAGATGCATACAGCGTTACAGATAAAGGGCAAGTTCGCCATGGGCGTGGTGAGCGCCAGGCGGTAGCTCCTAAAGCGAAACCTCAACCGAAATCCGAACCGAAGGCTGAACCAAAGCCAGAGCCGAAACAGGAACCAAAGACTCAACCAAAGCCTGCTGAGTCACAGATGCAACAGGCGTTTTCGCAACCTCAACCAAAAGCAGCGCCACAGCCCCAGCCAGCGCCCCAGGCTGCACCGCAGCCACAGGCACAGCAGCCCACCCCACAAGTACAGCCTCAATCCGCGTCGCAGCCACAGGCCCAGCCACAGCCTCAGCAGCAGGCTACACCTAAAGCTCAACCACAACCGCAGGCAGCCCCGGCAGCAGCGCCAGTTCCTCCCGTTGCGGCTGCAGAGGGAGTTGAGCAGGCCGCAGCTAAGGAAGCACCACAAGCCGAAAAAGGCTTGCTTACAGCCATCAAAAAGCTTAAACTATCACCAGGATTAGCGAAGGCTGCACCATGGGTTGGTGGAGGCGTTGCCGGATTAGCGGCGGGCGCTGGCTTGATGGCGATGAGCAACAAAAAGAAACAGCAAAAGACTGCAGTATATAAAGAAGAAATTTATAAACTGGCTGGCCTGATGTCCGCTCCTAAAGCAGTGGCAGCAAAGGTACCATCCTTCAGTAAGCCGAAGATCGCAAAAGCGGTAAATCGTGCTCGTAGAGCATCATTCGTAAAATCAATTCATTAGGAGGAAGTAATGGATAAGGTTGCATTTTATAAGGAACAAATCTACAAAGTCGCCTATACTTCTGCTGGATATAATAGACTCTATATGACAAAGGACCTTAAAGGCAGAACAAACGTAAAGTATAAAACACCAAATCGGGTTCCTATGCGCTTTAAGAACGAGCGCGTAGATCCATCAATGTCGATGGTCCCGGCTGGTCCTGTGAAAACGCACTCAAATCCCAGCAGACTCAGGCGACTGAGGAAAATAAACAATACTCGCCACGGTCTCAGTAGGGATACGAGAGAAGCAATCCGGCTTGGTGGAGCAGTTGATTCAAAGGCAGCTAAGGAAATTGCCGAAAAATCATTAGCCCGGGCCGCCAGTAAGGGCATGCCGCTATATGCCGGCGGGGGAATTGGACTTGCTGCAATTGCGGCTGCCGCAATTGCAATGAGCAACAAAAAAAAGCACAAAGATGCTGAGTGAGGTGGATGGATATGGACAAAGTAGCTTTTTACAAGGAATATATCTACAAGGTTGCCGACGCTTATGATGATATCATCAAGCGTAATGAGGCAAGTAGGCCCAGGATGTATACCGTGAAGCCAAACGGTGAAACAATTCTCGACGGATTCATTGCCGACGAAAAATACTCTAAGCCAAATGTGGACCGTACTGTTTCTGGAGTCAAGGATCTGCTGAAAACCAAGGGTGGAAAGCTTAAGGTATTGAAGCCATACCTTATTGGCGCTGCTGGCGGCGCTGCCTTGCTTGGGAGCGGCATGTCGCTCATGGAACAACGTCGGAAAAATATGCGTAAGCGCATGCATAAATCAGCTTCATTTATTGACAAACTCCTTGGAAAAAAAAAGCCCAAACCCAAGTCTAAGGCCAGACTCCAGTATGATGCTCTGGTAGCAAGCGAAGAAGCGGCAGAGGCGCGGCGTCTTAAAAGAGAACAGGAAGCTGTTGCAGCCCGGGCAGAGAAATTCAGATCCCAAAGAGGACCTCTTCGACTGACCAGCGGGGCCTCACAAGCAGCTCCTGCGGCAAAGTCCACAATAATCGATGCAGCACCGACCATTGCAAGAAAGATTCCGAAACAGTTACTCAGGAAGGCCGGGCCGTGGGCGCTTGGCGGACTTGGTTTAGCCGGGGGTGGTGCGGCAATACTCAGTAGGAAAAAAGAAGACAAATAAAAAAGATAGACCGGGTGGCGTTTGCCACCCGGTCTTGTTACTTTAGACTAATTGACCAATCAGTATTTATGCGGGAAACCCTTGTTTCTATAAGACCCTCCCGCAGGTCGATTGCCCTTTCGCGGGCAGAAAGCTCGCGCTCTTTGATATTCGCCTTACGCTCACGGCGGACGAGGAGTTCATTCATATCACTCTGCTCCTCAGAGACGCGAATGATTTCCTTTGCTGAAATAGATTTGAGCTTTTTTCTGTCTCTCATTGAGATAAATACGGCGGCCATCGTAATAGCTCCCATTAAGAAACCGATGCTTGCCAGAATTAGGTCCCAATAGATAGTGCCGTATAAATTACTCATTACAGTATCCTCCTCAGTTGTTTTGGGTATTCCTCGCAAAGAGCTTGATCGATATAACACGTTCCACGGATTGCCTGGTTCCGGGCGATAGACATTGTTGCCCTTGCTAGCCCGGTAATGTTTCCGGTGAAGAATCTGAGCTGGTGCAACCGGCGCTGCTCCTCAACAGCTTGCTGTATTGCACCGTTGGTAGAATAGACCATTCTCTCGGACTCTTGTGGTATCTGCTGGCGGTCTAATTGGCACTTAAACGACATAACTTTGTTTCCCTCTCCATCTGTCATTTTTATGTCTTATACCTAGGTTTGGAGCGCAAAAAAAGAGGGGGTTAGCCCTCCTTTTCCGTGCTTTCCTCGCTGGGTTCGGATGCTGCATTCTGCATCATATACGCAACATCGCCTGGCACCGGAATATCCCAGGCAACCTGAACGACCCTATTTATGTCCTGAGGATCTTCCGTGGGATACTCGGTTGAGTTTCCGGCGATGACATCATATACATACCCAATCAGTTTGCCACCAAGGATACCGACACCTACATTGATTGCGGCATCGAGCGCTCCGGGAATTTGATTCTTCTTTAAAGCTTGAACGCCGGTGGCGGCCAAGGCGACTGTCATGCCTGCCAGGGCACCGACACGCCTTCCTATTGTTGACATTAAAATACCTCCAAATCTGAGTTGTAAAAAGAGAGGGGCTATTGCCCCTCTGTGTTCGTGTTTACGATTGGTGATTCGATAGGTACGATGGGTGTAGCCGATTGTTCCTTATCGAACATTCCGCCGATTGCGCCGCCGATGACAGCTCCTCCTGTTGCGGAAAGAGCCAAGCCTCCGACATATTCAAGGCTTGGCTCTTCAAGCCTTTTTTGCCTGGCTTTCGCAGAAAAGAATGGAATACCCCATAACAGTACTCCTGCTAGAGCACCGAGCATGCCGCCCAATTCTTGATTGACGGTATTTTTATTTGACATAAATGAAACACCTCCTTTGCTAGTTTTATTACTTATACCAACAATGAGCGCAAAAAAGGGGCCCTTGCAGGCCCCCATACTGAATAAGATCAGGTATTGGTTGTGCCGAGTACGCCGCGAGCAGCGCGGTCATCGGTACGCTTCCGAAGATACATGAGCGCTTCCTCAAGCTTCTGGATGACGATTTCATTCTCCTTGCATTTGAAGCGGCCTGCCTGAAATGCCTTCATGCGCTCCAGTACCATGGCGATAACATCGGGATCAAACACGCCATTGACGCCCACTTCGTTGACGGGGCCTTGCTGGAAGTTGATGACGGCAAGAACTTCAATATCATTCGTGTCGATATCACCTATTTCGATATCCTTCTGGTCTGTGGAGTATGTACTGCCGGCGCTGTCCAACACTGCGAAGTGATGCGGCGCTCCGTAGTACATATCTTCGGGGTTTTCATGAAAAACGACGGTATGCTTGTTTGTATAGAGCGAGCCTACAACTTTTTTCATTTTCGTGCTCTCTTTCTTTTCCATTTACGATCAAGTTTCTTCCAATAATGTTCGCGGCTTACCTTGTCCCAGAATACAATCCAGTGCGCAACGAAATTCCATACCGGATTGGCATATGATGCACACCATAATCGGATCCATCCGATTCCAGGAGGTCCCCACCACGCTGGGATGCTGCTCTTCCTCTTCTTCATTTTCAGTCAGTCCTTTTTTATAACATCGAGCTTGCCTCGTATGTCATTAGGAAGACCGCCCTTCCACTGGAAGCTGTTTTGCGTGATGTAATTATTGTATGAGCTGGCAGTACGGTTGGCTCTCATCATGGCTCCGGCAGCCCATTCTTTCTCATTGGCGTCTGTGCTGTCTTTATACTGCTCATAGGTGGCCTTATCAGCTTCGTAGCTGGATATCATGGCGCGAGCAGTATCCTCAACCTTTTTGAGTGTTTCGTAATTGGTTGCATCATCAGCCTTGTGCACGCTGAAGAACCAGCTATTCCATGCTGCCCTGCCGCCCGGGGTGGCGCCAAATATAATAAGGCCAATAATTAAAATTATGGCCACAACTAATCCAATGACCTTCCAGACGGTCCCGACTGAAGGTTCAAACATGTCACTTTACCTCCGTAATAATGCTGGGCGTATTTATCTTAACAGGCTGGTCTGTGTATTCATAGTATCCTTTATATTCATGATAGATGCCGTCGGGGGTGAAGTAAAATACTCCTTCGGAATTTGCTCCATAGGAGCCGTCAACATCTGCAAGCCATTTATTGCGGTAGAGGCCGGTGGAGCCAGTAGTAATTTCGTAAAATTCACTTTCAGGTGTTAGGTAACTATTTAGATCACTGAGCTTGCCCTCAACAACATCCATTCCCAGGATAGCTCCGCTTTGTGTGTACTTAATAATATAACCTAGGGGTGGATTTGAAATAGGGCACGGTAAACTGAGTGCTTTTTCGCGCTGGCCATTCACCCAATAAGCACGACGTATCAAATTGAAGCGCTCCAAGGAATAGTTGATGTCTGTTGGTGTTGGCTGAGTTTCCTCAAGCGTCTTGGATACAGCGAGTTGATTTTGAGAATCAGAACTGCTGTTCGTGTCATACTCGCAGGTCTCAGCTGTCAGCATTACGAATGCAATCAGGACAACGAAAATCAACAAGGCTTTCAGAATAGGTCTTCTCTTCATTCTCTTTCTCCTCAAATTATATTTTCTGTGTCATCCGGAACCATTGCCGTTATTACGGATACGATGGCTGCGAGATACTTTCTCACTTCCACTCTGTCGCTCTCTTTTTCTTGCTCAGACAGATTGGTGTATGATGTGGATGCCTGCCGCTTCCACCTTTCGGCCGCCCATGTCGGAATGGTGACACTGCCGTCGTCATTTTCAGTACATTTCGAGAATAGGTAATTCATCCAGCCCGACCAGGATTCATGCTCCACTATTCCGCAAGCTTCAATCATTGCGGGAGCATTGAAATAGAGTCTTTCTGCAAGATCCGATTCCATAATCTTTCTCCTTTCTAGTATTCTTACTGTTTCTCTGACATCTATCATCCGTGCCCCGGCCTCCACCGCCTGCTTCCTCTTGCGAGCCGTAGTAAGGTCAAAGTGTGGATGGTTCGACTTCTTATTTTGAAACCATTCGCGCCGTAAGTCAATAGCGAGAGCGAATTTTATTAACTCGCTCTCGCTAGAGTCGGAAACCATGTGACCCATCTGGTCTACGAAAATCATTCTGACGGCTCCTCTTCGGGACCCTTGATAACCAGGTAGATACCTTCATTGTTTGCGAATGTCTGGATGAACTCCATATTCAGATTTACAGCAAGAGCCTTAAGCTCATCATTGTATGGGGTAAATCTGAAATACTCTTCACCTATCCTGTATTTTAGATAGTATCGGATATCATCTTTATTTTCCCTATTCTTATAGACAGTGTCCATGATAAGGTCTTCATATTTTTCCCAAGTAAGGTATATACCAACGCTTTTCTGTATATCCATATCTACGCCTCCGCAGGTGTTGGGTCTCCGGCGATGTGCACATCAATCAGGATGTATTCCATAGGCTTTACGGGAGTGACTTGTCGACTCACAATAAAGTACGCATCGCTCTTCCATTTGATTACATCGACGACGGACGTTCCGCCGTATATTTCATACCGGATGGTTATGACTGACGAGGAAAGCTCCTCGTCAGTCACCTCTGGCACTTGATCATTGTAAAAAAGTCGCAGGGCAACTCTTCTTGCATTGATATCGGGCATTGATTTTTTCCTCCATTGATCTGCAGTATATTCAACCAAAAGGGGTACACCGATCAGATCATCTATGTAGGTATGTGGGCAGAAGTCCTTCCATTTGATTCCTTCAGACTCCGCCCAGATTTTGAGTAACTCGAGAGCCTGGTCCGATTCGGCATCTTCGTGCGCAACCATGACGATACACAGTTGTCGAATCCAGAGTTTGAACAGTGGGTTCATTTTATCATCTCCAGGAAGTCTGCCTGAGAGATACAGGGGATTCCCAAAGAAACCGCCTTCTCCTGCTTGCTCCCGGCGTTTTCACCCACCAGCACAAACGACGTCTTCGCCGATACGCTGCCGGATACCTTACCACCATTCTTCTCAACCAGCTCTTCAGCCTCCTTGCGCCCAAGCGTCGGGAGCGTACCGGTCACAACAACAGTTTTACCTTTAAGAACGCCGTCAGCAACGAGTACTTCATCCTTCGGGCGCACGCCGGCGGCATACATCATGTTGAGCGCATCGATATTCGTCGGGTTATCGAAGAAGTCCCTGATGGACGTCGCTACGATGTCCCCGATATCCTGAATGCTCATCAGCTCATCATAGGTGGCCTTGAAGACATTGTCAAATGTGCCAAACCTCTTGGCAAGCCGTTTTGCAGTTCCCTCTCCGGAGTTGGGCATGCCCAGCGCATAAATGAAGTGCTTGAGGTCCGGATTTTTCGCAGCTTCGATTGCCGCCAGCAACTTCTCAACCTTCCGCACACCCACCCCTGCAAGCTGACACATTTCATCCTTGTAGGTATGCAGATAGAAGATCGAATCGATGCCCTTCAGCATGCCGGCATTGAACAACAATTTGATCGTTTGCTCACTGAGGCCGTCGATATCAAGGCAATCCTTGGATGCCAGGTGTGTCATCGCACCGACGATTTGCGGAGGACAGCTCAGTGTATTGCTGCAGAATATATGCGCACCAAACTCAATAACTGCAGCTCCGCAGGCCGGGCAGACGACAGGAACAATTACATTCCTCTCAACATTAGAATCGATGCCGGCATCATTCGGTGCGGAACCCATGATCTCGGGGATGACGTCGTTGCTACGGCGGATCCACACCCGTCCATTGATCTTTACTTGCTTTCTCTCAACGTCGCCAGCGTTGTTAAGCGTCGCCCGGCGGATGGTTGCGCCACCAATATCAATCGGGTCCACTTCGGCGACAGGTGTCAGCTTGCCTGTGTGGCCGACTTCCCATACAACATCGCGTATCGTGGTGATAAGCTCTTCAGCCTCGAACTTCCAAGCGATGGCCCACCGGGGATACCTGTTTGTCCACCCAAGAACATCGCGCGTGGGGAAGTCGATAACCTTGATAACGGCTCCGTCGATGAGATAATCCAGACCACTCCTCTGTTTTTGCAGTCCATCAATTTCCTCGATGATTTGCTCGATGCTACCGGTGGCCTTTAGGAAGCGGTTGGTGGGGAATTTGTTCCAGCGCAGGAACTCCATCATGTCCATATGGCCGTTCATTACGCCGCCGGTTGGGCTCATGGCATTCGGGAGGTCAATGTAGTTGACGTTATAGAAGAACGCCCTGATCCCCCGGGCGGCCGTTTCTTTAGGGTTGAGATTGCGAATCGCGCCGGCCACGGCGTTCCGTGCATTCTTCAATTGCGACTCTGACTTGGCGTTATATGCGGCCAGCGCTGACAATGGCATATACGCCTCTCCCTGAGCCTCTAGGAGCCCTTTGTACGGTATCGAAAGAGGAACCGTCTTAATGGTCTTGACCTGCTCCAGAACGCACTCTCCGGTCTCGCCGTCGCCCCTGGTGGTAGCCTGAATGAGATTGCCCTCATTGTATGTGAGATTGATTGTCAACCCATCGAACTTCATCTCAAGAGCATACTGAACCTTTGGAAGATTGTACTCCACTGCAGTGGCTTCAATCTTGGCAGCCCATGAGCGCAGGTCATCAATCGTCCGGACCTTATCAAGGCTATAGAGCGGTGCGAGATGTTTGTGCTGCTGGAACCCTGTCAGTGTAGCGCCGCCCACACGCTGGGTCGGTGAGTTCGGAAGGAAGTAGCCAAGTTCGGCTTCCATTTTCAGGAGGTCATCGAATTTCTTGTCATACTCTGCATCCGACACTCTTGGCTCGTCGAGCACATAGTACCGATACGCCAGGTCATTGAGTTCATCGACGAGTAGTGCCATTGCCTCTGCCATTGGTTTCATTGTTGTTCCTCCTCAATTTTACATCCAGCAGCTTTCATAATGCGAAGCCACTTTTCTTCAGTAGTATGACCATCCCAGTTGGACTTTTCCATCTTGCGAAGATTTCCGAGATCAAAACTGTCCGGGATATGGAATGTTATCTCTCCGCCATTCAGACTTATAACCCTTAACCATCCGGCCCACGATGGATCATCGGCATGGTCTTCATCGTAGTACCAACCTGGGCGCGCCGAGTCATCTGCTGGCCTGCAGCATTCATCCGCCCATAGGTTTGCTTCAACAGCCATTGCCAATGCCAACATATTTCTTTCCCAATAAGCGAGGTCTAGGGCTTGTTTGGCGCTTAGATCCTTATTCCAGGTCGTTATTACTTTTGGAATTTTCATATTCGCCCTCCTTTTATCTCTTATACTAAAGGTTTACTCTTTCTCGCTGTCAAGATATTCATTGCAGTCTTTTGGCAGCACGCAGATAGTGGCTTCAGGAGCATTTTCTTCAATGAGTTTACGGACGATTTTCCAATCTCCTCCGGCCAGCCCGCAGCCAAGCCTGAAAGGTAAATAGAGAGGGAGGTCCAACTTGCGGGAAAGCTCCGCTACAGTGCGAAGACATTTCGTCAATGCATCATAATCTGTCGCCACGCCAGACTGTGCGAATACACTCACTCCGGAATCCAGGTCAATTACTACATTGTCTTCGACCATCTTATTAAGAATTTTCTTAAAGTCAGTGATTCCATCCTGCGCTGCCATGTTGGCGATACAAAGATCGTTTTCAACAGCGACTGTGAGTACTACGCCGAGCTTTAAATCACCGCTCTCATAAAACTGATGATACTGCTCATATGCGTATGGGTACATTCTGCGGATCTGCAGCGCCAGGCCACCGCCCATGACGCCGATACAGTTAACCTGATGGCCAATGATTCCTCTTTTGTTGTCGAGGATGTTTCTTATTACAACATGGTTTTTCATCTTTCCTCCTAAAAAATAAGGGCCCCTGGCGGGGCCCTGGAATGCAGGTGTTACAGTTGCTGTGTCTGCCGCTCAATGACATCCTTACGGATATCGTCGAACTGCTTGCAGTTGAGAGCGAAATTATCTTCAGAGAGAATGACGTAATCCGACATGGATGGAGGAATAAACTCCTCATTCTCCACAGCATTGATGAGGCGTTCGATAGCCAGTCGATGCCTGATATGCTCACATGACATACTGCGAGACTTGTCTGCCAACATGTGCCTAAGACAAGTCTCGGCTGAAGCATAGAGGAATATTCTGACAATCATGCACTCTTTGGAATTGAATACTTGTTTCATTGCCGCTGCCCCTACCCGCTCCATCACGATGCAAATTTCGTCATGCTGCTGGAGTTTTTCTTCAACTTCATTTTTGGATGTGCCATACATGTAGTTGTTGTAAGGAGCTGTTTCTACAAAAAGTTCTTGTCTTTCCATGAGATCAAAAGCATAATTCCCCTTAACAAAATGATAGTTAACCCCGTCAACTTCACCCAGGCGCATCGGGCGAGACGTATGACTGATCAGCTCGCCCATGCCATATGTAGGCTTGATATATTCATTTACCAGTGTGGTCTTGCCGGATCCAGATGGACCCACAATGATGTAGATTGTCTTCATTTACTTACCCTCTCAAATATATTCCCACAGGTATAACACTCACAAAAATTTGGTTGATTAGCTACTGCTCCGCAAAGTTCCTCATTACAGACAGGGCATGGAGGAAAGTTTACTTTCCTTAGTTTACCCCGGCCGGCAGCCAGTTTAAACATTGCCGTTACAGGTGGAGCATAATATGGAATGAAATGCCTTTTTTTGGTTCGCTTTTTGTCATATCGAGGTTCTGCTTTTTCATATCCCTCAACAAGATATCTGGCGCCCGGTGTTGGTTTAGGATTATACTTGTCTTGGTGTCTAAACCATGACAGGCCAAGCCTATCTATCACATCTTTGGGTTTTTCTCCAGGCTGGATAACGCAAATTACTTTGCCTTCCATTTTGGTTCTATGACTTCTAGATATCCATGTGACGGCTTGGCCTATAATATCCATGTATATTACTCCTCTATCAGGAATCGTTCTCTGAAAACCGGATTCAATGTATCAATACATAAGTTGAGGACATTGATAAACTGTGCTTCATCCTTATCGATCAAGTTCCTCGTAATCGATGCAATGGCGTCATGGCCAGCCCAGTCGAGCTGAAGGGCCTTTTCTTCACTTAAGCCGAGAAGCAGATCAAGGGTAACAATAACGCATAGCCTGCCTTCTTCATTTTCCTTAAAAAGCCTCATTACCTCACTGAACAAACTATTCATGTCAGTCCTCCGGCATGATAAGCATAATCGTTGATCCGTTATCAATTGCCTCAAAGGCCATATCTCCATATATTACGCTTTGATGATAACAAGCTCCTTCTGGACTGTCAACCCGCTCTTGAATCAAGCTAACAATTTTAGTTACGAATGATACCATCGATTCTCCTTCCAGTAAAGGAGTCATCGTGTTGGTGAAATTGTCAGAGAGGGTAATTCCTGATTGATATCGAATAGGGTCAAAGTCTGCGGTTTTGCAGCCCCCTTCCTGTGGCTTTAGGCGTAGTTCAGGCATGGTCAATCCCTTTCTTCATATTGTAATTTTTCTCCGCATCTGATTGCTCCAAAGTGAGTGTTTAGGTATTTTGAGAGGAGATGCCTGTGGCAGAATTGTCCAGGTATACAATAACAGGCAAGATGATATGTTGCCTCTTTATCTGGAAAAACCTCTTCAAAGATACCCATGGTGAGAGCCCTATTGAGAATGTCAAAATATCTTTTCTCATATTCATCTGCCGTAATTTTCCCCTTCTTTACCTTGTTCACCATGTCCCAGGTAGGGGACAGTGTCCGTGCATGTCCAGATGCACTCGCTGCCGTGATATCAATTACATTAGGTAGATTCAAGATGTTGGCAACCGATATTTGGACCGTGTAAACTTTCATCATTACTCCTTTCATGTCAAAAAATAACAATAAGTGCTGACAGCAAAAAGCTGTCAGCACTACATACTTTTATTACTTATACCAGATTATCTGTTGGTGGAGGCAAATTCGATGATATATCGAATAGCTTGCTGACCGCTATCATATACGATGAATTCATTGTGCAATAGACTGCTTCCTGCAACTCCCTTGACACTATCAAATCCGGAAGGCGCCTTGAGATGGTAAACGGAGTTTCGCTCCTCTTTGATCCTTCCGCAGGCGACGTCGGCGACGAATAGGAAGGCAGTGGGATGGGCATTTTGACGACCACCGAAGCGGCTGCACGCATACTGGGTAGATTTAGTCGATTGATCAGCGAAATAGATTCCAGGTCCAAACATTGCTCCAGTGATATACACCCCCGACAATTGTGTTGGGAGCTTAAGGAAAGAGGAGAGAATCCCGGGCAGGTTGGCCGTTCTTGAGCCATGAAAAAGTTCTTTGACATTACCAATTCCCTCCTTGAATGCCGGCGCACGCTTCTGCTTTACGCCGAACATATTGACAGCGCTTAGCTTGACGGAGTGATGGTTGCTCTGGGAGTTGATCATATAGTCCTCCAGATGCCGCCATAGACCTGAACCACGTGGAATCGCCCAAAGATCACTATACAAGGAATCGTAGCGTTTGTCGATATCGTCGCTGACGATGACATCCTCCATGCGCAGGGAGTCCTCATAAAATTTCAACAGATCAAGCTCCATGCTGATTTTGTCATCATTACCGATGAGGACATCTTCCAGACTTATTTTCCTGCTGCCGAACGAGCGGGGAATAATGCGGCGATACTGCTCCGATAAACTCTGAATCATTGGAGCATCATGTATCTTGATGGACTTCGCAATCTCCTCAAGCGCTGCCCGGCCCATGCCGATTTGTTTATTACTGAGCTTACCAAGCGGAGCTTTCTGGTCTAGTGTGGCCTGACCATTAATGAATGAAGAAAGGGCTGCTCCGCTTTCATCGAAGATGTGTTGCACGAACTTCCGGACCTCAGGCTCAAGATTGCTCCGGTTTTCTGCTTTAATGGTAGTTGGGGCAGCAATGACTTCATTGGCGTCAATCATCTTCTGGGCTTCGGCGCTGCCAGTGGAACTCTGTGCCAGCTCGATCTCCACGTATCCCTTCTTGGTCTTTTCATGGACGATTGCACTGAATTCCGAGCGAGCCAGACTTGCAGAGATGCCAGAGTTGCCACGCACCTGTTTTGTGGACGTTACCCCAAGCCTTCCGTATTCAGAGAAAATCCTATAGACACCATTAGCTCCCTCATGAAGTTCAATGGTGTAGTATTTGTTCGAGTTTACGCCCACCTCAAAGAAGTTTAAGGTCTTTTTATCCACGACCTTATAGGACGAGAATGGGCTCCCCACATCCAAGTGAGGAGCCCAGTTAAGTGCGCTTAGTCCCATGTTAGCCTCCAAATCCATCCTTTACAGAGTGAGGGCCGTCGATGCCGAGGAAGGTTGCTTCGGTGATTGGGGTAAGTGGTGCCGCGCAGGTATCGATTTCTACTGCAGTGACAGAGGGCGCTGTAAGGGCGGGCACAGGGCAATCCACAATCTTCTTGTAGAGTACATTCTCCCGATAGCGCCGCGCTTCCTTCTGAAGTATCTTGTAGAACAAGATTTCCTTACCAAGCTCTACGTCCTGCACGTTGTTGGCTTGGCACCTTATCTTCCTGATATGGAGCTTGCCATCGAATCCGTAGTATTTTGCTACGGTAACAGGACCACTTGTGAAATATTCGACAATCGGAAGAGCAGCCATCAGTATTTGTACGTTCTGATATTTCTTCGGGATCTCAATCTGTGTGCCGCCCATTGGGACAACATGCTGAGCAGCCCTAAATTCCGGCTTGATGTCGGGTAATTCTTTTTCAATGATCTCGTATTGGGCAGGATTCTGATATCTTATGGAGCGGCTGCCGGCCTGACGAATGATGCCAATGTCGCCAGTTTCCTCAACTTGCGCGAGCAAGTACTCACAATCGGGCTCAAGGAGGTCGGCGCGTTCAACGCCCTTGCATCCCGTTATCTTGATAGAGTCGTCCTGGAAGTCTTTAGGGGACAGAATCAACACGGTTCTGTTTTTGAGCCATCTGTTGAGATCAAAGCCACCTGCGTCAATGACTTTGGCTTTGTCGCCGGGGACCAGCTTCTGAATGTCGAGTGTAGTGTCGCACATGGGTGAGAGTGCTCCTTTCTTTATTTTGGAAATTTTAGAAACGAAAAAAGCGGTTCTATTTGCGCTTCATAGAAACCATCTGCCTTTCCTATTTTATATCTTGTGTCATAGCCATTTTCCTTTTTTTTCCATTTCCGTCTTTAATTGCAGGTATGAGTCAAATCGATTATAATGAACTGAGTAAAAAGCATTATACCACAAAACAATCCACAGTTGGAGGAGTTAAAATGAATCAAGTTAAATTCAAGCAAAAGACTGCCACAGAAATTATTGAGTTCCTAAAAGAAGCAAGGGCTATGAGGCCAGATGAAAGCAAACATGATCCATATAAAACCACGAAGACTGTAGGAAAGGTAAATGCCATTGATATGGGTCTTAATATAGGACAGGACCTGGTTGCGAATATGGCTGGAGCGCTTACTGTCGGATTGGCAGGCACTGCGCTTGGTGGACATTCCAAGTTGCATACTCCAGAAGATATAGCAAAATTGAAAGAGAGCCTGGAGAGTTATAATCATACGCCTGAAGCACACACCCGATTGCACAATGTTATTAATGAAATGCAGCGTGGTGGAGAGGCAAGTCTCGGCGATACAATGAAGAACATCGGGCATAGCTTCAGACGTGATGGCTATAAGAAGACTATGGATGGAATTAAGGCAGCCACAAAAACACCGGCCTTTAAAGATGCTCTTTCATCTTTCAAGAATTCACAAAAGATTCTGATCCCTGCAGGTTTAGGATTGACGGGCCTTTATACCTTAAATGCATATAATCAAGATCGAAAAGATCTTCTTGCTCAGCAAAAGGAAATGAAGAAAACTGCAGCAGTCATTGAGCAGTCAATGCCGCATGCCCGGCCAGAAGATATTCCAGGGACATACTGGTGGATTCGCTCGATGATGGCCAAAAAAAAGTAAAGTGAAAGGACCCCATTTTTGGGGTCCTTTTGATTGGTTGCGGGTGAAGGATTTGAACCTCCGAACCTTCGGGTTATGAACCCGACGAGCTACCAGACTGCTCTAACCCGCGATAATGTTATACCATTTTTACGACTTGCTGTCAACTCTTATAAACGATTCCGTCCTCAGAGTGTGATTGAAACTGGTGGAGAGCAGAAGCAACTTCAGCCACTCCGCCCGGTTTGGAAAGCACGTTGCGCTGAAGTGCGCGAACAAATGAGTCCATAATAAGATCGAGACCACTGCTGTTGAGTAAAATGCGAAATGAATTGTCTTTATAGGTACCTGAAACTTCAAGCCTATTGTTACCTTTTTTTTCTTCTTTCGCCTCAATAAAAAGAACCGATGCCATAACAGCACCTCCTCATTGTTTTATTACTTATACGGTTTTTCTGATTATGAAATGAAAATTGCGCCTGTTTTGAGATTGTGGTATGATAATCCAGAGAATATGCTGCGGAAGAGGTGCAAACAATGAATTACACATATAGAGACGCTTTGATGGATTTAGAGAAACTTGAGTCAACATTGCTTACTGAGGAATTTGAGAAATTCGCAGAAGAGATGATGGAAAAAGAAGCTCTGCCACTTGGCGCTATTTGGAGTGGCCTCAAGGCTTTTGGAACTGGCGCAGGTCAAATATTGCGCGGTGCCGGCAGATCTGTCGCTCCTGCATTGAAGGGTGTTGGTTCAGCACTTTCAAAAGGTGTAGGCGCAAAGACCCTTGCAGAAGGTGTTGATGGCGCCAAAGGTTTGAAGAGTTCGCTTGGCGAACTTGGTAAGACAGTAAAGGGCCAGGCCTCCGGCGTCGCAGATAAGATGAAGGACCTTGGAACTCAGACTAAGAAGTTCATGAATCCTCCAAAACCGGTTGCGCCAACTCCTCCAAGTACGGCGCTGGCTACTATTCCGAAAGAGAAGGGATTTACTACCCCGGATGGAGTGAATACCCAATCCAACACGGCGGCGGGAAGAAATGCTGGAAAGCCCAAAACTGGTCTCGCTACAACACCGAAACCAAATACAGACTTCACCACCCCAGGCGGAGTAAATACCCATTCTGATACAGCAGCCGGAAGACGGGCTGGTTCTGGACTTCCTGCGCAAAGACCAGAAAGTGAATGGCTCATGAATACAATGATACCTAAAGAGCAAGCTGCTGGTGCAGCCGGCGCTGTCAAGAAGAAGATGCCTGAATGGGTGGTCCCCGGTGCGGTTGGTGTCGGCGCGGGTGCATTGGGTATGCATGCATACGACAATAATCAGGCGGATAAGGCTGCAAGCGATGTTTCTTGCACAGACATGCTTGGTTATATGGATGTTTTGGCGGCCTCATTATCTGAAGAAGATTTTGAGAAAATTTCTCAGGAGATTATGGAAAAGAACGCCAATGTGCTTATCAATATGGGAAAAGCCATTGGTCGGAGTGCTGAATCAGCCGGTGCTCGCAAAGCAATAGGCGCAACCCTTAAACAGGACGTTAAAGCTGCAAAAGGAACTTTTAAGGCTGGCGTTAAAGACCTGAAAGATAAGGCCAAGCTGGATAAAGGCAATGTCGGAAAACCCGCCCCCGCAGCAGCCCCGGCAGCGGCAGCTACACCAACTCCCGCAGCGGCCCCGGCAGCAGCACCGGCAGCGGCTCCACAGTCTTTAGCGACTCCAGCCCCGGCGGCCGGCGCAACCGGCGCGGCCCCGGCAGCACCTGGAAAGAAGCCAAAGAAACCTGCCTCCTTTACCGACAAGGTAAAAGCATTCGGAACAGGTGCAGGCGTAGGCGCACTCGGCGTAGGTGTTGGATCGCAGTTTATAGGGAAGAAGCCTGATGAGCAGCAATCGGTGTATGCATGTGCCGACATCCTTCATGATTTCGATAAGGTTTCTGTTGATTTAAGTGAAGAGGACGTAGAGACTCTTGCAAAAGAAATCCTGCGTGATATCATGTAAGGACAACGGGAGGATGGTTGTCCATGAGTACCAGAACGCATAAGGGGCCAAATCCAAAGAATCAAGACTCTCAAAAGGTTGCGGTAACCGTTCTTGATGGTCGTATACAGAACACCATCAACATCATTGATAGTAAGCCGCATGCCAAATATATTAGATATCTGCTTTCAAAGAGATACTCTCCGAGGCAGATAAAAAATGAACTACAGCGACTAGCTCTTTCAGCGCCTCATGAGAAGGCGCTGAAAGCTTATTATTTTGCCGTCATGGATCCTGTAATTAAGACGCTTGGACTCGGAAAACTTTATTCAGATTATAAGAATAAACTTCTCCGAACTGATAACATTAAAGGTGATTTTGTTAATTACTTGTTGAAGTTCCGGCTAGAGCTCGATAGATCTCTGGAGGACCAGGTTTCTTTTTGCAAATTTGTTCAAGAGATGGATATTGAAGAATGCTGGTCTCATGAAGTTTTGGGGTTTTATGGTACGGTAGCCAACATCCCCGAAGATGAAAATGGCAATCGAATTATCAAGACACCGAATTTCAGGGGAACAGTTCCTGAAAAGATTCTAATGAGCGAGAAGCGCTACCTGATTGATAAGTTCGTTTTAGAGAACGTTCCAGATGCCAGAATCAGCGCTTACGCCAGAACAGAACTCAAAATACCGATTACTGATGGGGATGTTTCCTATTATAAGAAAGTATTCTTCAATCTGCGCACCAAAGGTTTCGATGAAAAGATACAAGCCCTAGAGTCCGAGAAGACATCCCTGGAAAGTTTCATTGAGGTCATCGCCAGCGATAATGAGATGGAGGCCAGCGAAAGGGCGCTCATAAGGCGACAGACTAACGATAGGATCAGGGAGCTTGAGGATAGCATCAAAACATTGAACATGTTGTTCAGTGAGTCTGTAAATGGACAACTCCGCACTGAGAATGAATCTATAGAACAAATATTCCTTGATGTACTGCATCGTACACACAACCGGTTCAAGCAACTTGATAGGAGTCAGGACCGCGACGTCGTGGAACCAATATTTAAGACAGTCAGGATTCTGGCTATGGCAGCAGATAAGCTGGAGGCTCTCAAAAAGCATGACGACTCTGGCAATGAAGACAAGCATTCACAGACAGAACTCTTGCAGCTATATAAGGCTCGTGTGGATGAGGCTTATGACGAGCAAGATGTAAAGCTAGTCAATCCGCCCGGGGGCGATGAAGATGCTGAAGGAATCCTTGGATTGGATGAGATTGGTATGATTCCTGGAGGAGAAGAAGAGACAGACGAATGAATAAAAAAGGAATAGGGACCCCCATCCGGGGTCCCTATTTTTATTCATCACCTAGTGACTTTACTTCACGCGCAACTCTGATGTTGTCCACGGCCTTGGCCAACGATAGCGCTACGATGTCGATTGCTCCGCCCCTTATTTTAAGACGGGTAGTTCTTGACATAATTGAACCATCGATAATTATGTCATTGTCCTCGCTGCGAGCCTCAAGATTAATGTCTATAAGCTTCGCATCTTCAGGCGTGATAATAACCTCACTGTCTTGCATATTGTCCCTCCTTTGCAGATTTATATGTTGCTCTCTCCGGAAGCTCCTCCCGGACATATGAATCAAGGAACTTAATAAAAGTGTCCCTGGTCCTTTCTTGATTGGTGACATCCACGATGAATTTGTGGTCGTTGGTAGCCCAATCCACGAAGCACTCCAGAAGATTCATATTCATGGCCATATGGGCGATCAGCCATTCAGGCGGATCTTCTTTGCAAAGCCCATTGCCCGTATCATATTTTGCGAATTCTTCCACATTGAAACTTCCTTCGATGTCCTCAAAGAGATATATTATTTCATGCCTTAGGCCAATTTCATAAGCCATAGCATACACCTTTTCGGCAGAGTAGAACATTACATTATCCCACTTCCAGCGCCGCTGCTCTTCTGTAATTGCATCCCTAATCTTATCAACATCAAATTCCGAACTGGCAATTGTACTCTCAAGGTTGAGTGGCATTCCCTTTACATACTTGATTGCTTCTGGGCAATCAGAATCAATTGCTCTACTACCGAGAATTTCGCGGCCATCTTTTAATTCCGAGCAAAGTGCAAGTAATTCAGAAGAATCCGCACTCATTGCAATCCGACGAGCTTCTTCCTCATTTGCAGCCTCCACCGGTACAACTATGCAGCATGATATATCCATCAGATATAATGGCTTTGGCTTCTCATCTGGACGCCCTTCAATTACAACAAGAGGAACCTCGTCAAAGTTGCCATCACTGAGTTCACCGATTCCAAGGGTGCCGAGAAGACGAGCCTGTGCCTCGGGAGTGAGGTCACGCGCCATGACTTTGAATTGCATATTTTTCATGCTTTCCCCTCCATAAAATTTAAGAGGAGCAATTTGCTCCTCTTTTATTCCTTATACCGTTTTTTCTTCTTCTTTGGATAAAACTTCTTATAGATTTCAAAATCCCCGTATAATACTTTGCTTAATCCTTGTTGTAATCGCCTTGGGTAATGGAATGGCCAACTATGTTCTCTGCCATTGACCATTCTGGCGGCTCGTGTCGCAATCATCTTAGCTATTGAGAAGTCGTTATCACCAGGGATGTGACAATGATATATTTCTGGTGAAGGGGCATCTTCGGGTGGTTTAAGATTCACGACGGTCCAATAACAACCGCCGCTGTTTGGATTTCTTACAACAATGAAATCTCCTCTAGAGAATCTTATGTCTCTGGACATAAAACCTCTTTCCGCCGTTTAGTACAGCTTATAAGTGTTTCCAGCTCCCTGTGCTGTCAACTCTTATTATATCACCAAACCCCTCGGATTTCATAGGCGATTCCAATGCGATATACATACTTCTTATTACATCTTGTGGAACTTGCCTTTCACGATTGTGCTGCCGGGCAAATGCTTCTTTGTAATCGATATCCATATAGACAGCAGTAATGGATGCACCGTATTCTTTTGCGATAGCAATCCACTCATAACGCTGTGACTTCGTAAGGTTGCAATTATCGAGGATAATGAACTTTTTATCCTCGAGTGCTTTCCTGTACCTATCCAGCGCTATGATCTTTACCTGAACTTCAAATTGCTTATCAAACTCAACTCCAAATACTTGCATGCGGATCTCATCACGATTAATCCGCACTGTATCTTGTTCCATCATATCTGCCGCCCAGGTGGACTTTCCAGATCCCGGGATACCAATCATCATTGTTACGTCGGATGCCATAGATGCCACCTCAGTTCAAAATTTCGATACCGGTAGGAATATCAATCTCTGGATAAACAGACACCTTTTTGCCATCCTCGTCAATAAAGAATGTGCTCACGACGGTGACCTCTTCCGGCTGTCCCTGATCCCCGATCTTGATCATCGTAGTGGAGGACTGGCCATATGCGACTACTTTTTGAAGAATCCACACCTTGCTGTCACCCTGCGTGATGCGTACTGATTCTCCAAGTATGGATGTTGATGGTAGTTGGGTGTCTGTCTTTTTGGAAATATCTTCCATCCCAACAGAAGATATTTCCTTCATCAGGTTTTGAGACACTGACAGGATACGATCACGAGTTCTTGTTTCCGACTTCTCGATCTCATTCCGCAGCAAGAGACGCATGCGAGATTCAATACCCTTGTTGTTCCTATCGATAACCTTATCGACCTGCGACATTACAGTCGCTATGGCGTCATTGACATATTTTGTTATCTGAGCCATTAAAGTATACCTTGCGGTGGCAGTGAAAAACATATCGTAACCCCCTCAATATGAGCAGTGTTTTACCAATCAAATGTATATCATTATGAAGCCAATGTCAATAATAGACTGAAGGATTACCCTTCAGTCTTGCACTCTTTTTAGTTTTGAAATTGCTGACGACAACAGATTCTCAGTAGTATAAAGAGGCAATCCAGCCTCATCTGATATTTTTTCGACATCTGTGATTTTGTCACGATTGATTCCGAATACGATACAAATTACCTTTTTCTCTGCCTGTGTGAGCAAATCAAGATTTTTCATAACGGTTTCATATGGAATATCTATCTTGATTATCAACTGCATTACCTCCTTTTCTTACTTATACTTGGATTGATTTTTACTTCATTGTATAATAAGTCTGGAAGAGGTGGCCTTCGTGAGTAAAAAAACCAAAGAATTCCTCGAAAAATACGCTGAAGAGGAATACCAGAGGATAAAAGAAGAAGAAGCTTTAAACCAGCAGGCGAATGAAGAAGCGCAAGCCATGGCTTCTAGTGCTGACGAGCAATACAGCGAATTGAAGTCAAAACGGGTCAATCAGAAATATGAAAACCAAAAGGACGGCAAGCCTCTTATGAGGAATGTTATCGTCCCTTCGATTTTTGCAGAAGCCACATATCTGCTGGACGGTAGGCCATTGCGGCTCAAAAATAGAAAATACTATCGCTTCATTCACGATGCTGACATTACCAATGGCCTATTGAAGACGGCCCGCCAGGTTGAAAAGTCTACAACCTTTTCAGTTAAAATTGCAGACGATACGCTTCTCACGCCATTCGTTAGGAGTCTATATTATGCACCATTAAATGAACAGGTGAAGATGTTCTCCGAAGATAGACTCGGGCGCCTGTTTGTATATTCTCAGGCCGACGTTATCAAGAGAACATTCATCCGATCTGCAGACAAGCAGAATGTCTTCAATAAATCTTTCTCAAATGGATCATTGATATATCTTAGACACTGTTACGGCCTAGGCGACAATATGCGTGGTCTTTCTGTCAACAACACATACGGAGATGAAATTCAGGATATTGATATCGATGCTATCCCTGTTGTCCAGGAGTGCCAGGCCCACGCACATGACCTAGGCCCCGGCATTATGTCCCGGTGGTTTGCCGGCACGCCAAAGACGTTCTCCAATACAATTCAGGAACTCTGGAATCGAAGCAATCAATGCGAGTGGATCATCCGCTGCCCGGCGTGTAACCGGGACCAGATTCTTGGATTAGAGAATATCACAGAGCATGCTTACCTATGCAGAAATTCAAAATGCAGAAAGCCGCTCACTGCTGAAATCATATCTGAGTTTGGACGTTGGTTCAAACTCAATGAATCTTCGGAGACATGGGGATTCCATATCAATCAGCTTATGTCTCCAGCCATGCCGGTGGAGGAAGTTTTTGCAAAGGTTAATACCTATGATAAGCAGAGGCTATTCAATGAGGTATTGGGTCTTAGTTATGAAAACGCAGAAAAGCCATTCCCTCCGACATTACTTGCATATATTTCAGCAAATGATTTGAAAATGATGTCTCAGCCTCAAGGATATTTTAATAACGTTCCCATCTTTATGGGTGTTGACTGGGGCACTGGAGAGCGCTCCTACACAGTCGTTTATATTGGCGCATATAATAAGGAAGGGCAATGGCAACTTCTGTACACCCACAAGTATCACACTAAGGAAGAGAATGAGAGAGATTACCAGGTTCGCGACATTGCTCGCTTAATGACAATATTTCATGTCGGATATTGCATCGCTGACTATGGTCACGGCTTTCAGTCAAATCAGCAATTGAAGAATCTCTTTAAAGAGCGTTTTGATGCCATGTTCTATTCCAGTAGTCTTGGGCAACTCAGAATATATGATTCGCAGAAATCGCACTGGGTCGTCAACAGAACAAGAACCATTCATGAATACGTGACTGCCCATAAAGAAATGCGAGTTGTCTGGCCGGGTGCAAGCAAAGAGGAGATCGAATTTCTTTATGAACACCATCTGGCTGAGCAGACGGAATATAAATCCATGCGTCCAAAAGCAGGACAAAATATCCTAATAACCAGAAGTGAAGAGATGTACTACTCTCACCCTGCAAGTTCTCCGGATGATGGTATGCATGCTGGCGTGTATGCATATACGGCTTCTTTGATTAAGCCGGCCGGCGGCGCTTCACAATACGGTTTCGCCGGGGCCGTATCGAGGTAGGCGCTATTGCCTTTGCGGATAATTGACAGTATAATTGATGAGAGGTGAGCGAAATGCCATTATCTATGCTCGATGCTTTGAAAGATATGAAGGTACAGGATGTTTCTCCTGTCAGTGTTGACTCCCCCATGACTAAGTCAAAAATGAGGGGCGCTTTTGCTGCAAAGGTTGAGGCGTGGGCTAATCAGATTCTGAAGGATTATTTTGGTCACCAAATGGACCTCAATACATTAATTGCAAACATAGCTCAGAAGAACAATCTTTCATCCGAACAGATCAGCCGTATCATTGAAGAAGTTAACAGCGAAGTTTACCTCACAGAATATGAGAAGTCAAAAGGCAAGCCGAATCGGGAGGTTAAGTTCGTTATCGCTGAACTTCCCAAGATAAAAGACTTGATGGGCAACAACGCTAAAGCAAATCAGCAGCCGGTGAAGGAGCCTGACGTTGGAGGTGTAGAAACTAAAATGGACAAAAAAGCAAACATGTTTGAGGATGATGGTGACAAATTAAGCTTCCTCAATTACACGACACATGACACATCCGGACTCGCGGAAGACAAGAGAGTTCCACGGGAAGAGTATCTTCGCAGAACCCTCGCAGATAAAGTAGCGGCGGTTTACAGTGAATACGAAGCAGCTTTCCTTGAACATGGTTCAGACCTTGATTGCATGGCAGATGCCCTGATTGGGTATGAGAAGTTGGGCCATGATGCAGTTGAGATCTTCACAAAGATCTGCAACGATGCAGAGCTCCAGATCAAGTATCAGTACCCGATTATCAAGGCCACCACTGAAAAGATCGCCAGCTTGGTTGAAGAGCGGCACCTGCATGAATCATTCTCCATTAACCTGCAGCCTGTGGATTTCTTGCAGCAAGAGAAGGGTCTTTCCCTTGGAAAACATTCACTTCTCAAGCAAGCGCGTGAGGATCAGAACAATTCCAACAAGGAACTACCGAATGTGAAGACGAACAAGAAGCTCATCAAGGGTTACAAGGATCTGGTTCAGATGGCGAAGAAAGTCCAGCAAAGTCAGAGCGCTGTAGAGGCGGCAACAGCGAAAAAAGAAAAGATTGCATCTATCCTTGAGTAGTTCTTGAGCAGTTGCATTTTCCTTTTTTCTGTTGTATCATTGATGAAGTAAAGCAATGTCAATAAAATACCAAAATATCGAGGAGGAATAAAATCATGGCTGGCAAATATGATGAACTTATCGAAAAGGTAGCTGGCAACATTTTGGCCGAAGCTGCTGAGGAAGATGATCAGGAAGATGAAGTTGCCGACGAATCTGATGAAGGTGATGAGGGCGACGAAGGCGAATACGAAGACGGCGCTGACGAAGACGGCGACGAGGACGAAGACGGCGACGAAGACGGTGACGATGAAGACATCAGCGCCGAAGCTGCTGCCATCGACGAAATGGTTATGGAAAAAATCGCGGGCATGGGCGCCGCTGATCGTGCTGCTTTCGCAGCGAAATATACAGCGCAGGATGCCATGGGCAGGGCAAAGGGTGTTCCCGCATGGGTTCGTGGCGGCGGTGTTAAGAGGACTGCTGGAAAGTATAAGGATGCTCTTCTTGGCAAGACCAAGGATGACATGGGCCGCACACTCGGCGAATACAAGGCAATAGCCAAGCAGACCAAGGCTGACCATCTGGCGAAGGCCCGCCCCAGAGCTGCCAAAGAGTCCCAGAAGAAAATGAATGAAAACTTCATCAACCCCCTTCGCAAGAAGGTTTGGGGCGCTCGCGGAGCTACTGCTGCAGCCGCAGCCGGCATCGGTGGTGGCACATATGCCGCTATCGCTGGATCCAAGAAAAAGCACAACAAGACCGCCAGTGAAATAGTGGGCCGCCTTGAGCAGTACCTGGAAGAGTCTGAAATGATGAAGCAGGCTGCCGATGAAGTCATGAACGAAGCAGCTGTCATCGAAGATGCGGTCCTGAAGGTCGCCATGGACCTGGGTCTCTTTGACGAATAATCCAGGCATATAGGTTATCAGCAGAATTCCTTTCTGAAAGGCGTTCCTTCTTAGGAGGGGACGCCTTTCTAGATAAAATATGGGGGAAGAAATAATGACTCGAGAACTGTTGGATAAACTGAGGCAGGTAGAGAAAATATCTGCACCTGAGGAATATGAGGCGTACTGTGAGGAGATTCTAAAAGAAGCCGGAGTTGCTGGGAAACTTTTGAACGTCGCTATGTATGCTCCGGCTGGAATTGATGCAGCACAAACTGGTGTATCTAAGGCTAAGAGCATACTGAATAAGCCAATCATGGTACCAAGTGTGAGACCAATCGAATCCATGAAGACACCCAATATTATAAAGCAAGCCGCATCTTTTTCTTCATATTCACGCGATAAAGACAAGGAGCGCGAAGAAAGAGAAAAGGATAAAGAGCTGGGTGTAATGAAGTACCTCCCATTTCTAGTTGGCGGAACAACACTTGGATTGGGCGCAAAAGCTGTGGCGAATAAAGGTTTTCGGCATGCAGGAAATGTTGCTTTCAAAGGTGCCGTGAAAGGCCTAACCCAAGTAGCCGGAAAACTTCCGCCTGTGAAATGGGCCCTTAATTCTCTTGAAAATGGTTTCAAGGGAAGCCTAAATCACTTTGAATCCAATATCCAGAAAGGCACCCTCTTGCCAACGAAGAAGTTAAACGATAGAGCCAGGCAAGCCCTTGCAAACGAAAATGATATTGCATTTAAGATTGCTAAGAAGTGGGGCGAGGATGTTAATAAATATTCCAATAAATACGAACAAAACTTCAAAGGCGCCTTCGACCAGTGGATGAAATATATTGGAAATGATATCAAAAAAACAAATCCAGAAGCATTCAACGCTAAAAGGGAAGATTTTGCGCGTAGATTTGCTAAAAACTATACTAAGGAAAATGTAATGCCCAAACCGCCAGATCGTGAAGAACTGCGCAAGGTATCTGAAAAGATGACTGAGGATTTAAAGAATCCAAAGCCAACTCCACAGAATGACTCCATCCACAATATTATCGGTGGTCTTGGTCAGGGACTTGCCTTCACAACAGGCGCATTTGGCATGCAATTGGCTGCCGATGAATATTTCAGACGCAAGGATAATGACGAACTCAGACAAACATTGCGTAAATCCATGAACAAGGATAATTCAAACGATAGATCTGATGATAGGAACTATACTCCAAAGCAACTCGCAAATCGCATCGCTATCAAGCATATGGCCGATAATGACACCCATCGGCACGCAAGCGATGCCGATCTTGAGGCAGAGAAGCTTGCAAGGTCTCCATGGCATGAGCGCACCAAGATTCGCCAAGCTGTGACCAGATTCGTGAAAAGCCAAGAATTTCAGGATAATATCATTGGCTCTGCCAAACAGTCCATGATGAATGCAGCGATACCGGCTGGTATCGGTATCGCAATCAACAGGGACCTGAAGGGAGATCTCCATAAACTACGTGATCCGAACGGAAATGCAAAGCCAGGTCGCATTGTTATCGATATCCCAATTGAAGATAAGATGTCCAAGAGCGCTGCTCTCTCTGACAAAACAAGGGCGATCTTGGACAAGGATGGTCTGCAAGCCGCCATAAGAGCAGTGCGGGCACGGAAACCTAAAACTATGCCATCGAATCCAACCATCAACAAGTCCAGGGAAGCTCTGAAGGCGGAAGCTTGGAGAGCTGCAAAAGTTATTGCGTGGACACTCCCTCCGGCGGCCGTTGTTGCTTTAACTGGACGCAATGTACGTGGCAATTTCGAGAAGATGAACAAGCAGGATAAGCTGCAGCCAATAAAGCCAGGGATGGCCAGGGTGACTATCGAAACTGGTGACAAGCATTATAGCAATAACGATATGCAGCAGATGAGGTGAAAACATGGCCGGGACTCAAGCAAATAAAATTCTAGGGCCTATCCGCGAGGCGGCCCTATCCCAGAAGACAATCATACTCGAATACCGTGATGCCGATGGCAAGGTAACACAGCGGGAGGCGGAGCCTTACGAAATCAACGACAAGGGGCTCTATGCCTTTGCTTTGAATCGTGATGCGATTCGACTGTTCAAGATCGACAATATTATCAGTGTTCGCAACACCGGACATCCTTTCATACCACGGTTCCCAATCAAAATCACATGAGTTAGTTTGCAGTATACAATACTTATGTTATAATCGAAGCGATGGAGGTGGAAATTATGAGTTTACCAAAAGGTGCCGAAGGTCATCCCGGATTCATAGCGTGGAAAGGCAAGACTGCTACCAAGGCTGAGTCAAGCCCTGAACCTGAAAAGAAAACCGAACCCGATAAGCAGGTGGAAGCCAAAAAGGATCCGCCAGCCGATGAAAAGAAATAACGGATCATCACGCCAAGGAATTGAATCCAAGGGGGTGTAGGGCAGGGCTCATGGCCCTGCCCAATTCGCATGAAGCATAGTATTAAAGACGAGGACATCATCAAGAAGTCCGTAGATGAACTCGAAACCGAATTCGGTTACAGGAACGCTGTTATCGATAAATATGCATTCGATATCACTATCAACCCAGCTACCATAATCGGTAATACGCTGGGTGGTTTAGTTGGTTCCTCAATTTCAGGCAAAATAAGGGCGAAGAATCAACTTCGCCAAAGTCTGGAAGAGAGTGGACCAGTAATAAGTATGGGGCGTGATCACGTTGAAGAGGTACAAAATATCTCAAACAACATTGAGATCATTTTTACCCCCATGAGTACACTGTATATGGTGAAACTGGGTACCAGGACTGTAACCCTGGACACCATCAATACAGAAGAAATGGACGATGAAATGTACGACGCCTGGAGAAGGCGCGATGCGCAGTATTATAAAAATCTCATGCTGAACAAGATGATGTCTGAGATGCAGCTTGTTGAGCAGATGTATGCCCGGCGCTTATTGCAAAAAAAGATGGATCTTGAGAATGCAATCAAGAAAAAGGCATCTGATGATTTTGAACCAGAAGAAACTGATTCAGAACTTGGAATCAACGAATTTTTCTCAGGCATCGTCTCTCTTAAGGAGGCTTGCGAGAAGAACAGCAAGATCACCGAGTTCTTGATGAAGGATGCTGATAACGAAGACGAAATGCTTCTCTCATGGGGATTGGATCGCCCGATTGCAAAGTACGCCGGTGCATTATCTGGTGCAATGCATTTCTTTGGAATGGATACATCCGCGCAAAAAATAAAGGATATCCAGAGCAAGTTTCTGAATCAGGACTATCTCTCAAAACATCTCAAAATTGTTTTCATGCCTGACCGGGTCATGTTTGTGGTCGATGATATAACGATGACCCAGATTTCCTCCTTAGATATGAACGAGGAGGGAATTAAGAATTTTAGGGAACAGAACCAGACGTATTTCCGCGCGATGTTCATGCAGCAAGCTAAAAAGGGCATTGCTGAACTAAAGCCCAAAATGGTCATCAGGAAAAAGGCATCACTCTCCGGTGACATATCCGAGATATTCAAAACCACCGAAGTTCACCCAATGATATATGCGAAGGTGCTTGATAAGAAATACAAGAACTGGACCAGTTACGATCCAGAGGTTCTTATCAGTGAAATCGAAAGAGACTTCGCCATTGAGGACACAGGCGTCAATGATCTCGTGCTGAACAAGATACTGACCATTCAGGCGCTGCGCAAAAGTGCAATGATGTTCAGCGATCCCTTATATTTTGAGAAATGTGTGCGCTCATTGACCGACAAGCCGGTTGATTTCGAGAGATGGCAGCCAGACAATACTGGTGAAGAAATCATGTGGACACTCCAGATGATGGATTCGCTCACCCCGGGGCAGGATATCTTCGACAATCTCTCAGAAGATGTTGAGGATTATATCATCATGTGCCTGGTCAACCAGGAATATCGGACGATGCTGGTAAAGCAGTCAATCATAAATTCAGAATACGAGCGCCAGTTCTTTGAAACTTTAAATGATGATCTTCTTTTAGAGTGGAACAAGATGGGGTGCGAAAAAGCCATCAGCGACGCAGAAGTGGATGCCGTCACAGGCACGAATGAAAGCGTTATCGAAGTATCTAAAAAGGTGCTGCAGATCATCCGTCAGAACAGCAAGATTGACTTCGCTGACGTTGGCTACATTGTGCAGCAGGCCGGGGACAAGGCGGGCCTGACCCAGATTATCATCAATGCCGTGAAAAAGAATGTACGGCTGAATCTCGGAGTCGATATGATGATCGATATGAATGATTCCGAGCTTCACGAGCAGACACAGTTATATAACCTGTAAAGGGGTGATTCCTGATGGATGTTAAGGAACCAACATTTAGAGCAATGAGCATGAGGGAATTCTCAGCAATCGATCCTCAAGCAAAATCGATTGTGGATTCTTATGGTGTGGCTGTACCTAAGTCTGCCGCCAGAGAAGAAGAAGGCATGAGCAAGTTTGCCTCATTCCGTCAGAACCTGGTACAGGACCCATACCCATCGCCATTCCTAAATCTTTCCGATACTAAAATTCCGAACAAGATGTCAGAGTTGTTTGAGCTCTGCCGTTATTTCTATATGTTCGACCCACTCATCGCCGGCGCCATCAATTCTTTGGCGACGTTCCCGGTGACAAACCTATATCTCGATGAGAGCAAGATGGCCGACAAGGCCAAGGTGGGCGCTGATGGAAAGAAGACTGGCGTTAAGGACGATAGTCCGCAGCTTAAAACATATAAAAAGACGCTGTTTGAAAACATCAACCTCAACAAGTTGCTGATTGAGATCGGCATAGATTATTGGTTGTATGGCAACTGCTTCATTTTCGGCGAGTTCTGGACCAACCCAGATACCAAACAGAAGGAATGGCGGCATGTCGTGAGACTCGATCCGAGTCGCATGATTATCGACCATAACGAAGCCACCCGTGAAATCAAGTATAAATGGATGATCCCTGAGAAAATCAGGCGCATCGTTACAATGAAGAAACCCATGAGCGAGTATGAAAAGATACCCGATCTGGTAAAGCGTGCTGTCACAAAGAACGAAGCGCTGGTTATCAACCCAAACAATATTTTCCATTTTAGCCGTCCGACGGACAGTATGGGAGATACGGTTTGGGGTACGCCGGTAATTGCTAATGTCATGAAACTTCTGATGTACAGAAACGTCATGAGGCAGGCCCAAGAGGCTATCGCTCGGGAGCATATCGTTCCTTTCCGCATATATTACTTCGAGAGAAACGCTCAATCCGATCCGATGGTCAACTGGGGCGGCGTCACAGCTGATTTTGCAGCCGAGTTGAACAAATCCTCAAAAGACCCAAATTACAAGGTCATCTCCCCTCTGCCGGTTAATGTATTGAACTTGGGCGGCAATGGCCGGGCGCTGATGCTTACACCGGAAATCGAGCAGGTCCAGGGTGAGATTCTGGCCGGCATGAACGTACCTAGAGAATTTATCTTTGGTGGAGTTACATGGTCGGGCAGCAGCATCTCCCTGAAGATTCTCGAAAATCAATTTATAACCTATAGGTTATTAATACAGGGATTCTTGAATTTCCTTGTCAAGAATATGGCCAAGGTACGGAATGAATGGCATTCAGAGGAAGACAACGATGCAATTCCGTCTATCCATATGCAAGATTTGAAAATGCAGGATGACGTTCAGCAGAAGCAGCTCATCGTTCAGATGAACCAAGCTAACAAACTTCCTGATGAGCAGCTCTATAAGGCTATGGACATGGATCCTGAAAAAATTGTCGCAGGTCTTGAGGCTGAGGCAATAAAGAGGATAGAGACAGATAAGAAAATGCAGATCCTCAGGATTGATGCAAATGAGGAAGTGCAGGAAGCAGATATTACCGCGCAAGTAAAACTAGCTCTCTTCAAGGAGAGATTGAGAATTAAGATGTCTCAATCTACAGATGAGGTGGAGCGAAACGTTGCAATGCAGATGTTCGGTATGGGGGCAACTCCACAGCCACAAGTTGACGCAATGGGCAATCCGATACCCGGACCGGTAGGGCCCGGGGGAGCGCCGGGAGCGCCGCCGGCAGGCCCGGGTGGAGCTCCGGGTACAGACCCAACAGCGCCGCCCGCCGGCCCTGGACAACCAATGGCTCCTACGGTAGCAATGGCAGACGCCGGTGATGTTCAAGACCCTGCCGCTGGAAAAGATAAGGCAAATGTGCCGGACCAAATAGATTCTGTGAATGTCGGCGACACCAAAGATATTGATGCTGAGATTCAAAGAATCTCAGCCATGCCAGATAAGCAAAGAGCTGCAGCTTTAACTCAACTTCCAGCCGCGCAACAAAAGGCAATTGCAATGAGGATGGAAGCCATGAAAAGCCGCGAGAATTATGGCAAGGGATATGCAGATGCCCAAGCCCTCGCAGAGCGCATCGTAGCAATGCCTGAGCGTCAACAGGAGGCTGCGCTGAACACTATCCCTGTACAGATGAGGGATCGTGTCATGGTCTTTGTAGAGCAGCTACAGATGCAACAGCAGGATGACCAAAAGGCACAGCAAGTACAGCAAGGCCAGGCACAGCAAGGCCAGGGCCCGGCGACAGTTGATATGCGTCCAATGCCTGAACAAAAACCACCTCGAAGGAAGAGTTTGAACGGAGGTTGAGGCTATTATGGCCAGCCGCTTCCCAAAAAAGAATATAGCGTCCTTCCTATTGCCGGGTGAGGCCGCAAATGCTGAAGCAATATTGAATAGTGGTAACTGCATAGTTACCACTATTCGTCCGTATGCGAGTTGTCCAGACACATCGGTTATGCTCTATATCGAGTATGACCAACTGGTGGAAAATATCACAGAAAATGACCTTCAAATGAATGACAAAAAAAGAAGGGTTCAGTGTTTTAACCTTAACTGGGGTAATAACCTTGGGAATGTAGATAGAATACTGAACGATCCAGAATGTAACATCATTCATAAGAAGGAGTTTCCTTGTGCAAAGGGCTCGTTTATATTATTATATATGTATTGGGAAGAACCCTTTGCAACAGATGATGTAGAACCTTTTTAGTAAGTCGGGAGGAATAGCTTCATGAATGAACAAGACAGAATAAGGCTGGACCGCGAAGCTTCTGAGATGGAGTCCAAGGTCTTGGCGCTCGTCAAATCGAAGTTTCCAATGAAGCTTCAGGGCGGAATTCTGAATGTATCCGACCTGAAGATTGAGCGCCCGGCTGGTCTGTTTAATCTCACAGCTCAACATAATCTCAAGATGGACGACGGAAGCCTATACGGTGCTCTCCGTGGTCGCTTCAACTTGAGCAATGACAAGGGAAAAGTGATAAAGCAGACAAATGTGCAAGATATCATCAGCACAATTCCATACAAAACAGTCCGTGGCAGTTACATTGCCGGTGGAAATGAGCGCACAATCTCAGCTCAGATGCGCCAGGCACCCGGTATTTACACAGAGCGCAATGGAACTGAGGTCATAACCAAGATACGGTTTAATGCAACGAGTGAGTTATGGACCTCACCGATCATGATGCATTATGATCAGTCGAAGTCCAAGTTCTTTCTGCGCTTTAAAATCGGAAATAAAACGCTCGATCTGAGCGGCATAACTTTCCTTACTGACATCGCTGGCGCATCTATCGGTGAGGTCAAGAAAGCGCTTGGCTCCGAGGCGGTCTATATCGATGTTATGCAGAAGCATCCAACATTCAACGCTACGCTGGCTGATGTTTATGCCTTATATTTCAAGGATGAGAAGTATGACGGAACAGCCGAGCAGGTTGTGAAACTGCGCGACAGGATCATGGAGCAACCCAACTTTGGCAACTCTGGCGAAAAAAGAGTCGGAGCTACAGTCGGTGTTGCCTCCAATAAACTTGATAAAAATGTTGTATTGGCTTCAATCACTAAGCTATTTGCCGTAGCAAGAAATGATGCAGAAGAAGATTCTATCGACGATCTTCGCTTCAAGATCGTACTCAATGACCAGGACTTCATCCTGGGAGAACTGAGCGAAGGCATCGACGAGTTTAAGAACAAGGTAAACTTCAGGAGCGGCGCAGACAACGAATTGAAGTTCATCGTTGCTTCTCCGCTTGATAATCTGGACAAGAAGATTGACAGGTTCATCAAAGCCGATACTAGAAATGCCCCTCAGTCCACCGGTATCGTGGAGGCCCCGGAGACAACAAACCCATTGAATCTGATTTCCTCCACGAAAAAGATCACACAAAAGGGCGAGGGTGGCATCTCTGACGAGGCAGCCCGGAACGCTGACAGCGCCAGAAACCTTCAGCCCACTGCCATTACCCGCATCGACCCAGTTGAATCTCCTGAATCTCAGAAGATTGGATTGGTCCGCCAGCTCGCGCGAAACGCACGGGCTACGAATGGCACAATCGTATCGAAATTCTTTCCAGTAAAAAAGGGAACTGCCAACATTGATGAAGAGAATATTGTAGAGCTTGATCCGTTTGAGGAATATGACCATCATGTGGCTTTCTATACGCCATCTGAGATCACCAAGATCAATAACATGATTGCGTTTAAGAAGCCTCTGGTGACAGGCCGATTCAATGGAAAAGTTATGCAAATTCCGAGGGAAGAGATTGAGTATATCGATACTTCCCCGAGTGACATCTTTGGCATCTCTGCTGCCCTGGTTCCGTTCGGTGACCACAACGACGGTAACCGTATGTTGATGGCCACAAATCAGCAAAAGCAATCTCTGCTGCTGAAGAGCTCAGTGCGCCAGGCTCCCTATGTCCAGGTAGCCATAGATCAAGACAAGAAACAAACATTTGAAGGCCAAATTGGCGAAAACTCAAACGTTGTGCGTTCTCCTGAGAACGGCGTCGTTGAGTCAGTCGATGGCGGCCATATTGTAATTAAGGGCGAAAGCGGCAAAAGACATTCGCTTGATTACTATGACCACTTTCCGATGAACCAGGATAATTTCGCTCATAACGAAGTTCTAGTGAAGCGCGGGGACGAGGTAAAGGCCGGCCAAATGGTGGCTGAAGGATGGCACACTAAGGATGGCAAGCTTGCCCTTGGTCTCAATGCCCGTATCGCATATCTACCATATAAGGGTTGGAACTATGAAGACGGCGTGGTTATAAGCCGCGAATTCGCCGACAGGGTTCAGACTGATGAAATGGAATCCCGCGACATCATAGTATACAAGGATTTCATTGGCGGCCCAGGGAGCGGAGTCAGGGATAAATTCATAGAAACTACAGCACAAAGCGCCGGCATGCAGAAGTTGGATAAGGATGGAATCATTATGCCTGGGCAAGAAGTTGGCCCCGGAGACATCCTTGTTGCCATGCTGAAGCCTAAGGCTCCGGACTATGACGCAATGCGTTCATTCTCCAAGATGATCATGAAGGGCGACGAAACCGAGTTTGAGGATGCCGCACAAAAAATCGGTGATGGCGAGTACATGCAGGGTAAAGTACTCGATGTACATGTGCTGCCCGGCGGCGGAGATCCCGATGTAAGAAATATAATCCGCATCCGTGTGAAAATGTCAAAGACACTCAAAATCGGAGATAAAATTTCTGGCCGTCACGGAAACAAAGGAACTATTACCAAAATACTTGGAACGAAGGAAATGCCTCACACTGAAGACGGGCGCTCAATTGACGTCCTGTTTTCTCCGCTGGTTGTTCCTTCTCGTAAAAATGTTGGCCAGCTTCTGGAAGTCAATGCTGGCTTAATTGCTGAGAAGACAGGTAAGCCATACACTGTTTACAATTTCGATCCAAAAGAAGTGGACAATGTCAAAAACGGGCTTATCAAAATCGGAGTACCAGACGGCAAAATGGCAGTAATCGATCCTAAAACTGGCAAGGCCTACGAGAACAAAGTCACTGTCGGAAATATGTATATACTGAAACTAAAGCACAAGGTTGATGAAAAATTACAATCTCGCTCTTTTGAAGAAGGCGGATTCAACCAGAAATACCTGTCTCCAGAGAAATCCACCGGAGAGGCTGCAGGTGAAAAGGCCAACCCACAGCGCCTTGGTGAGATGGAGATGAGGGTGCTGCAGGCCAATCAGGTACCATTCAATATCCTTGAAACCACCACCCTTAAAGGTGATGGCGCTGGCTTTGCAAAGGATCGCCTTGATATCTTCAGGGCTATGATCAACGGCAGTCCAGAGCATCTCAATAAACTGCGGGACAAGTCCGGCGTACCGGAGTCCTTACGCATCCTGAAGGACAAGATGTTCGTTATGGGTATGGACGTTAAACCTCTCAATAGGGGCAAAACGGTTCATTCATTGAACGATACATTTAGTGAGCTGATGGTCCTTCCAACAAGGGATGAAGACATCCTGCGTACAATCGGAAAGAGCAAACGCGTTTATAGTTCAGAGACCTTCCAGTCCACAGACAGGCGGCACGAGAAGTCTGATAAGGCTGTACCTGGCGGACTGTATGATCCGGACATCTTCGGAAAAGATGAAGACACGAAGAATGGCCAGGTTGCACGTGAAGCCAGGAGTAAATGGGGCTACATCGAGCTGGCTACCTATATGCCAAATCCTGTATTGATAGAACAGGCTCAGTATAATCCATATGCATCACTTCTCGGGATGGGTAAGGATAAACTCTTAAGCCTGATGTCAAAAGACTATGTACTCATCACAAACCCCGGCGATAGCGGTCTTGGTGCAAACACAATCGTTTCTTCAAAGTTAGCTACAGACCTTATGATGAATGAGGACAAGCACTTTGAATACAAGGCTGGCGGAGAAGCCTTGATGTATCTTCTGTCAAAGATCAATGTGAACAAGGAACTTGTGGCTACCGAGGCTGCATTGAAAGCCGCGAAGCTCGACAAAAAAGATGCACTCTTTAAGAAATATTCAGTGCTCAAGATGCTGCAAAAGAACAACATGCAGCCCGGCGACCTGATGACAAAGATTGTTCCTGTCACACCAAAATACCTGCGCCCGCGCAATGCTCAGGGGCAACAGGTTATAGAGAATGGTCTGACTAAGGTCTACAGTAACCTGGTTGATGTAAATGAAAACTCGCGCCTAGCCTTTGAGTCTGGTACGCCAGATATCAAGGCAGAACAAAGCAATGGCCTCTATCGTTCCATGAAATATCTCTATGGCGGATTTAAAAATGATCGCTATGTTGATAAAAAGAAAAAGGAAGAATTGGGCGGCATCCTTGATCTCATCGGAAACAAAGAGGGCTTGGTTCGCGATAAGATGCTGGGCAAGCGCGTTGACTACTCTGGCCGCGCCGTAATCGGTGTCGATCCCACATTGAAGATCGATGAGATTGGTATCCCGGCTGACATCGCAAAGACCACTTACAAGCCATTTATCATTAAAGAACTAATCCATCGCGGATATGTTCCAATGGGCGCTGATGGAGAGCGTATGGCGAGGGAAAAGATTCTTCGATTTGATGACGATGTCAAAAAAGTTCTCGATGACATTGTCAAAGATCGCCCAATCCTCGTAAACCGTGCGCCATCACTTCATAAGTTCGGCATACAGGCTATGCGTCCGGTCATTCGCACGACGCAGGATGGACAAGTCGTCAGGAATATCCAACTTAACCCCATGGTCGTAACCGGCTTTGGCGCTGACTTTGATGGAGACCAGATGGGTGTGCACGTTCCGCTGAGCGACAAGGCCGTCGAAGAAGCCAGAAACATGATGATGCCCAGCGATAATCTTATTAATCCAACCAACGGCAAGATGATCCTTGAAATCCGTCATGAGATGACATTGGGTATATACTACCTGACAATGAATCCAGAACAGACAACTGGAAAGAACATCACCTACTCTACATATAAACAGCTTCGCGCAGACTACGAATCCGGCAAGATCAAAACCCGTCAGGCTGTTACCCTTAATGGCAAAATGACCACGGCCGGTCAATGGCTGTTCTTTGGAATACCAGGGCTCCAGGCAAAGTATCGTAACAAGTATTTCGGACAGACAATGAGCGACAAGTCCCTGAAGGACATGCTACGCGAGATCTATGACGACATTACATTTGGCCGCAATGAGACGATGGGCACAATTGATCTATCAAATCTGATGGATAACATCAAGGACCTTGGATTCATGGCATCTACTCGCTCCGGTCTTAGCATCGGAATCAAAGATCTGGAGTTCCCAGAGAAGTATCAGGATGATATTTTTGAAAGGGCTAGAAAGATCGATGAGCGCCTGAAGGGCGATGAGGCGGGACTCATTGGCGCATACCAAACACTGGAAGGTGAAGTTGAGAGCGAGCTCAAGGCTGGTGCCATGGGTAAGGATAATCCCGTTACTGCCATGCTGCAGTCTGGTGCCAGGGGCGACGCCGGCCAGATTCGCCGTATGGGTGGCCTTGTTGGTGTTGGCCGTGATATTGAAAATCATGCAGTCACACCAATTAGATCTTCGCATATGACCGGCCTCTCTCCGGGTGAGTACTGGTTGCACAGCTACGACTCCCTGAAGGGCATGGCTGACCGCGCACTGAATACAGAAGCACCAGGCACGCTTACCAGGGAGCTCTGGTCCGCATATCAAGACAAGGTTATCTCAGAACCGGACTGTCATACAACAAAAGGAATCCTCATCAACAAGGAAGGCAAAATTGTCGGACGCTATGCATCAAAAGACATTACAAGCGCCGATGGATCCATAACATACGTGAAGGCTGGACAACCAATCACACAGATAACGCAAACCGCTATCGGCAGAGACAAGACCATCAAGTTTATCCAGATCCGCTCACCAGCCACCTGCGCAACCGTCAATGGTCTGTGCCAGAAGTGCTATGGCTGGGAGACCGGAAGGCCACAACCCCCGAAGCTTGGATACCCAGCCGGCGTTATTGCATCTCAGGCCATCGGCGAGCCGGTGACGCAGATGACGATGAAGACATTCCATGGCGGCGGCACGTCGTCCAACGTTACGCTTGGCCTGCCCAGAATCCTTGAGATGCTGCACCCTGAGTCATCCAACCTCAACAATATAGCGGTTCTGTCAAAGAATACCGGCAGAGTTGAAGAGATTAAGGATACCGTCAGCGGCACTGATGTTGTTATTGGCAAAAAGAAATACCATATTCCGTTCGATGAGAACGGCAACCGTAAGCCATTAAGGGTAGTGGTTGGAGATAGTGTTGTTCAGGGTCAGTTCCTTACTGTAGGAAATCTTGATGACCTTGACGCTGCTCGTAAGGACAAGACAATGACATCCATTACCAGCGCCCGCCCGGTAGAGATTATGAACTTCGCACCTGATAAGGAAGAAGGACTCAATCAGGCGCAGAATTACATGATTGGCGGCATGCAGTACGCAATCGATACCTCCCTGAATAAACAGGACGCTGTTGACCGCCGCCACATCGAGCTGACAGTCGGAAAGCTCACAGAGAATGTCAAAATTAGCGACTCTGGCGACTCTCCATACATGGATGGCCAAGAAGTCAAACGCAACGTAGCTGACCGTTGGAATGCTGATAATGTGACAATGTCCATCGCCAAACTCACGCCAACAGCCAGCATGGATAAGCTTCTTGGAGCTATTGCAGGTGAAACCGTCAAAGATAGAAGCGGACAGATACTTGTAAAGCAAGGTCAGAAGATTACCAGAGATATGCTCGGCCCAATCATGCTGGCGACCAGAAACATCAAAGTTACGCCGAGGCCGATCATTTATGTGGCCGAGATGGATTCTCCACAGACGGCAGCCGATAAGGGCCATGATAACTGGTTCAGCAACCTTGGCCACCAAAACATCGGTAAGCAGCTCTCCAGGGGCGTATCATTCGGTCAAGTGGATAAGCTCGAAGACCCGCGTGCCCGCATGATGGCCGGCAAGCTCAGTAATATTGGTCAAGAGGGCCATAACTGGTGGGAGAAGTTCAAGAACGGCACAAGCGATTTCGCAAACACAATCAGTAACAGTCTTCTGGGAATGTTTCAGAAGTAGAATCAATGCTGTGGCCAAATAGATTGACTTTGGCCACAGCATCTTGTATTATAATAACAAATGTATCAGGGTATGAGTCAAGTTTGCGCTGCTGTGACAATCCAGACGTTCCTTAAGAAAGCGCTGGGCATTGCCCGACAAGGAACCTGCTCCTAATGCGGCCGCTAGGGATCATAGCTAGAGGGTGTCGCAGCAGCGCCTTATATTTTACGAAACGGTGAGGGCGGTATATGGACAAGGTGGTAAACAATAAGAACGATCTTATCCGAGAGGTGGCCGCCTCTACAGGGATCTCCATCCGCCAGGCGGAAGAGATCATCAATACGTTTCTTGGTATGATGCAACAGAAGGTCTTAGCTGGACAGGCGATTTCAATCAAAGGTTTCTTTGGCATGAGGTATCTCCGGGCAAGATCCAAAGCTGTTCGTGACTTCGAGAATGGAATTCAGAAGCAATCAGGAGATCATCTCCGCCCAAAATGTAAATTCAGTGAAAGTTTTGTGCAAAAAATAAAGGAAAAAGGGTGACGCAAAAGCGTCACCCTTTTGTTTTACGTGAAACATTCAAATGAAGAACTATTTGCTCATTGAATCTCTTAAGCACATTCTCAAGAGTCACATTCCATACATAATGGTTAATTAACTCCTGCTTGTCGTCCTGCATTTTGAATAACAAGTAGGCGTCACATGTAGTGTCATGGGATTCCTTTTTTGCAACATCCATCATATCATCCCACTTTAAAAATGCATTATCTTCATCCAGCATTTCGATTCTGGTCATGATTAATGGGGCATTGTATCTACGATAATGATACAGGATGTAATTATTTTCCATAGGCATCTCCTCCTTAAAATGGCATATCATCTTCTCTTCCGAGAAACTTTTCCACCACGCTCAGGCTCCTTGTTATTGTCTTTTCGTAATTGAAGCTGTTCATGATGCGCGACGCATACTTCGCCGACTTGATTCTCCCATCACCGAATGCTATTACGCATTTATCGGTGGTGGTTCTGACGCCACGCCCCACAGCCTGCTTGAGAGCGATTATCATGCTTGGTATGGAATATTTCCAGAAAGCCCCGGCCTCTTGTGCAAGAACCTTGGCCACCGGGTCCTCTGGGCTGGCGAAGGGTAGTTTATCGAGGAATACACAGCGTAGACTATCACCGGCAACGTCTACACCCTCAAATAGGGATCTTGTGCCAATTAAGACAGAGTTTGTGTCGTGGGCAAAATCCTTCAGGAGTTTATCCTGTGGAGCGTCGCCCTGCATAAACACCGTCAGATTCGTTGATTGCCTCAGGCGCACTGCTGCTGCTTTCATATTGTAGACGCTGGTGAATAGACCAAGGACACCACCCCCACAGGATCGCACGAGGTCCAGAAAGTTGGAAAGCATGTTGGGCAGGAAGTTTGGCGCATTGCCGTCCAGCGCCCCTTCTGGAAGATACCAAAGCTGTTGATACTCCAGGTCAAACGGTGAATCAGCAATCATCTCTCTGGCAAAATCCACACCCAACTCAGTCTTGATGTAATTGAATGATTGGCCGGCGGCCAGAGTAGCTGATGTAAGAATTGTGGTCAGATCTCCATGCTTATCATCCGTTTTAGCATTGCGCATAAAGAAATTCTGACGCATGTAATCATCGACCTTAACCGGTTTCGCTCGCAAGGAAATCATGTTGTTGTTTTCCATCTGAACATAGAATGCTGAATTTTTACCTGTCTGAGTACAGATGGCTCTAATATTGCTTACGGCCTCAATACCTCGCATAAGGACGCCATTAAGAATTGCACCGACAGCACGCTCGTCGGAATGACTATCCGCAGGCTCACCAAACTCTTCATCATCATCAGTGAAAAATTCTGGAGAAATCTCATTCTTCATCTCATTGATCTCATTCACAAATACTCTTAATTCATAGAGGAAGTATTCATGCTCCAAAGGAATCGAGAGGGTTACGGTTCTGGTCGTTGCGGATAATTGAGTATTATTTTGCATGTAATCTGTGAGGTTTAGGAAGAAGGCCTCTGATTTCTTTACCAGATTCCGAATTCCCGTCCTATCAACCTTGAAAATATTGGGGTACTTGTTTTCCGCTGCAGACAGCCGGCGCATGAAATTCAGGAACAGATAGTGAGATACTTTCTTTTCTTGGAAATTTCGGCTTATCTCGGCGATGTTGTGCGCCTCATCACATATCAGCAAATCATAAGGCGGAAGAATTTTTCCTTCTGTCTCAATGTCGGCGAAGAGGAGATGGTAGTTCGTGATGATAACGTCTGCACCCCGGCATACTCTTTTGGCTCTGGTGTGAAAGCATTCGTTCTGGAATTCACATGACCGGCCGAGGCATTCTTCACTATCCGAGCAAGAGAAATTATTCCAGATATCAAAGTTCGGCTTGAAGCTAAGTTCTGCCATGTCTCCGGTTTTGGTATCGATGGCCCATTTCACGATGAGGGACATTTCCACCTTATTTTCCGTAAATGACATTTGAACACCGTCAAAGTTGTTTGCGACGGTATCCTGGAGTCTGTGTTTGCATAGGTAGTTTTGTTTTCCTTTCATATATGCAACACGGACAGGCGCATCTATAACCTTCTCTATGATTTGCGCAATCAACGGCGCGTCTTTGTGGTAGAGCTGTCCCTGGAGTGCGATTCCGTTGGTAGAGATGACGGCTGTGCGCCCGTGGGTCTTAGCAAAATACATGACAGAGAAAAGATACACGAACGTTTTTCCGAATCCACAAGGACCTTCAAGCAAGAAGGGTTCACCGTCCTGCAGAGCTTCCATTGCCTTCCTAACCCCTACTATTTGCTCAGGGCGTTCCTTATAATCCATTTTATATTCGTAGATAATGCCCTCATGCCCAAATACCTTGTCGACAATTGTATCTATGTCATCCGCGTCGCTGACGACTCTCACGTCGTCTGGAAGTACTTCCATTATTAACCCTCCCTGGTTCATTCCTTTTTTTGTAGATTTGTTCAAACCAATAGTCAAATACGACGCACGAATCTCCTTCGTCGTCTGTTTGTGGAGCGAAACCATACGCTCCATACTTCGCTACCATCTTTTCCCTAAGAGCTGCTTTAGCTACATCTGGGAGCGCCCTTAATTCACTCTCGGTATGGCGTGAGGCATATTCCATCACCAACCGGCTGGTATTGTGAGGCGCCCGGGCCACCTGAACATCATATTTCAAAACAGGTATCCCATATGTGCCAGCGACTCCCTCAAGGATCCCCATGATTTCACCAAGCAACACAGATGTGAGTATCCCATGAAATATCTTATTCTTTTCTGCGATAACCAATTCAGGCACAACGTTTTGAATAAAAGAAGATATCTGCCTGCTTATATCATCTTTTATGAAATTGTTCCTGGCTGTCCGGACCTCAACATCGCGTCTTTCCTTTTCAGACTTTGAGATGCTGGTCTCGCCCTCCATCCAATAAGTATTTAACAGTGTACCATCACGGCCTGCAGGTAAATACTTCTGGGAGTGCATATATCCAAGCTCTGTTGGTGAATAGTTTGGCGGCATAATAGGAGCACTTAAAACTCTAATAATAGTTTCTCCATCAATTTCAGAAACCGTTACGCCTATACACGCCGAAGATAAGTCAAAAGATATGATTTTCATAAGAATCCCCCGTCATGTAGTAAAATAAAAAATGGAATGAGGATGGACATAATGTCCATCCTCATAAAACAAATGATTCGGTTTAGAACAAGCCTTTGGCCTTTGTACCATCCGGGTTCGCGGCAGCGGCGTTGTCGGGATCGACTTCGCCAGCAGCCTCTTCGTCCTCGTGAGCCATCTCGTTCATGATATCCTGCTCCATCGCGCGGCTGAACAGTGCGCTGACGGATGAAGTGAGCGCTTCACGACGAAGAGCTTCCTCGGTGCTGCAGGTGCCGTAATCGCCTTCCATGACGTCATAATCCAAAACGAAGTAACTGCCGGAGGCATTGGCTTCGGGTTTGGCTTTCAGCTCAAGGTTGAAGCAGAATTGGGGGATGCCCTCCACGAGGCATTTGTAGATGAAGCCTTTGGTCGGCCTGACGGATTTGCCGGAGACGATGAAGCGGAACAACTGCTGTTCGCCGCTCTCAGACAAAACCAAGCCCAGCCAGCTATAGCCCATATTGCAATCAGGTTTATTTTTACCTTCAGCCTTCGCCTTGTCCCAATTCTGGTAGGGGCATGTGGCGCAGTTGATTTTGCGGCCATTGGTGTCCGTGCCAGTTTTGCCATCGATGGACCAGCACAGGGGCATGTCGCCACGCTTGAACTTTTCGGGCCAGCGGGTTCTGCGTTTGCCGAGAGCAAGCAGTGTGCATTTCAGAGAGTCTTCACTCTTCTCTGTCACTGAGTTATAGAACTGGCCTGGCTTTGATTTCTGTCCAGCAACTTCAGCTGATGTATACTGAACCATCTTGATTTTGGGCAGTTGAATATCAGTCTGATCAACGACTTCCATTCCGGTGAAGTGGCCATCTTCATGTTTGAACTGTGCCCGGAGAGCAGCGGAACGTTCTGCGGCGCGGAGAGCAACTTCTTTACTATCCTCTGCAGTGGTGGCGGTGGCGGCGGTGGTATCGGCGGTAGCTGCGGGTTTTTTGTCTGCCATTTTTCGGAGGCCTCCTAAGTTTATTTGGGTCTTCATTATACCACGATTTTGTTGTTATTTCAGCAAATCTTTAAAAGGTTTGCTGGGTTTGAATGCCGGCGATTGATGAGCGGGGACGTTGATTTTTTCTCCAGTATGAGGGTTCCGGCTGTCACGCGCTTTTCTTTCGGCGCCTCTGAATGTGCCCAACCCGGCCAAGGTTACAATGTCGCCTGACTTAACATGACTCTGTATTGCATCATCGGTTGCCTTGAATACATCTTTGACACAAGCTTGAGAAAATCCTGTCTTGTCAGCAACCTCCTTCGCAAGGTCTGCGCTGCTGATCTTTTCCATATACTCACCTCCTTTACTAAATATAAATGCTTCCGGAAGCATTTTATTTCTTATACGAAATGTGAAAAAAACTCCATATTTTCCTATTTTAAACAACACATATGTCAATCAAAAATTTTCTTTGATGTGGTCGATACAGTTTTCACACACCTTGTTGTTTTGGACAGGATGGAGTTCTGTATCATTTCGACCACATAGGCAGCACTTGAGCTGGAGTACACGAAGCCCTATTGCAATCTCACCATTAAAGATGAGAATGTCCATTTGGCTACCCTCTCTGATGTTCATACGGGTTCGTATTGCTGAAGGTAGAACAAAACGATTTAAAGAATCAACTTTGTGAATGTACTGAATTTCCTGCATGAACTTTTGCAGTGATGTATTTACAACCTTGAGTTTGACAATTTCCTCATCTTCATAGAAGGTGATACTGACTTCTTCGCGACGAAAATCTCGCACACCCAGAGGAATAGCAATCCGTCCAAGATTATCAATTCCCTTGGAAACCCCTATTGATCTATAATCCATACTCCACCCCCGTAATTTTATTACTTATACGAAGTGCAAAAAAAGAGGGGGATCCCCCTCTTTTTTAAAATTCTATTCCCCAACGTGCTTCATCTTTGACGTAGCACACTTTGGACAATACATGTCGTTATTCTCATTATAATACATATCCGGTATGTCATTTTTGGCAATCTCGGAATGCTTACAGTTGACGCACGTATAGCGTATATTTGTATTTAATGGTCCTTTTGTTAAGAGATTTGATGGAGACTCAGCGAATACAGCCAAAAGATTCTCATTTGTATAATACCAAATGAAGCATGCTTCATTGATAAGTTTCTTGAATCCATTTGTGTATTCCACTGCCAGCTTATCCATCTCTGATTCTTGGCCAGATATCAGAGACTCGAAATAATCCTTTTTTTCATGTGACAATATAGGATTCTGAAGCATAGATTCATATGTAATCCTAAGAGTTATTTGCTCTACTACCTCACATGGAACTGCAATCAAAGTGAAATCAAACGGTAAATTAATATAATTGTGATTACTGATAAATGTCCATTTAAGTGCGTCTGGTATTCTCGGAAGAATACTTGATTCTTTTTCTTTCTTCTCAAGATCGATAGACGCTTCTGTCCAGAACATACTTTGAAGTATATCCATCTTGTCATAGTATAGCATCCCTTGTTGTATTATCATATTCCTCACTTCCTCAAAAAAGAGGAGTCTTGCGACTCCTCCATTATTTTATCACTTATACCATCCTAGGCCATTGGCGGCATTTTTGGAACGGGTTTGAGATACAGATCCCTGTCCTCCTTCAGCATTAAGAATGTCCAAACCATTTTCATAGCCTCTGGGCGATTCTCTTCCATGACGGCGGCATACTGCGACCAGAACTTATCCATATCATACTTTGGAAGGCAATCCTTGCAGAGAGCAACGTTAGATTCGTACACTCCGAATTCGTTGTTGCATGACGGGCAGCGCAGGATGTGCATCCTATCTGTCAAGAATGAGCGGACCTGCTTTGTGGACCACCAGTCCATTGCATCAATAAATTTATTTATTCCGATGCGCTCGATTTCGTCCTGACCAAATCCGCTCATCTTCTCAAACTTGATAAGGCCCCGGCGAAGGAAAGCCTTCCATATGACGTCATATTGCTGACTTGATCGATGATGGAGCTTTACGACATCGGACTTTATGAGTCCGTCGAGCGGACCACCCTCAAGCCCTGTTGGCTCCTTTGGCGACTCTGGCAGCGTGCTGATATTGGCCATCTTTTTATTGGCTTCAGCCAGATCAGATCTTTTGATATTATACCTGGGTATATGATCCTCAGGCCGCTTGATCCTATGGACATTCTTGGCATCAATTTCAGATATGCCTTCTACGAGGTCTGCAGCTTCAGTGCCAATAAATGAAAGATCATCTTCCACTATAACCTTACTGTCACTAGGAGCGCTATATGCTTGAACATCAGGAGATTCTTCACCGGCGTCCTTCATAAGTTCATCTGTTTCCATTCTCAAACCCTCCTCATTACGTGGTGTTTACAGTTTACCATAATTCAAAAAAAAGACAAGGGGCGCTTTCGCGCCCCAGTTGTTTTATTTGTCCGCCGGCACATTCCCGAGGTTCTGATCAATCTCATTCAATGCAGCTTCAGTTTCAGCTGCGATTGCCTTGTCTTCCTCGAGGACAGATACCTGGGCGGGTTTACGACGACCACCCTTGGGAGCGGCGGGAGCGGCGGGAGCTACCGGAACTTCAACCACAGGAACTGTGGCGGGAGCAGCGGCTGGAGCTTCAACAACTGTAGCTGTAACAGGAACCGCAGCGGGAGCTACAGGGGTAGCGGGAGCTGCTACCGGAGCGGGAGCTGCTTTAGCAGCGACCTTTGCAGCATCCGCTGCCTTCTTGGCTTTGTATGCGTCGAGTCTGCTCTGGAGACCCTTGGAGATTCCGCCATTCCGGACAATCTTGCCTTCAGCATAGGCATTCCCTGAAACACAACCGAGACCGAAACCGACCAGAGCGGATCCACCAGCAATGAGACCGACAACCAACTTAGGATTCAACATGACAAAGACCCTCCTTAGATAATTTTTTATATCTTATACCTGCAATATAAGCCTTTTGAAAATGGTCTCTTGGCACGATACCCCCCTCTCTTGGCAGCAAAAGTGCCTCTCTTGGCAGCAAAAGTGCCTCTCTTGGCAGACTCTTGGCAGACAAATAATTTTGAAACTTTTAAAGCAAAAGGCTGTACGTGCCATTAGGACTAGCTTCTATATATATATAATATAATATAATAATAATATATAGTATACTATAGAGTGTTTCTGCCAACAGTTTTACCGGAAAAGGTATGGGGGGGTATATTTTTATTTTTTTTAATATTTTTTTTCATTTCAAAAAAAAAATATTTATCCCCCCGGTACCTTTTCTGAGAATTTCGTGTCTCTTGGCAGAGAAATACCCTCAAACCCGCATGAATCCTCACTTTACCAGTTTTTGCCTGTGCCAAGAGAGGGGGGTATCGTGCCAAGAGAGGGGCATGTCGTGCCAACAGTTACTATTGATACTCCTGAAGATTGTCATAGCACCTTATTGGTGGTATACTTTTTTAAGAAGGAGCGTGACTTAAGCTATGCTCGAAAAGATGACTACATTCAGAATTAAATTTTCTGACATCGAGATAATCGACGGCGAGTTTATAAAACAGGCGTCGGACAATTTCCTGCCCGAAGGGCATATGTATGACCCTGATTTCCTTTACATGAAAGTTCGTGCTGTGTCGGCTGGTGAGTACTGGGGCCCGAATAAGAATGCTGACTTCTTCCCTGAAGCAGAACTTGTCAAATTCTACAAGACGTTCCTTGATGCTCATGCATTTAAGAACCATGAGAATAAAGATGTCGCCAATGCAATTGGTGATGTTATTTCCGCAATCTGGAATGACGAGATGAAGTACGTCGAGCTGTTAATCCGGATTGAGCGCTCTCTGGCTCCGACGATTGTACGTGGCTTTGAAAAAGGCTTCATGACAGATGTGAGTATGGGATGCAAAATTTCACATAGCATCTGCTCGAAGTGCGGCAATATTGCAAAGATTCCTTCGCAATATTGCGATCATATAAAGTATCAGAAGCACCATGTTTCTGACGATGGTGTGCGTATTTACGAAATCAACATCGGTCCTAAGTTCCATGATATCAGCGCCGTGCTGAGTGGAGCCGATAGAACAGCGAAGATGACGGGGTTGTATATTATGGGAGATAAAGTTGCCTTCACCGAATGGTCAGAGATGTCAAAGACGGCATCCATGGTAGACTCGTTTGCTTCGGAAGAATTTGGCCCCGGCAATCCTTTCTACAAGGTCGCCTCCGCCAAAGAGATCGAAAACTTCAGCATCAATGCTATTGAGTTCAAAATGGGTGATGATACCTTTAGTAAGGTCGCCGGCACGAAGCAAGGCCTTATGGACAAGGTTGCTGAGATCAAGAAAGAGATCCAGGCAAAGATCATGTCTGTTGCTCGCGGCGATGCAATGAAAACTGAAGGGCTCGATGAAGTCATTGATCTTTTTAAGATGTTTTACACAGAATTCCTTACACGCGAACAGTGTGTTGAGATTGGGAAGAAAATCAGCAGCATCGCCCGCAGGGAACAGATGCCGACTTCGGATGTTTTCAATACCCTGATAGGCATGCTGGAAGTGGCCGGCATAGAATTATCTTCTCTTGAGTTTGATCGCATCACAAGCCAGTTTATGGATGGCGATGGTGACAGTGATTGCTGCTCTGGCGCTGATGGCTTCCGTCCTGAAAATTACAATGGGATCAAGCAAGAATCAGATGACGCCATATCTGAATTTGGTATGGACGGCGGGCTACCGGCGGCGCTTAAATTACTGAGCATCATCCGTAATGCCCAACATAGAGGTCAGCCTATTCCTTTAAGTGAAAATCAGAACATGGGCACAAATATGCGCGTTATTATTTCACGCATCAACGCTCCGCAGCCGCCAATACATAATCCTTTGCTGGGCGACGAGATGATGGATATGATTCGGCCAATGATTCCAGGCCGCAGTATGTATCGCCAGCATCTCATTCCTCGTGTGCTTCGTATTTCAAAAATGGCATCAACTCCAAACATACGCAACCTGGAACATTTCATTGGACCGCGCATTCTGAAGACAGCTGCACAGAAAGATCTCAGCTATGACGCTGCCGGCGCAGCCTCGATGTATGCATATGCCCAGTATCAGAAACTTCGCGAGAAGCTTGCGTTCAGCAATTGGCTGGATGATGAGTTTGCAAAATATGCTCACGAATTTGGTGCTGAGGGCATCGTGAATGAAATCGACAGCCTCGGCTCAATGGAGAAGGTAGCCCTTCTTGGTAAGGGATATACTGTTCGCAAAGCCATGCTGATCGGTGCGCCGCTGACATTCGGATATTCCGCCGCCCAGCGTGCACGCATGAGAAATGGTGAGAATGTTTCTGGCTTTAACCGCTATATTGCAGAGAATCCGGCAAATGCATTTATGATCCAGGCTCTTATGGGTCCTGCAGCATGGAAGGGCGGAAAAGCCTTAGCCGCCAAGCTTGGTGGGAAAGCAGCTGTTGCTGGTAAAAATGTTGGTGCATCTCCGGCAGTACATAATACCAAGAATGTTTGGCGCAATAGTAAGCTACTGGCTGACATCAAGGCTGACCCAACCCTCCAGAGGTGGCACGACTTCTTCACGAAGTATTCTGAGGATAGCTCTTATATTCTAACCAAAGAAGCGAGTGAAGCTTTCGAGCACTATGACTCCACTGAAGGTGTGGATATATTCAAGAACGAACAGATTGACAAAACTGCCATGGAGAAATTTTCATTGACACAGGTACAGGTGGATTCCATTAAGATGTCGATGATCATGGAATGCATGGAGAAGAGTGCAGCCAGCTCTGGAATTCTGAGGCAAAATTCTCTCACGAGAAATGATGTCTCAAATTTCATTAAGGTTTGTGCTGAATATCTCTCAGGTGAGGTCACAAAAGAAGCTGGCGATCTTAAAGATGTGATGATGAACACGGGAAGCGAAATGCTGTTTGCGAATCACAATCTGTCAATGCTACCGATTATGCCTGGAGCAGTTATTGACAACGTTATATTCCAGGGGATTTTCAAGGCTTTGGAGAAGGCGGGAGCTAAAGGCAAAAGCAAAGGCGAGGTGGCTACGAACCTCGGGCAGAGCGCAATAAAGCAAATTCAGCAACCGGCAATTCCACCTATAAAGCCATAATCTTTACCCGAATACTTTGCCAAACGTAATTGGATGTAGTATTATTATAAAGAGCTTTACTCTAAAAGGAGGCAGAATATAATGCAAGGTTTTTATGATGCATGCAAGGACAATGGTTTCTTTAACGGCAAAACAAAGATTGCCAGCAATGAAGACGCCAAAAATGCCCTTAACGGTCTGGATCAAGAGCAAATCGACACTCTGGCACAGGCTTTGGGTGTATTTGGCAAGCAGGCTTCCGACGCAGCCGAGGAAAAGTCTGTCGAGGATAAAGTGACAGATGCCGCAAAGGCCAAGGCTGAAAAAACAGATAAGCCTGATGACAAAAAGGGCCAGGACAAGAAGGACGCCAAGGCTGACGAAGAGAAGGCCGACCCCGCCACCAGCGAAACTTCTGAGAAAAAGGCATCAGAAGTGCTGCGTGAAATTCTGACTGAGGGTGCAGAGATGGAAGCACAGATTGAAAAAGATGCTTTCGAGCGCGCTGGTGAGATGCTTAAGCAGGCCGGGTACAGCGTGGCCCAGTATGTTTACGGCTTTATTGAAGACGAGAAGATCGCCACTGTGATCGCCGATGAGGCTGAGAAGATCGCTTCCGAGGAAGACATGCCGGTCCTGCAGGTCGCACGTGATATCGTTACGGAAATCCTTAGCTCCATTACTTCCGAATAATATTCGGAGGTAATGAGATGAGGCGTATGGAGAAGACAGCGGCTTTAAGGGCAAGAAGCATTTCGCAGCTTGCTGATTTCTTGCGCCGTGACGCCCGGGGTGTTGAAGGTGGCGATGTCGCCAAGGCAATACGGGGTATGTATAGCAAGGAAGGTGAGACTGGGTCTCTCTTCGTAGACGGAGCGAAATGGCTTCTGAACAAAACACCCGGAGTTAAGAAACTGAAGCTTGGGCAGAAAATAGACGATGCCACGAGCCGGTACAAAGATTTTGTTATCAAGCATGATCTTAAGACCGGAAACTACATGGCAGACAAGCTGAAGAATACCAAACTCAAAAATGTATTTGTCGACAAGCGCCAAGTCAAGATGAATTCAGCGCCAAATGAACCGGTTGTAAATTATGAGGTTGAAACGCCAAGTCTCCTCTCTCCGGTCCATAAGGCTAAGAAAGCTATTCTACCATTTGCTGGCGCAATGGCAATTTCAGATCTTGGGTACAAAGCTATGAACAAAGAGAAGAGCGGTGAGAACATGCCAGGTGATAATGTGAAAAGTGCCAGCCTCATTAATCGGATTGTGGAAGTCGCAATGGATAAGACGGCTGACGACGCAGGATCCGTATCTAAGCAGGGCGTGGATTCAGACACGTTGCGCGAATTTGCAAAACTCGCTTTTGAGGCTAGTGAGATGCTTAAGCAGGCTTCTGCACAGATCAATGCACAAAAGGTGGAGATCAGCAAGTTGGCCCATGAAAGCGGCATGATGGAACTAGCTTTAATTGCAAAAACACGCTCCGGCAGGTCTATCGAGCTGGCTGATGATATGCTCGATAAAGGAATCATTAAGGTCGCCGATTATGAGGACAAAATCGACGATATCATGGAGATGGATGACAACGCTTTTGGTGTCCTCAATCAAACAGTAGCCTGTATTAAAAAAGAATCTTCTGACAATTACGGCGTTACTGATTTGACTTTTCTCGAAAGAGATGATACCATAATTACAGAGAAACCAACGATGCAAGAGAGCATCTCTCAGGAAGCTCGTAAAATCAACAGGTGAATATAAAGAGGAGGGTTCAACAATGGCTATCAGAAATTCGGCTCGTTTCGACGAATACGCATATCGTATCGCCAACGCCAGCCTTGCTGCGGCAGTAGTAACGTCTGGAATCGAGGAAGGCCAGTGGGTCACATATGATACCGATGGCAACCTTGTAGTCGCAGGCGCTGCATCCGTAAAGGCCTTCATCGCAATCGGTTCCAAGCGTACCGGTCGCGACCAGGTTTCCGGTAAGGCAATTTCAAAAATCGCATACCTGCACGGTGCTTTCGTGCTGGAGACAAGCAAGTATGACACCAACGGCACATACACCGCTGCCATGACTCCTTTGAAGCTGGCATCCGGCGGCATCCTGACGCCATGCCTCAGTGTCAATAAGACAGTTGCAAAGACCGGTGTGGCAGGCACAGTTACCGGCGCCGCATCTGCAACAGATATCCCTGCTCTTGACATTGAACATGTCGTGGCTTATGCCATCGGTGCCCCATCCACTGACGGTTACCTCAAAATCATCTCGGCGTAATAGCCGAAACAGCAAGTAAAATATTTGAAGAGGAGTGAAAAACCATGGCAGGACTTATGAGAATCAAAACGGCTGCTGAGACATCAGAGGCTGATTATAATCTGGCCAAGCTGCTGGATATGCCCGGTGGGCTGGAAAAAATCGCCCTTGAAAAGCTGCCGCCCTTCATTCGCGAGACCCGCGACTACGAGGCATTCGGCCGCAAAATCCTTCTGGTGCACAACGTCACATCTGAGGAACTGCACCTGATCAACGGCGAGCCATACATGTACTACAACAAGGACATGAACTCGCACGCCGCGTTCTACGGCGACGATGGTCAGGCCCCCAGGCTGCAGATCGAAGGCGACGGCGTGAACGTCGGTATCATGACAATCATGTCCGATGACACGACCATCCACCTGAAGCGGCTGCTCGTGCAGAAATTCAACTACCTTGAGCGTGTCCGTGAGCTTTCAGCCCAGGCCATGTCTAAGGCTGAGGACAGCAAAATCATCGAGCTGGTTGAGCGCCTGTTGCTCGGCAATGGCTCCACCACAGCGCCCCAGTTCACTGATCAGGTCGTCACCACAAATGACGATGCGCTGCTCAAGTCCCATCTGGTTGCGCTGAAAAAGACACAGTCCCAGTGGAACGTGCCGACAGCCTGTTTCGTAATGCATCAGAGCCGCATTGAAGACATCCTGCTGTGGGCCGCAACCGAAATCGATCAGCTCACCCAGCGCGAGATGCTCGAATCCGGCGTGAAGTATCAACTGTGGGGTTCCGTGAAGCTTATCACTTCTCCGATCATTCCTAAGGATACCGTGTATTCCTTCTCCGAGCCTGAGTTCGTCGGCCGCATGCCCATCCTGAAGGACCTGACCATCCGCCTGACCGAGGTCACCAACAAACTCGAAAAGGGCCTGTTCATGTTTGAAAAAGCCGTCGGCAAGCTCATCCTCGACTTCGACCACAAGTCCAGCATCAAGATCGCCATCGTAGTTGCCGACAGCGTGGTAGCCCGCGACGTCAGCGCATCTGGCTCATACGGCGCTCTGTAATCCATAGCGAAACGCCTTTTAGGGGTAGGGTAGTTAGTACCCTGCCCCTTTAGAGTATAATGAGGAGGAAATGTCATGGACCAGATTATCGAGATCTTCATTGAGAACCTTACGGACAATGTACATATTATTCTCGGTAAGCATATGTACAATAAGAACAAGGTGTACCGGATCCTCATCACTGAGCGGCAGTATAAATGGTTACTTGAGCAGAACCTTATAAGCGTGCGGCTTATTTCTGCGCAGAATCTCAAGACCAAGAAGCTTCTCTTCCCAACGCAGGCCCTGTTGACAGCGCCAACGTCGATAGAGGAATTTGTTGAGCAGCTTGGTGACTTCGAGGTTGTTGACCGCACTGAGACCATCGACCCGGCGCACATCGTAGAAGATTGCAGCATGGAATATGTCCCTGATGCATCACAGGACGCTATCACCGAGCACAGCAAAGGCACAGAGTCGCCAGAGGCGCCAGCAACCTCCAATGACACTACTGAGATCGTAGAGGCTCCTGAGGGCTCACAGAGCGTCACAGAGGATGTAGAGTCCGAGCATCAGGAAGAAATCATAGATACGCCTCCGGCTACTGAACCAGTCGGCGAGGAAAAACCGCTTGATTCAGCAGCCGATTTACCGGAAGTCAAAACAAAAAGGGAGTATCATAGAGGAACTCCTGAAGAAATTGCAGCCAAGAAAGCTGCCAAGGCTGCCAAGGAAACCGTTAAGGCTGAGTAATGTGATTGGGGGCGAGCGTCATGGCTGATGAATTTTGGGACAGATTCGATGACATTCAGAAAGCGCGGCTTACGAATGATGATAAGACCGGCTTGATAGATATGTTCCGCGTTCAGATCTTTGACTTTGATGCGACTCTAAATATTCTCAACGGAAAGAAGTTGGAATTCACCGATGCTGCCGTGAAGATGTTTCTTGACCGCGCGATTAGAGATATCAACAAAGGCTCTCCGCCAACCAAATATACAATATTCGATTTTCCTGCAGACCAGGATGGCCTGCTGATATCTGGCGCCGCAATGTTTTCTTTAATGGCAGATGGTATCCTTCAGCTCAGGAATCAATATCAAGCGCAGGATTCTGGGTTGACGATGGGTATGTTCCAAAAGAGCGGCCAATACCAGCAATGGGCAGCCTTTCTACTGCAGCCGTACTTTGAGGATCGCGCTGAGTTCAAGCGCGGCATAATTATGAGAAGTGCCGGCTCTGGCTTCGTTGGCATCGGGTCCGAGTTTGGGTACAGAAACGGCGGGTATTAAAATGCTGAGTATAGCAAGTATTTCCGTTTTCAATACTCTCAGCACGGATTTCCTGCTCGTTAAGTTCGATATTACACCAACACAGGAATCGGTGAATGACTATACCTTCAATATCTACAGGTCTCTGAGTCCAGAAGATACTTCCATGTTCTTCTGCATTGCTCACAACATAACAGAGACGCAGTATGAAGATCATGGCGTTAACCTAATGCGATTCGATACGAATTATTACTATAAGGTTAGAGCCAACAATGTCAACACTGGTGAGTCCGTCATGAGCAATTGTTACGGTCACCTTTATCACACGGAGCCGGATAATTTGGCATTTATCATGCTCTATGAAAACCAGAGGCTCCTGGAGCTCATCAATAATGATCCGGTATCTGTGCTCTTAAAGAGGAGACTTGGCGTAAGATGCAGCAACTGCTGGGACTCAGTCAGGAAACAAGCAAGGCTTGCGGATTGCCCTGTATGTTATGGAACAGGAGTTGTTGGCGGATATTCCGCAGCGATATCAATAAGGATTGGATATCTCACTCCATTTCCTGGGCAGCAGATGGGTATCAACACAGACCGCGTAAGTGTGGAAGAGGCTCCCGTAACTGCATGGACTACAAATTATCCGATTCTTCAGCCAGATGATGTAATCGTTGACTCCACGCATAATTATCGATTTGAAATTGATGATATGCGGCCAATTTATAAGAATCAGAAAATGCTGATTCGCCAGACATTCACGATGCATCGTGTACCGGCAACCGATGTGATATTCACATTACCGGTATAGGAGGAGGCCACATGCCAAATACACCAGTTCAAACTGTTCACGGCAAAAGTGTTGATATAGAATATTATATCGAGCAGTCATTCGTTCTATCTTTGCGGGAAATTTTCAAAAACATGGATTTAGATTTTCCGTATGATGACGATGATGTTCTTACCCAGGTTTTGATAAGCTCTAATTTTCCGGAAGGTGAAGTACCCCTGAAGCTGCCCAATATCATTGTTGAGGGTATCTCTTATGAATTTTCGGAAACGAGTTTGAATAACAACTACTTGGATGATATAATGGAGGCAGGAGTGGTTGTAGGGTGGCGTTATGCCACATACATTCTGTTTAGCGCAACCATTACATGCATTGCGGAAAAGGACGGTGCAGCGAAGAATCTTGCAAATAAGGTTCTGAACTACATAAAGTTCGACGCAAGAGAAATTTTTTCAGATGCATGCGCAATGGATATCAAGTCAGCGAGAAAGAGTCCAGGCGGATACAGAAGGAATTTACCGCAGAATTCATTCTCCCACTCAGTAAGTCTCTCTGGAGTTCTGCCATGGATTGGTGAAATCAGACCAATCAACCCAATTATCCTTGGTAAGATTTCAGTGACAATTAAGGCAAGTCTGCCAACATGACCAAATAAAGAGAGGTGCGAAAAATGTATAGGGAACCTGCAGTACGTTTGCGCCAGAAGCTTAACCCCGAGTATGTCCTGGGATCCAGCCCGAATTTGATCCCCGTCATCATGGGTTCAGGCGCTACGCAGTTCAAGAAAACCCAAGCGATGAAAAGGGGTAGCGATCTTTATGACGTACTTCCTTCTGATGCTGTAGTCTCCATGCTGACTGTCGGTAACTCAAGTGGTGTTGCCGATTACTCTTCATCGAATGACTTTACCAAGGTGACGCCAAACATCTTGCATTGGGGCAAGCTGGCAACAAGCGGAACAGTCGTATCCGCCACAGATACAACAGTTGTCCTCGCCACGACTGATTCAGCCGTAGATGACTTCTATAATGACAAAAAAATTGTCATTGTGAATGGCGTTGGCGCAGGCCAGACAAGGGTAATCACCAATTATGTCGGATCGACAAAGGCCGCCACCGTCGTCGCCTGGACCGTGAATCCTGATGCTACATCGGAGTATGAAATCTGGACTAACTCGGTGAAGGAACCTGAAATGGGAGATGTTTACTATGTCACATATGTGGCCGGTCCTGAATCCGACCAGTATGAGCCAAAGTTCGTCTCCAGCCCAGAAGAAGTAGAGGAGTTGTACGGTCCGGAGCTCAAATACGAAAACGGACTGATCAATCCTGTTGTAGTTGGAGCAAAGTGCGCTCTCGCAAATCGTGCAAGCATTATCTGCATATTGCAGGTGGCCCTTGCCGGTTCCACAGTGGCCGTCACTGACTATGAAAAGGCCTTCACGGAATATCTGGCTCATATGACATACGCATATCGCATAATTCCCATGGACCTCAGCACTACCATAGGCGAAGCCGCAGTGGCGTATGTTCGCCAGATGTCTGATCCGGAAGAGAAGATGGAATGCAAGACCATGATAGGCGTTGTTCATTCATCTACAACACATGCCGAGCTTATGACAAACATCGGCGCTTACGCTGCAGCCTTTGGCGAGAAGCGTCTGATGATTCCTTATCCAGACAAGGCTACGAAGAAGCTCAGCGATGGCAACATATATGAACTTCCGGCCCCATACCTGCTTGCGGCTTATGCCGGCAAACAGTCTTCTCAGCCAATCGAGCAATCGATGACGAACAGTACGCTCGACGGCTTCATCACCCTTAAGGGTGTTAAGATGTCTCGTGCGCAAAAGAACCTTCTCGCAGAAAAAGGTGTTATGCTGCTGGAGCAGGCATCTCCCGGATTCCCAATCACGGTGCGCGATGCATTGACGACAGACATGTCCAGCATCCAGACGCGCCAGGATATGGTTGTGTCCATCGTAGACTTTGCCAGCAAGTATATCCGTGATGTACTCGCTCCGTATATCGGCCCGACGAATACAACGACAGAAACCATCACCCGTATGAGAGGTTCTGTCAACACCGCTATCGCAGTGCTCGTGAGCATGCAAGTCCTGACGGGTGGCAGGATCACAGATATCTACCGGGATAGCCTGAGTCCAGACACCATCATTGTGAAGATCTCGGTTGATGTTCCATACCCCTGCAACTATATCGATGTTGACCTGTTCGTCAACTAATAAAAACAACTGGAAGGCGGTTTTATAAATGGGTTTAGAGCAAGGTACAGTAATGCCCTCAGTACCCGGAAGCAATGGTCTTAATGTCGGAAGCACATCTTATGGTGCTGGTATAAATAACTGGGCTTTCAAGAATTCACATGTTCCCGACCCGAATGTGAATCCAAGCCGATTCATGTCAGCTGGACGCTGCGTGGTATACGCTCAAACATCATCAGGGCGGACAGCCGGAAAGACTCCTGAACTGGGATCGTTCGTTCCGATCGGTTTGATTCAAGCCTATTCGTGGACTGAACAACGCCAGATCGACATGCTGTTCGAGCTTGGCTCCGAACTGCCATACCTCGTCCCTGGTCGTACAACCGGCCAGATTGCCATCACCAGAATGCTGATGCACGGCCGCGACCTTGCCAACGTTCTGTATGGCGCAACAGATCAGCTCAGCAAGAATACCTGGATCAGGTCCCTAAAGGATATCGCTACTCCTCTGAACCTGATGTTTGCGGCTTTTGCCAACTCCACAACGCAGGATACGGCAGCCAACGGCGTATTCTCCAGGGTATTCTCACATGCCTGGATCAATTCGCGCAGTGAGCAAATCGGCGCAGGTCAGACGGTTATCGGCGAAAACTGCAGTCTGATCTATGAAGATATCCTCAGCGTTGAGCTCTTCAAATAACATTCAATCCGATTTGAAAAGGGATGCGGAAAGACCGCATCCCTTTTTTGTGTTGTACAAAAAAAATGTATACTATATAATGAGTATCGAAACTAAGATGGAGGTACTACAATGGAAAAAGACAATATCGTCCCGATTGAAAGGAAACCGATCACAAGTGACCTAGATGCTATATTCGATGCCCTCATCCTGAAAGGTACGCTGGAGATGGAGGAAACGATTTTCCCCGGCTTTCTCTTGAAGGTGAAACCATTGGATGCAGCGGAAACATTGGCTGCCGAATCAGCCATAACTTTTGTGGACTCCGCTCGTGATATCGTATTTCGGGCGCGTATGGTCAGCGTTCTTGCCCGTGCAACCATTTCCATTAATAGCAATCCTATCGAGCTTCCGAATTTGGATGAAAAAGAAAATGACACCCGACGTCGTGAACTTCATATAAAATTCATGAAGCTGCCGCCGAATCGTGTCGAGGACTGCTATTCTTTCTACAGGAGAGTTCAAATCAAGCAGGATGAGATTTACAGCGCTCCTGTGATTGCGGAACAAGTCAAAAATTTTTAGGCACCCCTTGGGGCATAATAAAGAGCACAGTGCTCAACGCCAAGCAAGGGGTCATTACAGAAAAGCGCTTCAAGGATATGACGTCAATCCAATGGTACTTTCATTACCTTGAAGTATTGCAAGCCAATGAGAAAAAAGACAAAGCGACTATGGAATATATCGAACTTTTGACTATGTTTGTGAATCCTGAACTGGCAACTAAATGGCGTGAGATGAAGGCGCTCAAAGAAGCCAAGGAAGAAATTACGCCAGAGTCGTTCCCTGAAGTCTGGGCCAATATTAAATCGCAGATACCCGATATCGTTACAGTCCGATATTTGGATGCCAAGGCAAAAGATCTGCTGCCCACATACCAACGTCCAAAGAAGAAGGAATATAAGACTCCTGGTATACAAATCAATAATTCCAAGTAGAGTAATGGTGGTGAGAGTTGTGGAACAAGGTAATTCGATGGATGGTGCACTGCTCAGTGTACAGCAACAACAGCTCGATGAGTTAAGGAGCATTCGTGCACAGACGGCATCCGGTCCATTTGTCGCCGGCAGAGAGCAGACATCCTTCTCCCAATACTCGATGAATACCGGGGCGGCGCAGCAACAAGCGTCCGCCCAGGGTTTATTTATGCCGACGCCAAACGTTGGAGGAATCCCACTCTCTCCATTTACTCAAAATATGGGTAACTCCGCCGCAACATACATGCAGCAGGCAAATTTAAAACAGGCATTATTTAGCTATGACCGCAATAGGGTATCCCGAGAGAACAGGGACTTAACCGGTATGCAGGCTGGTCAGAATATTTTTCAGGCTGGCTTGGCCGGGGCTGGTGCACTGGGCGGTCTCGGAGGAGATGCCCTTGGTACATCTATATTTGGTGGACTGGGATTAGCTGGCGGATTTGCCGGCGGCGCTATCGGCGGTGCTATTGGCGGTGCCGTATTCGCATCTGCAGCGCAAGAGATGGGAGTGCAGTCCGGATATAGCAATTACTTGTTTCAGAATTCACAGCGCTTTATTAACCCATACGAATCTACAAATCGCAGATATGGTATGGGTTTCAATAACGATGAAAGGTCTGGCGCATCGTCATACTTGAGGTCATTATCGACAAGTAGAAATATTAGCGATACCGACATGAGTGGTATATTGAGCGGTGCAGTTGATCAAAACCTCCTGAAGGATGTTACAAATCTCAAGACATTCAAGGAAAAAATGGCTAAATTAACCGACAGCGTTAAGACATCCGCCCTCTTGCTGAATGAAACATATCAGAACGTCACAAAGATGATGGGCGAACTTGAACGCGCGGGTGTATCAACCGGAAATTTCGATTACATGATGGGAAAAATGAAGACACTGGGATCATTCACCGGCATGAATACGATGGAGGCCACAAATTCAACTTTGACCGTATCTGGCTCAAAAACCGGTACGGCATGGAATTCCGAGAGGCAGATCGAGAACTCCGCTTTGGATCTCAGGGTTATGCAGGTACTCAAAAATGGCGCTGATAAGAATCCAAATGGAACTCTTGGATTTATAACGAATTTATATAATAATACCGAAGGCAGCACGGACGCAGAAAAACTGAGCAATCTTACAGTAAGGGCAAACCGAACCATGCAGGAAGTCATGGGAAATCAAACCTTCCAATCAGCATATTCCGGATTGTTCAATTATAATGATGCCAGTGGTAAGTTTGAGCTTGACCAGAGTGCATATGATAGGTTTACTAGCGGGAATATGTCATATGCCGACATAATGGGTGAATCATCAAAGAAGATGACTGCATGGAGCGCGGATGGAAAGCATACCGGATTCCAGTGGCAGCAAATGGCTAACGATACCTTTATGGATCTTACGGATGTACAGAAAGGAAAACTTCAAGGAACATTCTTTTCCACTGTTGGCCGTGATACGATGTTTGGTGAGACTGACCAATCTACAATCATGGCAGGCCTTGGCATAGGCTCAACTGACGCTGATAGGAAATTGTTCACTCAACTTTACGGTACCCTTGGATCTAAAGGCAATATTTATCAGAATGAGATGTCTCAAGAGGGATTCAATCAGACTATGCAGGCGAAAATAGATTCTGAATCTGAAGGTCTGTGGCAGTCAATCAAAAAAGTCTTTAACACCATGTCTGATAAAATCGGAGATGCGGTTGAGCCTATGCGCAAAAGCATGGAAGAGGCTGGTGTTACATGGAAAGATATTTGGAACGGAACGCATCCAACAAATCGCGTACAGTTTCAGGATCCATTAAATTTCACTGACTCAGGCGCTACCGGATCAGCAGAATCGATATCCAAGTCGATGAATGCATATATCTCAGACTATCAAAAGTATGGTGGTACGACTAAGGATCTCGAATTGCTTGACCCTAAAGGACAACTCAGTGTGACTGGCGGAGGCGTTGATCAATATGGATCAAAGATGACCGGTATCATGAAAATAGAAGATATCGACTATCTTAATAACGTCATGAACTCGAAAGCTAAAAGTACCTTCGAGCAGCATGGTGCCCTTATCCCAGCGCTTACTGTTGATGATATTGCCGCCTCAATGAATTTAACTTTCAATGAAGGGGACGACAAGCAGTCAATAACTCAAGAGGCGATGCTCCGTAAATATTCAAAAATGATACAACAGCTTCAGGGCGGAAAGGCCAGTGGCCTCAATGACTATGAGATCGTTGCAGGTAATCAGGCCCTTTCCACTATGTCGGATGCGCTTAAATGGATGGGCGTTGATGTGGCGCCTGTTAATAATCTAGGATACTCTAAAGAAATGCTTGCAACACTCCAAAATCAATATGGTGGAAAGACCACAGATTACTATGGAGCCCTTAAAACACAAGCGGAGAAGTCTGCTAAATTAGATCTTACGAATAATGGATCAGATGCTACACGAAATGCAATAAATAGCCTAACGGCCGATGTAGCTGCGACAGGAGTAGCTCAAAGTAAAGCTGAATCTGATATTATGGCGGCCATGTCTGGATATTCAGATGCTGATTCGATTGCTGCCAGGGATCAGATTTCTAAACTTATGGACTCTATTCGCTCCGGAGATTTGGCTCCTGAAGATGCCAGAGCTCAATTTAATGCATTAAAATCATCAGGAAAAGCCAGTAGTCTTTATAGTGAAGTGTCAGACAAGTTCAACTTAGTAGCAGACAAAGCTATGGCAAAATCTTCAGGTGAAGCAATTCTCAAGACACGTAGTGAGGATAGTAGCAGGATTCTCGGGGCAATTAAAGCAGGAGGAAGTGTTGCCAGCCTCATTGGTGGAGATGCTGCATATAATAAATTACTGAGTGGTGCTACAGTTTCAACAGATAGAAACCTTGGTGATATAGCAAAGGATACTACTCAGGGTTGGTGGATGCTTGGTGGAGGTCTTGGCTATATTGCTGGAGCAATCTTCAATTCAAACACAAAGAAGACCAAAAAACTAAATGAACTGAGTCAAGAGCAGCTTTCTGCTCTCACCGATAAGGACATGAGTGGACTTGGCGGGGAAGATCTTATCGAAAATCTAAGGAGCGGTCTTCGTAATCAATTTATTGGCAATACTGTTAATCCCACAGCATGGCTACAGGACGATAAAATCAAGGCCCTACTACCAAACGCAAATGAGTTATTGAATATTGCTAACGGCGATGGTAATAAAGCCTGGTCCACCTCAGAAATAGATTCACTCGTTTCAAAAATAATGGAAGATATCTCTGCTGGCGGCGCCGGCAAAGCAGAAGACGAAAAGCAAAAAGTAGACAGTGGATCTGTAAAATCCCAAGATGATGCAATGGTTACTCTTGGACAAGAGCATCAGAAGGCACTGAGCAAATACATGGATACAGTACGTCAAGAGTTCACTGACATACAGGGACAGATAAGCATACTTTCAAAATAAGCCGAGGTGATATAATATGACACCGGAAAGAATAATGGTCAGTCTCGCTAAATTATCAGCAGAATCCGAATCTTACAATGATGAGATACAGGGTCTGCTGAATTCAGCATACGCAAATACTAATCGGAATACTATTTCAGATCCAGTTTCCGGAGCAAAGGTGTTGTCGGAAGAGTACATCTTTACAGTATCAAATCAGGATTTCCTAAACAATATTGATAGAATAGAGTATCTGCAGTCGAAAGTACTGGAAAACTGTGCCACAGTGAAGCAGCTAATTGCTTCACTGTCAGTAACACAGTTTACGCCGGTTCAGGCTGCCGCACTATATACTTCAATCGGCGCATAGCATGGAGGTATGACATGATTTCCTATACAACGGATGTTGATGGAGCTAAATTAGAAGCCAGAATCGTAAACGGAGAACTTATAATCGTGCAAATGCTCGGATCGGTTGAAACTCCATTCACGAACCCAAATGCATATGCAATGATAACACCTATACCAGGATGTTCGACCTTGACATGGGGTGATTTTGCAAGCCCGGCATGTATCAAGGGATGTCTCAAGACACCCGTTTCCACAAACGCCGGCATTCGGGCCAATATAACAATATTGGCTCAATCGATTGAGGCTCTCGGTAAGAAGTTGGGAGCTACTCCAGTTATTGTTCTTGGGTGGATTACTACTGCTCATTCAAAGCACATATCATCTGATAGCGCCCAGCTGAATGATCACTTTAATGGTCTGGCTGCGGATGTGAGATTTCTTGATTCAACCGGTAAAGATGTTGATATTAGGATGTTTTATGGTGCAGCCGTAACAATAGGTCACTACGACACCTCATCTATAGTGCCAAGTGAACCAGGTACTTTCGTAAGGCCATTCTCGGCAATACTAATTCAGTCATCATTTGTGCATTTGTCAATAAGCAGCACGGCATCAAGTCAAGCTCCAGTTGCACCTCAATACAAAGGGAGCTTTGCATCCGATTGGGCTGAAGCCATTAACGGTAAATTACTCTCCGTACCATCTGGAGTGGCAATCCCGACTTCTACAAATGCTAATGTCTCGAAGTTGGATACCCTTGGTAGATTTGGAACATTGGGTGATATTTCAAAATATCTCAAGGTAGATGCTGCAACGTTGTATTATATGAATTTCGGACATGCTTGCCCCATAGATACTGATCCAGCTACAGTGTCTGCAGTGCCTCTAACATCTGTTTATTATCCGAATACACCAGCCAATGCGTTCTTGCTTGGTGCAGAGACTCACCAGGCTCTTGCAGCAAACAGTGATACTATAAAGGGTGGAATTATCGCAGAGTATGCTGCTTCAAAAAGCGCCATGATGGTCATAAGTAGTGATATGGATAAATATGTTGCAGATGGCATGACATTGGCACAAGCAGCAAATGCAGAGGCTATAGCTGAAGTTTCTTCATTGAAAGGAACAGATGATAGCTATAAATCCGCAAGGACATATGTTCGCACACATGCACTGAAGTCTGTACCATATGAGCGTGCCTGTTTGGTTGTGACTACCCAAACAAAAACTACATACATAGATTTTGTGCTTAATCCAAACTCGCTCAATATTGGATACTCCAATGTCGTTACCCCACAAAAGACTAGCGCTGGTTGGTTTCTGTCAAGACAAGGAGGAAATCTTATCAGCATCTCATTTACCGGAAATCTATTTGATGCAGTGAATATTGAAGAAAAGCATCTATTCTTAGAGGCGTACAAGCAAAATTGTGTTGACCAGAAAACAATGAGCGACGAGTATGTAAACGAATCTATTGTATATCTGTATATCGAAGGCGTGAAGTATACAGGATATGTTAGTTCCATAAATCTAGTGAAATCTACACAGCAGCAGGTTACCTATTCCTATTCTCTTTCCTTTATCGGTGTAGATGACACATATATGCAGTATAAAATGAAAAATGGAGATTCTACTTCTAGTGATTCTTACTTTACTGGGGATAAGAATACAGATGATGATACTGATCCGTCGCCATCTGGACATTCCACGGGGGATGTAATTATCAATCCGCCTCCGCCGTCCCATAATCCAGATCCTGTAGTTAAATTCAAAACAGCCAAGGTTACAGCTTCTTCGCTAAATGTGAGATCTGGTCCCGGGACGAATTATAAAGTCGTAAGTAGCAAGCGCAAAAATGACTCAATAACCATATACGGCACAAAAAAGCCGTGGCTTAAGATTGACAAAACAAAGAATTTGTGGCTACATGGTTCCTATACGACTTATAAATTCTGATAGGAGATTTGTCAATGAGAACCATCGAGGCAATTCCTGGATACTTAATCTTCTTTGACGATATTAGGGTGGACCAGTTCGTTAAAAGCTTCAGTGTGAATTTATCTACTGATGGCGCAATGGGACAGGCCAGTTTTGATATGCTCTATTTGCCAGATCTAGCGTCGCAAGATTTTCGCGGTGTGGATGATGAGCTTTATAAAGTAATTGACACCATAGACAATATGACAAATGCGAAGGTGTTTATTAAAAATATCTTTTCAAACAAATATATGCAAGTATTTGACGGCAATATAAAGGGAAAGTCAGTAACTCGGTCACCGAATGGAAACACATTGGTGTATAGCGCCATTGACTACATGGGGTGGCTTAATCGTACAATCGTTCCACTCCAAATACCAGTGGCGCAGAGAAAATTCAACCTGGATACTCTGCGTTGGAACGCAAATGGTGTGGACATCAATAAGGTGTGGTTGATGTCTAATGATGCAACTCTTGGATTTAAGGGCAAGAATGTTAAGCAGATGATGGCGATTATCTCCAATCAGGCTCTTGCCAGCAACAAACTTTATTCACAAGACGGAAGTGTTGCGGTATGGGATAATGCCATTGGCCGTATTGATATAATGGGTGATATTGATGCGCGTTGGCGCAATCCTGGCATTTTGGATTTCGTTATTAATCCACAACTTCAGAGCGTTCAGTCTTTCTATGTTTTTGCCAACGACCTGGTAAGCAAATTAATGTTTGAATTCTATCAGGATCGAGATGGAAAAATTCGCATCAAGCCTCCATTCTGGAATCAGCCAGTAATGAAAAGCCATATCATAGATGCCTCCATGATATTTGAAATATCTGAAAGATGTGATTGGACTCAGGGCAAAACCAGGGTCATTACCACCGGTGGAATTGAGGACATATATACTACAACAGGAAATGTTGCCGCTCAAACAATCGTTACTCCAATCAATGTGTATGTTGGCGGAGGTTTTGGTGGTAAGGCATACACTATGTCTAATGTATTTCAGGAAAATCTGTTTTCAACAGATGGTGGTACTAAGGTTATAGATGGCGGTGGAGATTCTGTTTTCAAGAGTGTCAAGGAAAGCTTTTCATCATTAACCCTTGGTGCGCGAGCTCATGTTCAAAGGCTTGCGCTCTATAGTCGCGGAAAAATATTGAGCAGCGCTAAAATCGTTGATAATGGATATGCTGCCATCAAGAATAGCCCAACCGCAGGTCAGACAAAAAAATGGTCTGACATAAATAGTATATGGTTCTCAGATGGCGGAGTCGATACTGGAGCCAATGGACAATATTCAAAGAATATTGTCGATACATTTAACTCCATGAAGTTAATTTCGTATATAGCTGGACAAACCGGGCCTTATGACTCAGTCGATACAACTCCATCCGGATATGATGTTGAAATTATTCCAGCCTCCGGAGACTTTACTAGCAATGGTGCGACTACACAGCAGATCGTTCAATATATTAGAAATAAGACTAATGGATTTGAGTCCATTAGTCTACCTCGTGTTGATGGAAAGAATCCGTGGTCCACCAAAGAGGCATTTGTGACGGATTTTGTTTCACAGTATATAATTGAGGCTATAGCGGAAAAAATGACACCGGGACTCGTTATCGCCCAGGCTCTCGTATCCACCATGACCTTAACGAGTATCGATGTAACGGGTGGTCTTAAGATTATGGGAGACAGCAAGGTTGGTAGTCAACCAGAGAGAAAGCTTATCGATGGCGATATGAACTTTGCTTTCCTATATTATATAGTAGAAAATAAAACCGGGGATACTGGCGATACTGGCGATACTGGCAATACTGGCGATACCGGAAATACAACCCCAAACAACACCAATAAAGATGTATTCACAAGCGACGGTAGCCCGAGTTCCGCCGGAGCAATGCTTGGAGCTATAATAAAATCAAGAGTTGGTGGCGGATATGTATATGCGACAGGATATAATGCAGTCAAGGGTAGAGCTGGAACAATTTGTACTGAATCAGTTATCCAGACGGCTGCACATAATCATCCCGTGGCATTTGCTGAAGTAATAAAGAAAGGAAAATGGAAAGGCAAGACGATCTTAGAGGTTGCTAGACAGTGGCTTGGATATGAAACATGGGATTGTTCTGGCTTGGTTACATGGGCTTGCGTACAGATTGGTATACCCAGATCACTCGTTGGGAATTGCAATGCCATATTCCACGTAAATGGAAAGCATCCTGGTGTTTTAAAAATAATGAAGAATGCCGGTATGGGTGGGCGTATTTCAAATACTGAGCCCGTACAGGTGGGAGACTTACTGTTCTGTCTTAGTTCTAGTAGTGAATCTCACCACATTGGTATGGTTTCAGATATACAAGGATCCGTTAAATATGTTACTGAGGCATCCAGTACTACGTCCGGAGTTGTTCATGGTCCAATGAAGTCTACAAAATGGAGGGTATGGGCCAGATGGGACTTTACCCATACTGCAATGCGTGGCGATGCTGGAAGAGCGTATGCCCCCCCAACCAGGCTTGAAATTCCCGCGCTTACAAAGGGCGGTAAAACTGGTACTGGCAATTCGACAGATATAGGTGATACTGGAGATACTGGAGATACAACTCCTGATGAAGAAGATGTTAGCAATGTTGCCAATCTCAGTCAATTATTGAAGTGTTCACAAGAAGAACTTCGATATGGCGCTAACGTACTTGAGGTATCTCAGCCGCTTATTCGGTTCAGTACAATGAATGCTACAGCAGTCAGTGTACAGGGAGCAGATAGTAAATCCATGAGTGCGCTTGCTGCGTATAGTAGGTTTATGTATTTTTTATCAAATTCAATGACGAGAACTGCATCAGTTAGTATGATTGGTGCTCCATGGTTGCGCCCTGGGTTTAATGCCTGGGTGGATCCAACTCATACTGATAAAATCTATTACATAAATACTGTTTCTCATAGTGGAAACCCACACAGCGGAGTGACAACATCACTCGGCTTAGTAATGGGCAGAACGAGAAATGATTTCGTTAGCGATAATGCCGATGTGTTTGGGCGTTTGTCTAAGGATAAAACCGACATTGTATTTGTTAATGAAATTTCTAAAACCGCATCAGAATTCGGCCCTGTTATAGACTCGGCTGCTGCATTCGAGTCTGTAAGGAAAAATCTGGTATCATTTCACAAGGGTGATTCTGCTGTTATAAAGGCGGATAGATGCTCAATCGCATCTTTATACATCAATGATAATAATGACTCGACTATCGATAACCAGAACACCAATGGTTACGTTGCCGATATAAGAGGAGTATCTGGAACATTGGAATCTGGAGATTATTACATTCCGGACTTTACGTCATTAAAGAGGGGCAACTCGGGTGCGTCCGTGAAGTGGGTGCAAGAGGTTCTATCGAAAACAGGATATGATATTGGAACCATTGATGGGGTGTTCGATGAGCAGTTAGAGAAGGCAGTAAAAAGTTTCCAGAAAACATTCTCCGTAGGCACATATACTGGAATCGTTGATACAAAAACAAAAAATGCCCTACTTGGACAGTTGGCTACATACGCTATGCTCGCATTTCCTGAACTTGGAAATGTTTATAATGTTTTCTCTAAAGACTTAAAACTTGGCGATTATCTTATTGCCGTAACAACTCTGTGCAGAATAATCAATAGGTATTTCTATAATCTATGGGGCGGCGCCAGTGAAGAAGACTCTAGTTGGCCAGATCCAGATCCCAAATACCCAAGTGCGAGACTGCCATTACCAATGCCTGATGTACCAAATCCTAATGGCCCACCAAATTCAAAGACAGGCGAAGTACCAAGTGTTTTTGATGCTATAGTAGGAGATACCTTGAGTCATTATATTCAAGATTTCTTCCTAAATATTCCAATAACAGGGAAACTTGATTATAAAACAAGGGCCGCTATGTTGGTGGCTATATGTTATATTGGAAATCTCGATATAAGCCGCAGGATATCAAATGAAACCGTAGATCCCAATGTGGCACCTGAGAAGATATCGGTTCCTACCGGCGCAAAGGTTACGGCAGCATACCTCGGCGGCATGCATTCCCTGGATGATATCCAGAAGACATTGACGGCAATCTATAAGCAATCAGGCATGGGTAAGGTTATTAAGGATCGAGGTACCATTATTCGCGCCGGTTTAAGCCTCTGCAAGAAGAATGCATACAAGTATTACATCATGTCATTGAAGGGAGGATAAATTATTGGGTATATATAATAAGCAACAATTTGAGAATACCCAAAGGATTCGGAATATTGAAGGAACAACATTTGTTGATCTGGAGATTTGTCGGGTTGAGGAAATTGATTCTGAAGCTATGACACTTACCGTATCTCGTCTCTCTAACAGCACGATGCTTCGCAATATACGATTCTGTACTCCAATGAGATACCTGGATAACGGAATATTTATCATGCCCGAGGTAGGTACATTATGTGTATTGGCAACAACACGCCGGCAAGAGCTGTTTGTCATCAGTTTTTTATCGTACTCCACTCTAAAGGATACAGGTGAGGTCCTTGAACCCGGCGAGATAATGCTTCAGTCAGTCGGAGAGGGATTCATCAAACTTGATGGATCGGGGAGAGTCGTCATTTCCTCCAGTTCTGGTAGCTTCATTCGATTCGATAAAGATGTCATAGTCGAGGATAGCCTTGCTTTGACATCCAGAACAGCCGCGCGTGAAATACTCAGCGGCAGCATCGATGGCGTCATCCAGGACATTGAAAAATATTACAATGCCAGCGTCTCGAGCGATGTCAGCCTGGACCAACTCGTTGGAAAAATTCTCTCCGGATATGATGTTGATGTGGATGTACCCACCCCGGTGCTCATTATTAAGAAGGGAAATGTGCTAAAGGATAATGGGGATCCGGACAGTTTGACGTCTCCGGCGCTGCCGGCTCCCGTAAATGCATGCTGGTCTTTGGAGGTTTTCAATACAAGCACAGGAATTAGTGCATGTAAATTAATGATTGGCGTAGATGGCTCTATCCAATTGGTCGCAAATCGAGTATTATTGAAGTGTAATGAAATGGACCTTACGGAAGTTGTGGCTATGAAGCCGGATTTCTCTAAGTGGGATTCTTACGACGATACTTATGAGGGCACCCATTAAGGAGGATTAGCTATGCACTACAAAGAATATGAGATCGAAAAATTGGCATTGGCCAAAAAAAAATACGACACAGATAAGGAAAAGGATCTAATAAAGAGATACAAGGATACTAAGGATCCTTTTCTTTTTACTAAAATTCTCTATGAATTCAAGCCTGTAATAGACACGGCCATTCGCAAGTCTGGAAATCAGGATGTTGGGGATTCTGCTGCAGTTAGAGGCCGGGCATATGAGGCCGTGAAGAGCGCGGTTGAGAGTTATAATCCCAATATGAACCGCAAGCCAAGCAGTCACATTCATGATACGATCTACTATGCCCTTAAGAAGGCTGGATATCGTGCACAGAACGAAGCTCGTATGGGCGAGCAGGACACAATTGACAGTGGGTATATAAACATCGCAGAAAATGTTCTGAAAAGAGAACACACTCCGATCAATACTGTCTCAATTTTAAATGAAGTCACGAAAATGAAGGGCAGCAAGGGCTTAAAGAAGATTACCACAGACCAGATCGAGAGAGTAAAGGGCATGCAGCGCCGCAGCCTATCTGGGGGAAGAATTGTCTCTGGAGAAGGAGAAGATATTCGGCTTGAGGATATTTTCAACACCGGTGGAACACGCACTACGGATATCGTCGAGGATGAATACGACAAGGACATTGTGCAGGGATTCCTTGCCAGACTCTCTCCTACAGAACGCGGTGTTGTCAAAGATAGACATGGCCTTGGGCCAAATACTCAGCCTGAGATGTCATGGAACTATGTTGCGCTGAATAATAATCTGTCAAGTTCCTACATGGCGAAGAGGGTCTATGCAGATGCAATTCGCAAACTTAAAGATATGAGGCGTACATAAATGAGTTATCCAGGTTTGGAGGCCGGGGAAGTAGCCCCAAATTCTGTCGTTTTTAATATTGCAAGCACGCTGAATAATCAGAATATTCAGTCGGCTTTGTCTTTACTAAATACATGGAATCCTTCAGACATGGCAAAGCAGAGAGCCGTATTGGCAAGCTACATTGCATCAATTGATACTGAGCTCCAGGGTAAAAAGGAAATCTTACTGCGAATGATATATGTACAACATTTGGAGAAAGATTCGTTTGGGACAGTTAATCAGTGGGTGCCGGCTATCTTGCCGCAACTCCAGCAGCAATTTGCCAAAGTAGCATCAAATGCTGAGGAGCAGAGATTGCAGCTCGTTCAGATGGGTATGAATATATCACCTGGAAAGACTCCAGATCAATCAGTGACCACATCTACACTCCAGGCGAGGGAAGTTCTAAATCGCTACACCTTTACTATGAATTACTACAAGGAATTTTCTGTATTCATAACAGACTGCGCCAGTATTATGAAAGAGGTAAACACCCAACGGGAGTCAAATAGTGCGATTCTGTCCAAGATCAATAAATTAACAGCGTCCACAGCGCAAGCGATAAAAAATATTTTAGATAATCGCTCCAAAGTGGACAATAAATTAGCTATAATATCTATGTGCAATGCGATTATCTCAAGACTAAGTGTAGACGGCAAAACAACGCAGTGGCTATGTGAAAAAAGTTTGGATGAAGCGAAGGTGTGGCTCGATGGCGCAAACATTAAAGTTGATTCATTCCTGTCCCCATATGCAGGCTAAGACTACAGATACATGGGTGGAGAAGCTTGTGACCAGGGGAAATTTGGAATATGACATAATTGACAGCAGGAGGGTTTCTAAAATCCTCTTGGTATGTCAGAATCCAATACCCAGCACGATTCATATATATGAGAGCGGACCCGACTTTATGCTTTACACGCACAACAAGATACGCTGGATTGGAAATGATAAGCCGACGGAATCAAGCCAGTATAGTATCATATATATTGTTCAGGACGTTTCTAACCAGCAGTATAATATAGATAACTGTCCTGTATGTGGCGGCAATGGGTGGTATGCAGGGATCATAGATGAGGTTACTGGCAAGTTTGAAATTGTTTCAGGAATTGATAAACTGACTCAAGATGTAATTAAGTTTATCCTTACAGTCCAAAAGGGAAACTATGGAACAACGCTTAAGTCTATCATAGGAAAAAATATGTCTAATGAAAGTGCGCTGCGAGAGCAAATTACATCTACCATCTCCATAATGGAGCAACAATACAAAGAGACTCAGGCAAGCGCCATCATGGAAGGCATGGAGGTTTCAGACAGCGAACTTCTTGATTATATTTATGTCTCGGAGCTGGAAATCGACAGTGAAGCGGCATCGGTGTATATAACAATACATGCATATAGCGTGTCTCGAGAGAGCGCAAAAGTAACGTTAAAGGTATGAGGTGATAGATCATGGCAGATGTTTCGTTGAGAATTACCGATGTCATTGAGATGATGGCAGGTTATATGAGAAGTAGGGTCAGGGCTGAGTATCCCGATATTGATGTATCGGATGGCAGTCCATTCGACGATATCTTCATAGCTCCTATGAAAGAAATCTTTTCCCCATTTGTGACTATCGTTAATGAGATTGAAATTCGTAACGATACTCCGAATGCTGCCGCATTGCCAAAGGCGATGCTTGATGAGCTTGGACAAGGAAGTTACTTTATGGTGCGCAGGGCCGGATCAAAGGCCACCGGTGAGGTAATATTTTCTTTCAAATCCATATCAGACACTCTCAACCTGATAATCCCAAAGGGGGTTATGCTCAGCACGAATGATGGATACTCCTATCAGGTATTTACTAGATTAGAGCTCTCACCGTTAGAGCTGTATGCGATGTATAACACCACAACCTTTATGTATGATATTCCCGTGCCAGTCGAAGCTCTCGATTTTGGCGAAGAATACAACGTAAATGCATACAGAGTTACCACCGTCGACACTGTATTTAGCACAAGTCTTGCTTATGTTAAAAACATATCTCCAATGACCGGAGGAGCTTCAGAGGAATCCAATGAAGAATATTGGGATAGAATCAAATCCTTTTATATCTCCAGGCAACTTGGTACGATCCCGGGGTATAAACAGTTCATTTTTGAAAACTTCCCAGAGATTGATGAGATATATGTATCCGGCCTCGGTGATAAGTATATGACCAGAGACACTATTGAATATACAGATGATGGCGTAAATAAGACCGTGACTGCTGGCGGTAAAATTGATATATATTTAAGGGGTGGTTCCTATAGCTCAGTAAAGAGTCAGGGCATAGCTAGAAACCTGAATCTACTGATTCAGGGAGCTATATATAGTACCATCGATATTACAGGAATTTCCGTATACAGGCTTGCTGATGGACCTGGACATCCAAAAGGGCGCACCGTAACTGAGTTCAGTCCGGGGACCGGACTTTCAACGCAGGCGCTTGTTGTTGTTGCAAGCACAGGCATATCTGTAGGAGATACTCTATGTGTTAGCTATTCCTATAGTCTTGATGGCGGCACTACCACGCTTACATCAACAGAAACATTTCCAATAAAGCTGTTAACGATACCGCTCTCTTGTCCTTTTGAGGATATTATATCGATTCGTAATCTGACCCAGAATTACTACGTTGACATCTCCAACAATGCAAACTACAACATTACCACTATCAGTGATTTAGATTATGAGAATACTTCCAAGGAAGAAAAGACCATCACGATAACTGATGCCGGCAGGCATAATGGGGATGTTATGGAGGTTGTCTATTCCTACAACCAGACAATAAACGTTCTAAATAACTTCTTCAACATAGAAGAGAATAGGATCGTAACAACAGACATTCTGCTCAAAGAAGCGCTTATTAAGTATATTAACATCTCCATGGTAATACACATGGGACCCGATTATACATATACCTCTGACATTGCCACAAGCCTCAGAAACTCAGCAGAGCAATATTTTGGACAATTGACCATGGGGCAATCTGTACAAGAGCCTGACTTGATCAACGCACTATATACCAATGAAAATGTTGGCGGAGCGATCGCCTACATCAACTTCCCATTGCAGGCTATGTATGTGGCAGTAGATCCTGATGCAGAGATTAGCTATAGTGCCAGGGTAGGCACATCACCAATAATCATTACGACTGAAGAAAGACAGTACGCACTGCTGAATAAAGTCGAAATTGAGGTTGTGTAATATGGACATAAAGGCGGTTTCAGATCAGTTATCCAATTTCTACAAAGACTATAGTGGAAATCCAGAAACCATGAATAGGTTTTTTGAGATATTCGCCGGAGCTGTAGATGTTGGATGCTCCTATATGAAGGGTATCAAGAGGAACAGTATACTGAGCACCATCGAGACATATCGCAAGGTGCCTTATTTCGCTATGAATATCTCTTCGATATCCTATTCTCTAACCAGCCTTTTAGCGAATCCATACACGGAAAAAGGTTTAGGATTAACTCGGTCTACATTATCCTCGAGGATTGAGCATTGGAATGCGACAGCAACAGTAGATCAAAAAGTAACGATATTAGATCAGGCATGGCTATACTGCACATTAAGGTTAGATCTTGAAGATGACGTTCAGGATGAGGGCCAGAAAATATATGGATCTGACGGCGTAATTATTGATTTAAAGGTGGAAACCGTTGGTGGGATCGTTCTGCATCCTGAAAAGGACTATGTTCTCAGGGACCATAGATTCTATTTACTGAATGATATCGGAAAAATAGATGATGCTAAAGACATGATTGTACTTAAGGATATTTTGATTGACTACAATATTTCATATAATAGGCTTGGCCTGTTTCTCAATGCCCCGTATCAAAATATAATTTCAAAGCCTGAATACACAGCAATCAATAAGGTATTTTTGCAAGCTGCGCTGAAGGGTTCTACAATTAAAAATATCAAGGAAGCGATTGCTGCAGCGTTCGGTTGGAAATCCGCGCAGGTATACGACATGGAATCTAACCTTACTGCCGTGCAGCAGGCATACTGGACATCTGGGGCTTACAGTCCGTATCACTTCATTATCAGCATGCCGGTTGAGTATTATTCAGATAGCGCAAAAATTGCAATGCTGGACTTCTATCTGTCGGTAATTACGCCGGCATATACAAAGCATGTCATCCAGTGGTCGGATTTGGCGTTTGAGACTATGGGCATTGCGGAAACTCAATCATTCAAGTTGACGCATCCGCCAGTCAATGATACTATGATACTTAGAGATGCAGTAGTTCCAAAAGCGTATGCTTTGGTGGAAAAAATAGAAACTGTAATATATCAGGAATTATCTGGATTTGACTCCAATGTCATTATCGGTGTTGATGGAGCCGTTCAGTCAGATCAAGATGAGCCGGTGCATGTCCTTCTTGAAGGGGAGACGACCGATCCGGGTCCTGGTATTATCGAAGCGGGAGAGTGGACAGATACGGTTGGGGTTAACCTAATCACTTTTCCTCAGATACCTCTCTTGGTTTCATGTACGGTAAATGGTACCATCGCAAGCATAAAATTCAAGAATATATGTGTTGGAATTGCCTACTACCAAATCTTAAAAAATGGTATTGAGACAGGCAGAGTAACCCCAGATATCCCTGGATCAGGTGAACAACTTGAGTATCAAGAGTCTCCAGGTCATGGAACATTCAGATATTCCATTAGGGCGGCGTGGATACCATTCCCAACAAGGCCTACCGATGTACAATATTCGCTTGAGTGCCCAAAAACAACACTTACATTATAAGGAGAAAGATGTATGAATACTTTTGAAGAAACATTCCCGATGAGGGGCAGCGTATCAAAAATTCTAAGGGATAGAGACTGGAACGTTGTTGAGCAACATATTGAGCATAACGTTATTCTCAATATTGGAAAAAACTTTATCCTGAAAGTTTTGACGGGAGAAATGGCTGGTAGGTTTATCGCAACGATGGAGGTCGGCACCGGCGGTGTTGATCCAGCTCATCCATTTGTTGCCCTTGAAGCAAACTCCACCAATATCGGATTAGCCATTCCAATAGCTGGCGGTAAAGGAGAAAAGTCCATCGATTCCTTTACCTATAATGGTACATCTCCGGAGCAATCAGTAACATTTCGCGCTGTGTTTCTCAGTTCCACTGTGGATGCAACCGTATCGGAAGTTATTTTGAAATTCAATTCTGCAGGCAGCACGCCAGCAGCGCGACATACATTCCCCTCCATGTACATGGAGGATATTTCAGGATATTCACTCGAGATTTCATGGACATTAACATTTGCATAATGTATCTACAGGGAGGACTTGACGATGTCAGCTATAATTGATGTAAAATATAAGGCACAAATCACCAGCCTTACTTTCAACAGTAAGCTGGATGCGCTATACGGTGCATCCGGTATCGTGGAAGGTATGGCTGTTACTCCCGATACTGGATTAAGAGTCGTAATTGGCGCCGGCCACTATATTATCGGTGGAGTTTCCTTATATGAAAATGGGACGATTAGTCCTGGAAACCCATTTCTTTTGGCGAGTTCACCGCCACTCGTTACGACGGTATATTACGTCATTGCTACTTATGACCATCTGCTCTCCACTGTAGAATATGCTATAACAACCAATGCTGGCCTACTTGGCAATCCTAAAATAATCAAACTGGCTACTGTGACGTTGGCGCCCGGCGCTGCCTCTGTGACCAGCGGGAACATCGTCAAAGGATACGTCTTACTGAGAATTAAGGAACTGTCAGATCGCATGTACAATAAGCTGGATGCCATCGCTGCGAGTGATGACACATCAAGCGATACGGCGCTGACGAAATTGGTGTCCGATGCTCAGATGAAAAAATTGACCACCCTATCTCCGCATCCGGTATTCGCGGCATATTCCCAGGTAGATGATGGTACCGGTATCACGTTCTATACGGATATCAATGTAAATACGAACGGACATGTTATTGGCGGGCACCGGAAAACAATCACAAAGCTGGATATTACAAATCTAGGCATTCCAGGTAGTAATACCACATATGCCGGATTTACTGACGACTCCACTAATGCTACCAGAAGCAAACTAGTCAGTGATCTTGAGATGAAGAATCTGGCTGACTTAATGAATGACGCGCTCACCTCAGTTCCGATAGCTTCAGCCAGCGACGTTGGCGGTGTGAAAATAGCTGCGCCTATGGCAATTGCCAATGGTATATTGAGCTTGGCCGGCTATAGCTCAGCAACAAAGGTTGTAGATAGCGCCACTGGCCACAAGCATTTGCTGGCAGAGTCAGACATTACCAATCTGGTTAACGACCTATCGGCGAAAGCAACAACCGCCTATGTTGACCAGAAGGTCGGTGAAATCTCCAGCGGCCTGGTATGGAAAGATCCAGTCACAAACTACGCCAACATTGCTACGACATACCCATCACCTCAGGATGGATGGGTTGTTTCCGTAACAAGCACGGGTAACACCTATAGGTACAGCGGAACGACTTCGACATGGGTGTTATTTAACCTGGTAAGCATCCCACTTTCCTCCGCCACGGTAGATGGATTGATGGCGAAAGCACACTATACCGCGATGACCGAACTGATCAGTGGATTGAATTTGAACGCAGCCCGATTCCATAAACACAGCTGGGATCAGCTTACATCGGTTCCAACGACATTTACACCGGCAGCCCATGGACATTCTGATCCTGACACGGCTGGCAGGTTGGTATATGCTGTTTATGCGTAAATCTGGAGAGGTATAGGTATGCAAAAAGTATCTGCGAAATATAAATCTCCAATGTATAGTGCCAACATTAATGACACCGTTTATGATTTAATGAGTCATCAAAGCGGCGTTATTTCTGGTTTTGCAATAACGCCTGTTGCGAACTCAATGAAATTAACTATTGGTTCAGGAACTCTATATATTTCAGGAAGTAGAATACAGGAAACATCTTCTATTATTGAAGCATTAACTGTTGCTTCCAATTCTAGCGGGGTGAATAGGGCAGACACAGTTTACGCTGAATATACCTTTGGCGCTGCTGACGCTGTTTGTTCGTATCACATCGTGGCAAGTAGTTCATATTCTGCAGCGGCGAACAGGGTAGTATTGGGGACAATAACAGTAAGGCCTTCAGTGACATCCATTTTATCAACGGATATCGCTTTGTCTCAAAATATTGTCTTTGGAGCAGGATCTATTGGTGCCACCGGACCAACTGGCGCCGGTTCCCCTTGTGGTGAGATAGTGCAGTATCCGGGTAATATAACTCCGAGCGGATGGCTTACTTGTAATGGTGCGGCTTGTTTTATAGCGGATTATATAGCTCTATATTCAGTCATAGGAACCAAATACGGCGGCAACGGTACGACGACGTTTAATCTTCCAAATATTTCAGGATATATAATACATTATCTGCCTGATGGAGATCCTGCATATGGACCTACTGGGATTACAGGCGTAACGGGTGCTACCGGCGTTGGTATTACTGGCGTCACTGGAAATACTGGTGTGAAGGGAATCACTGGTGTAACCGGCGCTACCGGCCCCGTAGGAGTTACAGGAGCCACCGGGATAGGCGTGACTGGCGCTATCGGCATAACAGGAGCTACTGGTCCGATGGGTGTTACAGGGGCTACAGGAATGACTGGTACAGGGATCACCGGAGCTACGGGCCCTACAGGTCCAATTGGTGTAACAGGAGTAACAGGAGCTGGAGTTACAGGAATAACCGGAACAACAGGTGCTACTGGTTCTACCGGAATTGGAGCTACCGGTGTCATGGGAGTGACAGGCCCTACAGGCTCAACTGGTGTCACAGGAGTCGGGGTCACCGGAGTTACTGGAGCTACTGGCTCAATTGGTGCAACAGGAGTAACAGGTATTACGGGTGCCACTGGTCCTACTGGAGTATATGGTGCATCAAATGGTTCACAGTATGAGTTTAGTACAGACACAACAAGCTCTGCTCCTTCAAGTGGATGGGTTAAATTTAATTCTATTGTACCTGCGAACATTACTCAAATACTGATAAATGAGTTGGACTTCTCCGGATATACAGTGGCAAGCTGGATGGATACTTGGTCAGCTTCTGGGTCGTCAATATTGGGTTACTTAGAGGTTAAGCTTAGTGGAAATACCTCTTCTATTATGTTTTTTTCAGTGAGTGCGGTATCCGACTTGGGAGCATACAGACAGTTAACAGTAACATATCTTGGCGGAAAAGCATCTAATTACTTAAACTATGCATTATTATATGTAGGCTTTATTCATGATGGCGCGAAAGGTGATTTAGGGGTTACTGGTGTGACAGGTGCAACTGGGGCTACTGGCGTAGCGGGGGCTGGGGTCACCGGAGCTACGGGCCCTACCGGTGTCATGGGAGTGACAGGCCCTACAGGTCCAATTGGTGTAACAGGAGCCGGAGTCACTGGGGTCACCGGAGTTACTGGAGCTACTGGCCCTACAGGTCCAATTGGTGCAACAGGTGATACTGGCGCAATGAGCATATCGACAAGTACATCAACGGTTACTATTGGAACCGGTAATAAAGCATTTGGCACCGATACAAACCTGGCATACATCCCAGGAATGCGAGTTAGGGTGTCTAACTTCACAGACATTACAAAGTTCATGGAGGGCGCGATTTATTCATACTCCAGCCATACGCTGACGGTCACCGTTGACTTGACGGGCGGCAGCGGTACATATTCAGATTGGAATATTGGACCTGCAGGTAGTGTAGGTATCACTGGTGCTACGGGTCCTACGGGTCCTACAGGAACAACGGCGTATACATCCACATCAATACCGAGCAGTGTAGACCTGAATGATTACTTGACTATAGGTATGTTTTATTGTGGAATGAACGCCACAGCAGCTACACTTTTAAATTCTCCATCAGTCCTCGCCTTCTCACTTTTGATTGAGAAGCATGCGGGAATAAAACAAACACTTACCGAATATTCAACATCTGGTGCAAAAACATATACAAGAAATTACTACAATGGTACATGGGGAACTTGGGTACAGATAAATGCTCAGGGCCCAACCGGGCCGACAGGACCTATTGGAGTTACTGGAGCAGATGGGACAGTGGGTGCAACCGGCGTAAAAGGCGTAACCGGCGTAACGGGAGCAAATGGAACAGTCGGTACCACCGGAGCAACTGGCCCAACTGGGCCAACCGGTGTAAAGGGTGTAACTGGCGTAACGGGAGCAGATGGAACAGTCGGTACTACTGGTGTAAAAGGCGTGACAGGTGTAACAGGAGTAACAGGAGCCACAGGACCAGGAGTGACTTCTGATGTATGGACGCCAAGTCTACAAGACGCATCTGGACATTCTGCAACACTTTCTCTTGCAGAAGGGACCTATGAAATAATTGGAAATCTTGTTCATGTTGTAGCAACGGTTTCGACTACATCTATTACTGGGTTGGTGGCAACGGACGCGATCAGAATAGCTGGATTACCGCAACTTATTACAGGATATCCAAGCGGCTCAACTTTCGGATTGGGCATAGCCTTGTTTACAAGCATAACGTGGCCGGCGGATGCCAAGCAAGTATATGTGGCAGCACAGAGAAGCATACAATACCTAACGTTTTACTGGGGAAGAAGTGCTACGTCCAGAACAAGTGTCCTTGTTTCGGCTCTCGCAGCGGCATGCGCAATCCAAATTGATATTTGGTATAGAATGGGTACATAATATATCGAATATCAAAGAATTAAATGGGGAGGAAATAATGAAATCTGAATGGGAACAAGCAACAGATTGGGAAAGGGAATGGCACGGAAACTGTGTCAACTCATACCAAGAGGAGACTAAACAGATTGAATACGCAAAACGAATGGGTCTGGTTATCGAAGGTAGAGATGGAAGATACCCTATTATCGATTTCCATGACAAATCTGTTATCGACGTTGGAGGTGGACCATATTCATTGCTACTCAAGGGAATCAATCTGCATGGAACCGTGCTTGATCCTTGTAAATACCCTCAATGGGTATACCAAAGATATGCGGCGGCCGGAATCCATATCATCGAGATGAAGGCTGAGGACTACTGCAATCCACGCTATGACATTGGGCTTCTGTATAACTGTCTGCAGCATACAGAAAATCCAAAGAAGATCATTGAAAATATGAAAAAGATGTGCGACTTGATTTATATCCATGAATGGCTAGATACACCAATATCGGATGGCCACATACAGACAATCCGGGAAGCGGATCTTAATGAGTGGTTAGAAGGAATTGGAATGATTGGATATGAACGCTGGAGCGACACTGTTGTAACGCCGTACTACTACGGATTGTTTATATAGAAAGAAGGAGTAAGCAGAATGGAGAAACCAACAATTCATGTTATAGGGATGCCGCATATTCAAACCTCAAAAGCATATTGCAGAGATGCTTATGGAATGAAGATACTTCATTTTTGCCAAATGATGCATAAAGAAGGATACAAAATCATGCTTTATGCCAGTGAGGATAATGAGACGCCTGCCGAATTATTCACATGCATCACTAAAGCTCAGCAAGCCAAGCTGGGTTTTGAAGGCCCTGAAGACTATCTGAACATACAGTTCGATGTCACCAAGCCTATCTGGCAGATATTTCAGTCCAGAGTGACTTATTTTCTGAATAAAAATGTAAGTCCCGGAGACATCATTGGTACATTCTCTGGGCTTTGCGACAAATCCATTGCTGACGCCTTTCCGCAATGCTATTTTGTAGAACTCGGGATCGGGTATTCTGGCGTATTTTCTGGCTTCCGCATCTTTGAATCTTATGCCTGGATGCATACGATTTACGGAGCATCCACCGGAAACGCATCTGCAACAGACGGCAAATTCTACGATACTGTGATCCCGAATTATTTTAATCCCGATGATTTTCCATTTAAAAGCGAAAAGGAAGATTATTTCCTATTCGTCGGGAGAATGATCTATCGGAAAGGAATTGTCATCATCAACGACATGGCTAAGCGTATGCCAAATACTAAATTTATCTTTGCAGGACAAGGCGCCGTTCAGTATAAAAACAAAATAGGTTGTAGCGATGGAACTGTTCTTGAGGGGGATAACCTGGAGTATATCGGAACTATCAATATAGAGCAGCGTGGTAAGCTGATGAGCGGAGCAAAAGCTCTCATTGTGCCTACTATTTACATCGGACCTTTTGAGGGCGTTCATGCAGAGGCTATGTTTTGCGGAACGCCCGTAATAACCACGAACTTTGGTTGCTTTACAGAGACGAATATCGATGGTGTTACTGGATACCGATGCTCTACGATCAAACAATTCGTTGAAGCTGCAAGCAAGGTATCATCCCTCGATCCTATGAAGATACGGGCTCATGCCCTGTCAAAATTTTCTATGGATAGTGTTGCTCCTCAATATACGAAATATTTTGAGCAAATTCAGGGTTTAGCTAACGGCGGATTCTATGAAATGTAGTTGAAAACTGGCGCACTGAAAGATTATTAGGTATACTTAGATTCGGGGTGATAATTATGGCTTTCGTAACGGCTGGCGTTAAAATCTACGCCACCAACTATAATAGAGTAAAGGGCAGAATAGCAGCTGAGTTAGCTCGGCGTGGATTGACATCCACATTGAGAAGCAATGTTACCGCTGGAATAAAGATGCTGGCAACTGATATGTCTAGCCTTCAAACCAATATTAATAAGATTGCCACGCACTATTCTTCGCTTATGGCGGCTGGTACTAAAATCAGAGCTTCTGACTATAATAACCTGGATGACCAAGTGCAGGCGCATGTCAACTTTGATATTTATTCGCTGGTCGCCACGGATTGCGCCTCAAGCTGTACCGGTGGATGCTATACCGCCTGCTCAGCAAGCTGTAAAAATACGTGTACCGGTAACTGCTCAACGTCCTGTAGCGGAGCGTGTGGTGTTGTCTGCACCGCTTCATGTGGTGGCTGTGGCGCAGGCTGTTGGAGTACCTGCGCGGCGGGATGCGCTGGCTGTAGCGGCACCTGCAATGGATGCACTGGACAATGCTCATCAACATGCAAAACGGCATGCGCCGGCTGTGGAACGAGTTGCGTGACGGCATGCAGCACCGGATGCAATGGATGCACCGGGCACTGTAATGGATGCACTGGTCAATGTTCCGCCAAATGCGCTACTGTATGCGCAAGCTGCTCTGGACAGTGTAGCAGCGCATGCGCCGGTGGATGTCATGGATGCTCAGGACAGTGCGATACAGACTGCACAGGGGCCTGTACCGGGCGTTGTCTTACCGTATGCGGTGTATGTGCCTCTAGCTGCTCAAGCGCTTGTAAGGGCTGCAGTGGGTGTTCTACGTCATGCGGATCTAACTGCTCGACGAACTGTGGTACAGATTGTGCTGGTGGATGCAATACCAACTGCACTGGCTCATGTACTTCGACCTGTTCTATAGCGTGCTATAGTGTTTGCGGGGGCTGCTCTAACGGATGCGCCAGCTGTACTGGAGGATGTCAGGGTGCCTGTAAGGGATGCGATACGACGTGTAGCACAGGATGCAGTGGGGCCTGTAAGGGGTCATGCAACAACGGCTGCACTGGTTGTGATACAGTATGTACAGGCGGCTGTAAGGGATGCAGTGCATGTGGAAATGGAAGCTGCTCTCAATCATGCGGAATCGCGTGTTCGTCCTGCAAGGGTGCATGCACTGGTTGCTCAACCGGATGTTCTACAAGTTGTAATGCCGCATGCACTACTGGTTGCGGAAGTACCTGTGATAATAACTGCGCCAGTGATTGTGAAGGTGGATGCACCGGTACCTGTAATGGCTGTTCTACCACATGCACCGGCGGATGTTCAACCGCCTGTACGGCTTGTGGTGGAAATTGCGATAATAACTGCGCCAGTAATTGCGAGGGTGGATGCACCGGTGGATGCACGGCATGCAATACTACATGCAGCAGTGGGTGTAAGGCAACCTGTAAAGATGCATGCGGCGGATGTGCGGCCGCATGCCTGGGTGGCTGCACTGGATGCGCCGCATTATGTACAGGTGGCTGCACTGGATGCAGCTCCAACTGTATGGGTTCATGCAAAACGGGTGCTACTACCTGATCTGAATGGTCCGAACACACTACAATATCTGCCCGAATCAGTTCGAGCAGATATTTTTTTCTTGTCAACCTATCTGTCCTGAGGTATAATACGACCAGAATCAAAAAATAGCGAGGTAACTATGTTAAGGAAGCAAGGATATCGCTCACAGTATCAGGACCTTTTCGTTCGCATGTATCCAGAACTGTGCGAAACTGGACATCAAATACTTGCAACTAAAACAATTACATTCGTGCTTACAGAGGCTTGTCCTCTGAGGTGTTCGTACTGTGTTACAGCGGGAACAATGCTTCTTGATGGAAATTTTCAGGAAGTGCCTATTGAGAAAGTTAAAATTGGAGATACAATCATGGGATTCGATGAAAATAATCCAATGAATAGAAAGCAGAGAAAAGTATTTCCATCTAAAGTTACAGCAATATTTGAAAGGGATGCTGAAGTTATTCGCATTTCCTTTGATAATGGGGAAAGCTTAGAAATCACAGAAGAGCATCCGCTACTTACAGATAGAGGCTGGAAACTTGCTGGTAAAGTATCCTGTGCAAATCTCGTAAAAAGCTTAACACCCAATATAAAAAATACCATACCAGTAGACATTGATAGTCTTTCATACAAGACTGGGTATGTAGTTGCCTCTTGGAAGGGCGATGGTAGTGTCAAAAGATATACACGGACAGTTGGAAATACAGAAGGTCTTGATATGTTCAAAATTCGCCTTGCGGTGAAAGATGATGAAATAATAGACCGCACGGAAAGATTTAGCAGAAATATAGGTATTGAATTTTATAGAAAACTATATCTAGTCTCTAAAAAATATAATATGAAAAAAGAAGCTTTGTTTGCTAATACTCGAAAAGTCTATAATCAGCTAAATAATTTGTTCACAGAAAATATTGGTAGAAATGAATCTGTGGAGTATGCAAGTGGATTTTTAGCTGGAATTTATGATACAGAGGGTAGTATAAGCCCTAAGGGAATTATACGCATCTCACAACTAGAGGGTGAAGTACTGAACGAGATACAACGTTGCCTGTCTATTCTGAAAATACCATTCGTAAACGAGGTATTTTCAGGTAGGGGTGCACACAATATTCGTATTATCGAACCCTCTTGTGAGCATACTCGAACACTCAATGCGCTACGCTTTATTAGGCAAGTACGTCCTTCTGTTGCGCGAAAAGGTGTAAGCGTTTTCTATAATAGATCCTTACTTCTTGAGACTCGCATAGTCAAAATAGAAAAGGTAGGTAATAGAAAAGTATACAATGTTGAAACCGACTCCCATACCTACATTGCAAACTATATGGCAGTTCATAATTGCTATCAGTGCAATAAAGATCACTCAGCCATCATGAGTAAGGAAGTGGCTGATAAAGCCATCGATACAATCCTATCCAATGAGGCTATGCATGGATATATGGACTCAAATCAATCCCCATCCGTCATCCTTGACTTTATTGGCGGTGAGCCTCTGCTGGAGGCAGAGCTCATGGATTATATCGTCCAACAGTTCAGGAAGAAAGCCTACCTTCTCAATCATCCATGGGCCAAGTACCATATGATAAGCATCTCATCCAACGGAATCCCGATTATATCGAATCCGAAGGCTGTAGAGTTTATTAAGAAATACAAAAATAAATTGAGTCTCACCATCACAATCGATGGCAACAAGGAGCTCCATGATGCCTGCCGGGTGTATCCTTCAGGGGCTGGCTCCTATGACGACGTTCGCAAGGCCATAGACATTGCTCGGCAGTATGTCACAATGACAAACACCAAGGTGACTCTGGCACCTGAAAACGTACAGTACCTGACTGAGTCAGTCACCCACCTGTTTGATCTTGGGTTCACAGATGTGCACGCAAATTGCGTATTTGAAAACGTTTGGAAGATTGAAAATGCCCAGGAGCTATATCGACAGATGATAAAGCTTGCAGACATTATGATTGATGGAAAACTCTATGAAAAGTATGAGTGTTCCTTGTTCGATGACTTTATTGGTCACCCCATGCTCGATAGCGATACACAAAATTGGTGCGGAGGCTCAGGTCAAATGTTGGCTATTGGCACAGATGGCCGATTATTCCCATGTATTCGCTTTATGAAGTATAGCTATAGTAATCAAATTCGTGAAGAATACGAGGTTGGCGACGTTGATCGTGGCATCGACAGGAAAGAAGATAATAAGTATCTGCAGATTCTTGGAACAATCACGCGCCAGGCTCAATCTACAGATGAGTGCTTGACCTGCCCGGTAGCCAGCGGATGCTCCTGGTGCACAGGTTACAACTACGATTACTTCGGCACGCCGAATCACCGGGCTACATTCATCTGCTGGCCGCATAAGGCGAGGGTGTTGGCCAACCATTACTACTGGTCAAAGCTGGCTGAAGCTGGTATCATAGATACCGTTCCTGTTCTTCATTTAACTGATGAAGATATTAAGATAGTCAGGGGCGAATGAGAATGAAATATAAACCGTTTTTTGGCGTTACAGAAAAGATTGATGACGATATTGCGGATATAAAGAAGGAATCTGCAAAGATTCGTGAACCCGAAATTGGATGTTCAGTAGGCTGCTTTGGCTGTGGAACTACATGTATTGGAGCATGCTTTGCTGCATGCGTCGGTGCATGCATAGGTAACTGCGCTGGTAGCTCCATGGGGAATATGAAGCCCCCTGTCGTATGTAATCAGCCAAAATGCATGAGCTGCAGCAGCGAAGAGGTATTAATGTCATTTCCTGTTACGGAGGATTTGAGCTTATATCTTGAAAAACTCCTTACCGAGAGGATATCGCTGCAAGAGATTATTATATCGGTAGGGAATGACCCAACCATCGAGAATGACGAAAAATTTCAAGAACTTATGCAGCAATATAAAGATGCATTCGTGGCGTGGGACTACTGCTACATAATGCTGGCAAAGGAATATGTTCCTGCAGAATATATGGGCGGTATTTCATTTTCATTCAACGAAAAAACATTCGTATATAAAGGAGAGGTAAAAAACATGAGCAATGCAAAAGTACTCACAGAAGCCATCGAGTCAGAGGAAAAGGATACCCTTCAGAACAGCTGGTACGACAGAGAGGCACTCCATGAGCTGATCAAGGAAGGCTCCACATCCATCGAAGTAATGAGGGAATTCAAGGAAGCCAACCGTATCTATCAAAAGACATGGAACGATCTGCTGAAGAAGTATTTCCCCAGCGTGGATACATCAACCAACGGCACGGCATCGTGGACTTGCGACTTCGAGGCCAACACGGTCACGGTCACCATGTAGGGAGGTTCTGATAATGAAAATATCTCTAAAGAATCTCCAGAGCCTATATCTAGCTCATCAGAATCTTCTCAGTTTCGAGTTGAGTGGCCGGTTTGGATATATGGCTGCCATAAATCTACAGGTTCTGGAACCGGCCTGGGAGGAATATGTCAAGCGCAGACAAATCCTCGAAATGTCCTACGCTCATAAAGAAGATGGGCAAATTATGCGCGACTTAACCGGCGGTATCATCTTTGATGATGAAGAAAAATACCAATCAGAACTGGATAAACTCCAGCGCACAATCTCTAATGTCCCCCTATATGTATTCGAGAGAGAAGATGTTGTAGAACATGGAAGAATACTGGGGGCCATCATGTACAACCTTCTACCCGTCATGCCGGATCTGGCGTGGCCAATTGTGCCCGTAATGGCAGAAAGCGAGGATGCATCATGTCAGCAGTAATTGGGAGAAAGCCAAAGGTAGCTCTGACCAGGGGGCATGACCCCAGCACGCCCGGGAAGCGCTCGTTCGATGGAAAGCTCAGGGAGTGGGCCTTCAACGATGACATGGCCGCGCGCCTTAATAAGCATCTGCTGTTCAATGGGATCGACGTCCTATTGACGATCCCTACCGGAGGAGCGGATGCGCTGCCGGACATCAACACCCACAATGGATATCTTAACCGCAAGGCGCGTATCGCCAAGATCAACGCCTGGAAGCCGGATCTGGAGATCGAGTTCCACGCCAATGCCTGTGGTACCAACTGGAATAGCGGCCGTGGGCAAATCCTCTATATCGCAGCGTCAAAGAGGGGAACGGACTCCGAAAAATTCATCAATGTGCTTCGCAAATACATGCGCTCTGTGGCCGGCACTGGCTCTATCACGCCGGATCGTGGATTCGGCTATAAGAACTTTGATATCGTGAATGGCGTCAAAGCTCCATGCTGCCTGATCGAGCATGCTTTCATGACGAATCACGAAGACGTTGCATTGCTATTGAGTGATGTGCAGCGCGATAAATGGGCCGAGGCAGAGGCCCGGGCCGTCTGCGAGTGGTTCGCTATTCCGTTTAAAAACTACAAAAATGTTGTTACGCCGCCAAAGCCGCCAAAGCCACCGGTTCCGAAAATGCCCACCCTCAAGCGCGGCATGGTGAATAATGATGATGTTCGTAAGCTGCAGAATGCCATCAATAAGTTCATCGCAGACAAAAAGAATTGGCTTGATGTGGATGGAGACTTCGGAGAACTGACAGAACAGGCCCTTATAGCTGTCCAGAAGGCATTACTGCCCTCTTCCCCCTTGGGAGTTGCCGATCAAGCAACCTGGGACAAGCTACTGGCATAACATGAGCCCAGCATCAGAGAGCGCGTCATGCGCTCTCTTTTGCTATGATAAACTTTTGTATCGCTCTGGCATCTGACCACCATATGTGGTATCATTTTTATTGAACTAAAAAAAGGAATATGGAGGTGCCTAACCATGGCTGAGACACCTAAAGGCGTATGCCCGGCCCATGAATATTTCGAGAAAAATATAACCGATGGGCTCAACAATATATTAAGGGTTGTTGAAGAAATGAAGTCTGATCAACGATCTGAGATAGACAGTATCAAGAACAGGCTTGACCGGGTTGAGACAACGCAGAGGGATTCAGCAATTGTTAATGAACGTATAAAAATCATTTCAGAAGAAAATGGAAGAAAATACGATCAAATACAAACAACCCTCAGTAGTGTCGTCGATAAATTGGATAAGACATGCACTGCGGTTGCCAGGACTCAAGGCGCCGAAGAAGCAAGAAAGCAGATGACAAGTCAATCTGCTAGTCAAAAAAAAAATTCGGAAACCGCCCCATCGTCGAGCGCAAAGCCGGATTCTAATATTAGTCGGGCACTTCTTATCTCAGTTATCGCACTGGCTATCGTAATTTTAGTCTTGATTGGTGTGAAGATTGAGGATATAATAAAGATCGTAAAGCCATAGCGCTTACAGTAGGAGGTACAATCATGTTCTTTCATAACATTGGAACTTTTATAGCAACTAACTGGACACTGCTTCTGGCGCTTGTCCTGGTTGTTGCCCTCTTGGCCGTACTCTTGATCGGCAAAAAGAACAAACTCGTGCTGCAGTTCATGCTGTTGGCTGAAAAGAAAGCTGACGACTATTGCCTGCGCACAGGGGAGGATAAAATCTCATTTGTAGCAGATTTTGTCCTATCTCAGCTTAGAAGGCTGCCATTCGGAAACATACTCGCCATATTTATACCTCGAACTGCGGTTATTAAAGCCGTCGACTATCTATTATATCAGGCATATGACTATGTTGATGACGGAAAATTTGATGATAGCTGGACCCCTGAAGAGGAAGAGAAGCTGAAACAAGAATTATTGGACAATTATAATGAATCAAAATCCCAGTTGCCTGAATCAGTTACTGCTGTAGTTTCGGACACTGCGCCACCCGCCGGCGAGGAAAGCATTGCTCCTGGAGAGTAGTGCAAAAGAGAGAAGAGAAGGGCGGGGATTTCTCCCCGCCCTATTTCTTTGTATTGGTGGCTATGACTCCTGATAACATAACACCGCCATCTTCCATAAGTTCATACACCTCGACTCCGCCCGCTTTCACTTTGAATTCGATAGAGCACCAACTGCAAAAGAACCTATTATGTCCGCAGTCACCGACAGAATTAGGTAAGTTACATATTGGGCATATTTCTTTTTTCGGAGCGGAGTCGGGGTGATTCATATTGCGCCCTCCTTATTTCTTAGCAAAGGCGCTAAAGATATTTTGCTGTGCATCATTACGGGCTTCGGTTTTCACACGCTCAGCATTACCGAAGAATTCCTTAAGAATTGCCACCTGGGCAGAATGTTGATCAATCTGATTTTCCAGTTTTATAGTATCACGACTCTTACGCCGTGCCCGGGCCGCCATGCCGCCAACAACCTTCACTCGACTCTTTTCAAATTCTTCCCTGGCTGTATAGAATCGATTCGTAGCCTGCTGCGCAAAGAACTTCACATGCTCGTCCAGTACATCAATCACTTCAGTCACCTTCCTTGCTGCCTCCAGCATAAATTCTGGAAGATAACCAATTTCTTTCTCGTAATCGACATTTCGAGCTCCACGGCCAATCCTCTGAACGAGTGTGATTTCAGAGTTGCCAGCGCTGCCAATGACGACGCCACTGATTGATGGGATATTCACGCCGGCATCAAAAATTGTGCTACCAATGAGGATTTTGAACTTGCCCTTCCTGAATTCTTTAATGGCCATCACCCGGGCGGCGTCAGCCGTTTCACCGTAGATATATCGCACATCATCTTCAGGAATACCTTGCTCTACAAACATATTCTTCAAGATGAACCCATGCTCAATGCGGGTAATCAAAACCAGGACAAATCTGCCATCATTTACCATTCTCAAAGTATGCTCTACAATCAATTCATTGCGAAGTTGATTATTTACAATCCACTCCGTATAGGCTTCCGCATACTCAATACTGGTATCTTTTTCATTGTATAATCCGTGGTTAAAGGGGATGTACTTAATATCCAGTTCGCATAGGCGGCCTTTATCAATTTGCTCACCTGCCGATGTGGTAAAGATTGCCGGACCGGATTGTGCATTGATTTTTAATGAAGCGCCGTCGGTGCGCTTTGGAGTAGCTGAAAAAGTAAAACGAAGAGGAGCAAGGCACTTATCCAGCACATGATCCCATGTTGGAGTGCCTACTGCCTGACATTCATCTACGAGCAATAACTTACACACATTCTCCAGCCATTCTTTCATTTGCTTTTTAGTTCTTGGATCTTTGAGTCGTGCATCAATGCTTTGTATTGTAGCAACTATTATCCTAGAGTTCAAGGGTGGAATGTTTTTAGCTGTCATTTCAGGTTTAAGTTTCGTTTTTCCAAAGACTCCATCCTTGATTTGATCTACATCCTCCGGATTCACACCCACCAAGAAATCTAAGAAAGCGTCTCTGGCGTCGTCCAGGAGCGCCTTTTTGTTGGCCAAAAAAAGTACCGGAACGCCAAATGCGCCAACGATCTTAACCATCAGTATAGCTGTCTTTCCAAATCCGGTGGGAGCCTTTAGTATTCCTCGAAGATTTTCAACAGAGAGTCGCACTGCCTCATCTTGATCCGGGTCCGCCACGATGCCAGCCTTGTTGTTTTCATTCCACTTCCATGGAAACTGCCGGGGAGGAAGCGCCTCATATGAAGTAGATACCGTATATGGCATATGCATCTCATCCAGCTTGGCCTTTACCAAATAAAGAAGACCTGATGGAAAAGTATGCTTTGTTTTATTGTACATTTCCACGTAGCCATCCCAATTGCCATTTGCGTAAGCTTTCTGATTCACAGCTGCTTTGAAGAAGTACCTGCATGCCTCATTGATGGGATTGTTGATCTTCGCAAACGTCTCTTCCGATGTATCAATTGTGCTATCGAGAATCTCGCAATTAATGGCAATGGGGCGGTTTGCTTTATATTCCTGTTCCCATTTTATGAACTCCTGACTGTACAGAAATTCTGCTCCAGACTTCTTTTGGTTGGCGATCCTTAAATTTTCAAAAAGGGTTATCTGCGCTTCTGGTATCCACCACCTGGGTGGATCATATCTCGCCCCGGGAACATGCTGCATGATGTCAATCAATACATCGTTCTCAGTGATATTCTGCGCGCGGAGGGATACTTCTCCATGATAATGATGCACGCCGATCATTTATATTCACCTTTCTTCCCACAAATATGAAAACAGGCCAAGCGCAATGCTTGGCCTGAGGGTTAGGCCTACGGACTATTCCTGCGAATCATTGATGGGCAGGATGCTCTGAGGTGTTACCGTTATGACGATTCCGGTGCCGAGGTTGCTTTTCGCTTGCTCGACAATCATCGTGCCGGCTACCACCACAGCAGTCAATGCCGCGCATTTGACAACAGGGTTGGCCCATACCTTTTTACAAAATATTTTGAATTTTTCGCCAGCCATAATGATCACTCCTCTGACTTTTATTGACCCGATTGTAGCACAGTCAGAGGAGTGATGTCAACAGACTTATTTCAGTATGTGTACTCCAAAAAGAAAAGGAAGGCGGGGTTTCCCCCGCCGATTTTAGATATCGAGATTGCATCCGGTTTCCTTCAGACCTTTATAGAGCCCGAACGCCAGGGTTTCGCATAATGCGATCCCTGCCAGCACCAATGATGCCTTTATGATTGGATTCTTCAATAGGCTTGATAAGAAATTCATGTTTACCTCCTACTTCTTGTCTGCTGTGAAAATGGATCTATACTGATCATTCAGAATCGAAGTTACAGCCTTTAAGCCAATGATTCCAGTAATGATTGCAGCCTGCTTCAGCGTGTTGCTTGACAGGGCATTCTTCACTTTAATGGCTATCTGGTTGGTCTTCTTATTACGATTTCTGATATAATCCAGGTGTGGATTTTGACTTACCGGCTTGCCTGCCGGCTTTGTGACTGCGAGTTCCTTCTCGGCCTCAGCAAAGGCTTTCTTTCGGATATCAGAGAACCTATTGTTGGTCCGCTCGAACTCTCCTTTTGTGCTTGTATCTGTGGTTGTTTTATAGTAATTGGATCCAAATCCGGAGGACGGTGCAGAGGATGCTGCCGAGGTACCTCCGAATCCCCCGGAAGATGTTGATGACTTTGCCGCTGCAGGGATTGCTGCCTCGAACTTCTTGACGTCGTTGGCCATAGGGGTTACATCCTTGATTCGCTTCGTAAAGCCTTCACCGAGGTCTTTCTTTGCAGCCTCTACGACAATGGGATCGGGAGCGTAGTAATCTCTGATAACCAGACTATTGAGGGCATCAACCTCATTAAATTCTTCCATACTCCCTTCCTCACTTCTTGATTATTTCGACGTCCTGGATTTTTCCCTGTATTCCCAGGATTCCCTCCTTTATCGTCTGTGCTCCAAGTATCACACCAGTGATACCGATCCCGGCTACAAGAGCCCCTCCAACCGTCTTAAGAATCGCCTCGCCCTTACCCATCTTTCTTCCTCCTATTATCATAACTGATTTTACACTTTTGAATCTACGATACTCGTCGGGCGTTATCATCTCAACCGCATCATAGGCAGTAAGATATGGCTTTACGATCTTATAGAGCTTATCCGTGACCTGATCTACCGGCAATACCTTGTCATCGATGCGAATTTCGATGATAGATGTGAGCCTTGTATTGTCAAAAATCGAGGATAAGAACTCTATTTCATCGCTATCGAAAAAAATAGATTCCCTCTTTTCATCAAATCGTCTTTGAACCCTGGCTTTCCGATGTGGCTCAAATTCACCAACTCTTTTGTCAAACTCCACACAGTTTAAATCTTCAGCGCATTCCAAACTGTATTTTAAATCGAATACTGATTCACTTGCCGTAGCCCACACATCGCGAAATAACAAAGAAATCCTTGGGTGGATGTACATTGCTATATCGTAATTTTCACTATCTTCCCTCTGCACAGGCACTGCATACGTGAAGTCTATCAGTATCCTCTCCGCAAAATATGGAACTATCACACCACTCCTACCCCTTTCCTATGCCAAACAAAGGGGCGGATTAATCCGCCCCACTGCTCATTTTTTTGTGATTTTATATTTGCCAAGCCTGGCCATACGCATGACCTCTTCGCCCTCTACCTGGGCGGATTTTCGCGAAAAATCCATTAGGAGCGTCGCTCCCACGAATGTAATGCCTATCAGGAAAACATTACCTACGTGTTTACCGACTTGCTTGAGAACATCGTTAAACATTGTCTGAATCCCTCCTTTGTACTTTTATTACTTATACCAATTTTTTTGGTATTTAAGGTACAAAAAAGAAAAGGAAGGGGAGGGGCCGAAGCCCCTCCCCGTTTGTGATTACTCAGCTGCCGGAACTGCCGGAACTATGGGCTGGTCTTCCTCGACCACGGGAACCAAGTTGACCCTGTCTTCAACGACAAGGAGGGCGGTTGCACCAACCGCCACTACACCAGCGCCGATAGCTACGCCCGTTGTGAGTTTGCGGTGTCTCTTGATGGCCAGCAGAATCTTGGCGAAAAAGTTTTCCATGTGTCAATACCTCCAGGTTTATTTTATATCTTATACCAACGATATGGAAATATATGAAATTATTGATGCCTCAGAATAACGTCGATAATGAGGCTGCGGAACTGGGTTTTTCTACTTTGGTGATTTCGCTGGAGCTTCCGTCGTTGACAAAGTCCTTGATATAGAACCTGTAAAAATTAACTCTAGGATGCTCATTCCCGTTATTCTCCTTTATCAGGTCATCATTCTTAAGCTGAATCACCTTCCTGACTGGCGGCGGGGTATTGAATGCGAGCTGCACCCATTTCGTTACGTTGCGTGGGTAGATTCTTTCACCGGTCATATGTTCCTCTATGAAGCACTTGAGGTGAATCAGATTGATATCAAACCAACCTTCTTTCTCGTTGTACTCTATGGGTTCCTGGTACTTATGGTTAAGTGGCATAGTATATGACCTGTCCTTGTAAGAAATCCTGCCAATAAATTCATAGGCTATCTGTGTTACCACAAATTTCATGATGCCTTCTGGGGTTGAATCGTCTGCAGTCCTTCTCGCACCCACTATGATTGTGTCGTGATACTCTGTCAAAGCGGCCTCGTATGGACCATTGATTTCATCATATTTCATATTCGGATCACTGACTTTACCAGTAATGAAAGCATCTACGAACCGGGCAACGGTCAGTAGAGGATTAATCAACTGAGAGGCTCTGGGTGAATTTGTTTTGATTTTGTCGACTTTGCTGTCAAAAATATCATGCAGCAGTTTAAAATGAGTCAAGGCCGAAATGCAGCACCGGCTGGTGAGATTGCGCATGATATCCATTCGTTCGCTGACATATGTCTTAGGGTCTTCCATCGATATGCCATCATCTGGCTTTATGCGATAGCTCTTGACCTCAATGCACCTGTCTCCGATGATGTCCTCAATACCCAAAATGTTTAGGATAATCTTCGGCCCATACGGACAGAATGATTCTGTGAGATTGAGTTCAGTGTTGAACCGATAGACCAATCCGGCCTTTGTGTATCCGCCTTTAAGAACGGAGGCCATAACCGAATCCGCCGCCTTGGTTCGAGATGTAAGATTCTCCATTTCATCCAGAATCATTGTGCCGCCTTCAACGGCAATTAGGCGGAATAGGCTGGCGTCAGTGATATTGATGGCGTGCTTTGCATCGAAAGCGAGTAGATACAGAACAGTGCCCAGTGTGGATTTTCCAGAACCCTTTTCACCATTAAGGTACAGATATGGGTATTCCATGAAAAGGTCATAGAAGTACGTCCCATAGATATACAAAGCCAGCAGTTTATAGGTGAGCGTATCTTTGGAGAAATAGAATTTCCGAACCCAGCTCTCGATTTCCCTGATGATATTGCCGGGATCAAGCTGGTCATTCGTAAGCCCCTTATTCTTCCATTGATCCACCACAGATTGCCACAAGCTACACTCATGGGAGTCCATGATTGGCGCTGGCACTTCTTCACGAAGCTCATACTTGTTATCCACCAGCAGCATACATTGAGGGTCTTTCCGTTTCAGGAGGTCGAGCCGAATTTCTATTCCATCATTACGAAGCAGGTATGGGATTCGCCGACACACATCTCCGTCACGCATTTCGCGTGTGAAGTACATGTAGGCATCGCCATTCCTCGTGTTGAAATATTGAGATATCTTCATCTTAGGGATGTACTCCAGGTTTCCAATGACAGCGTCATTTTGCATGTCATTTAGTTCTTTTAGAATATTGTCAAAGACGTCATTGCTGAACTTTCTCTTCAGCTTATCCACAAGGTTATTCGTATCAGTCCCCTTTGATCGGAAGAGATATCCAGCCAGCAGTTTCAGAACCTCGGTTTTATGGGTTGTGAATGCATACACCTCTATCAATTCATCAAATGTATGCTTATCAAGATCCTTATTGAAGAACCTATCAATCTCCTCACCGAGGTAATAATGGAACGGCTTTATTTTGTTTTTACACCGACTCAGTATTTGATTCGGATTTTGTTCCTCGATGCGTTCCTTGCCATTCTCATCCACCAGGAAAAACTCCATCTTCCCGATTACTTCCAGATTCCTATCACGGTCCTTGATCTCGAAGTTGAGTATCTTGTGGCGATTTTTTACAGACCAGTTATTCACGCCGTCTCTGACGATGTGGAAGTTCTCCGTTAGAACAAACGGAGCTATCTTCATTAATTCGGTTACCGGCTTCGCATCGGAATTGTCGCGGTAATAGTCGTCAATGTCGTTGAAGACTTCACCAAAGTCCAACTTTCGGACATCTTTATGTGGAAACCTTTCCTGTATCATCCTGTAGTATTTCCGGCCAGAATCGTCATTGTCGGTGGCCACAAAAATCTGAGCATCAACCTTCTCTAAACCATCAAGCTGATTCTCTCCCTCTTCACGGACCATGCCGCCAAGCCAGATGACATTCTCCCAGCCGTTCTCAAATATAGACTCTGCATCGTTCTCACCCTCAACGACAACCGTTGATTTCTTGAAGGAATAGCCCGGAGCATAACCCAGAACTTTTGCGCCGGTAGAGTAACCCGGGGTGGGGGTTGTCTCGTTTGGCATACAAGCGCCGAATGGATTCTTGATATTGAACCTCATTACATCGCCGGTGGACGGATGGAAATACGGATACACGTAGGACCCCTGCGGGAACCATACCTTTGCTTCCTTAATTTCATCCTTTGTATACCCATCTTTTTCCAAGATGTTGATGAGGCCCATATAGTCCACAGAAAACATAACCCTGAATTTAATCAGGGTTTCCTGCTTATGTTTTCTGACCTTGAGCTGATACTCAAGGGGTGTGTATTTTCGGTCTCGTCCCTTCACCTCTACTTTATACAGCTCCTCCATCGTCAGAAGCTTATTGTGATAGAAATCGACAGCCCTCATCCGCATATCTTGGATTCGGATACTATGCTCTGCTGCCTTGATCTCCTCTTCCGTACCAACCACAGGATATGGTATACCACTCCATTTTTCGAGATCGCGGATGATTTCATGACGAGTCTTGCGCAGTTTTTCACGCCCATAATTGATGTATGACGTGATGTGTGTGCCATGCCATCCGCATCCACCGGAAAAACAATTAACGTTATTAAGATTACCAACTGTTGCGCAGTCACTATGCCCGCACATTGGGCACGGCTCAAGTCTATATCCGTTCCCAACAGGCACAACTTTAATGCCGCCATACATAACATTGTAAAAATCCTCGACGGAGCCATTGATTTTACCGGCGACGATATCATACCAGCCTAGTCTGTCCACCGTACCCCTTCTTTCCTCGTTTGGCGAGTGTTCCTATTGTAGCACCTTTTTTAGGTAAAATAAATACAAACTCCTCCTCATTATGAGTAGGGTTTTATCCCTTATTCAGCTCGCCCCTGACATTTTTTTCCTGCTAAAAGACGATGGTATATGGCTGAACGATTAAGCCAAGGGCTACAGAAATATCTCCGTTGGTCCACCCTGTAGTTGGATCATACATCTTCATCGTCACAGATCCTGGATTATCCGGATCCGTGACAGTATTATAATGCATGGAGACAAAATCGCTTTGACCCTCGAATGCAGCCATCAACTCATACAGATAAAAGCTTTGCAATAGTATCGGTTCCTTGTCGTTAAGGGAAGGATTCATGATATTCTTTGCTGGCAGTATTAACTTTATAGCGAATGATCGTTCTTTTTCCTTTGCTTCTTTGGTCATATTGTAGAATTTGAATTCCAGACTCATATTGGATATGTCTGGAATTATTGCCACAAATTTCCGCATTTTCTCCGCCCAGCTATTTTTGAAGATTAAATCCATCTGATCAATGAACTCCTTACGGTTAAAGACAAACATCTGGTCCTTCCAGTCCATAAAAAATCCATGGAACATATGGATATTGAGTCGTTCCGGCTGGGTGAAGGTTACGGTATCCCAAAGATCATCTTCATATCTGTAAAAAATATGAGTTAATCCGCCGGCAGCTTTCTCCCTGGAGATTACTTGCAGCAGAACATCTTCAGATTGCGTGATGCTTTCACCCTTCAGCTCGAAGAGTACCGTGCCGCCCGGCTGCCGGTCCGGTATCCTGACCCGTATAAAGAAGTGGCCGTTGGTGGCATAGGCCCATTGGCCTGCGAATACGACCCCACAAAGGTCGTATTCGTCTGTATTCTTGAAAAATCCGTATCCCTTCACCCGGCGCTGAATATCGCTGATAAAACTAAGATGCCTGACGACATCAGACTTTGCATTGAACATTACATTCCCTCCGTCAATTTTATTTGGGCAGCATTATAGATTTCATTCTCGTAGGCATATGCGAATTTATTTGCATCCAAGTATTTGATGATTTCGTCAATGCTGACATCATCCTTTTTCATTTCATAGAGAATATCGTAGCATTTTGCTATAATATCCCCTACGATTTCACTATAGAGGAGACGGACATTGACAATAACACCATGCTTTCTTATAAGTCTGGACATGGTTTCTGTTACGATTTTCTCGAAATCCTGAGTGCGTATCAATGTATCCGTCTCCTTTCTTCAAATAAAGATATTTGCGATGAGTTAACAATCCGACCATCCTCATCTCGCTGATACGTGAACCTATATGAGTCCAATGTGGACTCTATATTACTGGGGGAGACCTCCTCCATCAGTATTGCGCATTCATAGTCGGACGCTTCAAAGTCTAATCCCTTGCTGTAGATATAGGAGCATACCAGTATCTGGGCACACTCCATCACCACGCTTACCTTCGGTATCCTGCCTTCCAGTTCCCAAGCCTCTCGATATGCAGACACCAATATCTCATCCACTCTTGGACAACTCCATTCGATCTACGCTTAATATGTTGCTGTATGGCATTTCTATCAGCAGGGTCTGTGCTGCATTATCCACATATTCCTCTGTAAAAACATTCATCTTAATTCCATCGATGGCCACCGTCTTACACTCGAATCTCAGATAACATAATTTATGGTAATCAAGGACATCCTGTATAGAGCACTCCATTGCGCCACCCATGGAGGAATACATCTCCGTCAGCATTTCCTCGTATTCGATGATAAATTCATGAACGTCTTCAGCTTCAGTTTCGCCTTTAGACAGCGCTTCCTCGAAGCATACAATAATGGCCTCCATATCCTCTCCAAGCTCAGACATTGCAATATTATGTATTATTTCCTCAAACTTTCCATAGACATCGCAATCCATTTCCTCGAGAGATGGCGGTTTGAGATCCTGAACATCGTCAAGGATACCTTTCTGTCTCCACAGTGTCTCATAAGACATAATGGTTTCCCTCTCGAACCAATCGTTGACCCCGCCCCGGCCCAGCTTCCATCCCGGATACGCCATCTGTTGCAGATCCCAAATACATTCTGGATCCAGTGCATCAAACAGCGCATCCGGTACGAGAGACCACCTTCTTGCGGGTTCGTCAGAACCCGTATTTGCATAATAGTCTCCGCTCATTTACCTTACATCCCCCTTGTTCTTTATCCTAAGTGGACCAAGAGCGATCTGAACGAGCGGATAGGAGTCATCCTCCTTCTTACCAACTAGGAGTATTGGCTTCTCCGGGTCATCATTAATGAACATGTCGATGTAGTTAAATCCTTTCATTGCCCCTAACACATTGATGAAGACAGAGCAATCCAAATGGATTGGATGAAAATCGTGATCAAGCGGCAGGACAAATGGAATCTGAACCTTATGCCTGTCTTCATAATGCATCGACTCATACAGCTCTTCATCACTCTCTGGCATAAACCCAGCCGGCGAGATATGCATCAGGAACTCGATACCCTGGAAGAACCTGGACTTGGCGTTGACGAATGTGATTCCGTTTTTCTCCTCAACGATTCCGCACTGATACACCTTTTCACTTTTCAGGTGCTCTGCAGATAGATCACTATACTTATCGAGGAGAAACACCCGGCTGCGGTCACTTGGATGATAGAACCCCATCTGTTCGTGCTCTGGAATGTACTTTGCGATCAGCAATGCCATGCGTGGAGAGGGCTTTACTGTTGCCCTTACGATTATACGGACCTTTGATCTCTCCAGGTTCGTCTGGAATGCATCTGTAATTGAATTGTAGACGTTACCAACCGGTATTCTTATGACCTGGTTGTATTCCACTTTAGCCATTCTGGCCCTGAGCTCATCGGCTGACAGAGGGAACTTGTTCGTTCTCCACATATCATCTTCGATCACAAGAAAAGGTTCCTCATTCTTATAAGAGAACCTGCCGAACTCACTCCACCGAGCGATGAAGGACTCTCCCACAGCCCACGCCTCATCGGTAACACGAGTCCCATCTGAAAATAAGTTGAATAGAATTCCCCAATTCCTTGGATTGCCCTTATTGCAATCAACTGCCAGAGGTGCAAACTCCCCAATGACTTTAATGGTATTCTCAGTATAATCCATATTCTGTCTCCTTTCAGCGCAAAAAAGAACGGCGCCTAAGGCGCCGTTAAAGTTTTATTGAAGGTCCGCCGGTGGCGTGCTGTTGCCGATTTCCCGGGCTGTCTTAGATAACCCTGTGGTTGCTATTGTTGAGATGACAAGGCCACCGATAGTGAGCAGCGCGCCAAACAAGCCTATGCCGGTATTCTTCGCAAGACTCTCACTGTTGTTAAATAGTTTTTCCAAAAAATGATCCATAATTTTCCCTCCTTGAATTGTTTTATTACTTATACCAAAAATAGAGTGAAAAAAAAGAGGCCCGTTAGGGCCTCATTCTGTTGCACATCTTCTCGAAGGCAAAGAAAGCAAATGCAAGGAATCTTTTCATAAACAATGTAAGCAGTGATTCATCTTTTGGCACGTTGCTCAACCTCCCCAAACAAGTCTTGATTCTTATCTGAGGAGATGAATTCAATGTTTCCAATACTGACATCGAAGGTTTTCATGGCCAGCCTTACCGCCCACAATTCTTCCACCGTGAGCTCCAGGCGCTCTTCACCTTTAATGGTGTGCCATGGAACAACATAAACTTCTTGAGATGACTGCTCCTCTTCCAGGCTGTTTAGCCTATGGTCCGCAGTTTTTATTTTGAAGGCGACTCTGGCGACTTTTGCCTCAAGAATAGATACAATTCTCTGCTCAAGCAAATCAATCTCATCATCGATTCTTGAAATCTCATCAATGATTTCCCGCATAAGCTGAAGCCCTCTGCCATAGTCTTCATGACTCTGCTGATCAGAAAAGAAGACTTTGCCTTTAAAATTGCGTGCTACATATTCCTGACGCTGCATCCTAAGCCTATTTTTCTCTATGATAGCGTTTTTGACTTCGTCAATGAATTTAGGAATGCGATAGGTATCACTCATTTAGCGCCTCCTGGAGGGGTCAGTTAAACTGACCCCTTTGGATTATCGTAGATGGAGCCTTTTGGCTCCTCTTTGGCCTGTACTTCAGGATCCAAAATGCATTCATCGCAAGGGAATACATAGTATCCATTTTCAGACTTGACCTTGGCGGCCATAATGCACCGGTTGTTGCCGCACAACATATGAGGACAGTCGAGCGGCGGACCGAATTTCTCACAGTCAAACAGTAGTCCATTACTTCCAGTATACCTCATTGGCGTTGCTGGACATATTTCCATCTTCTCCCTGTTACATCCCGGGCACTTCACGCGTCTTTTGCCTTTGATTGTCTCCATAGTTCAGCCTCCATTTTTCGTTGTTGCGATTTTACTGACACCATTTTCAATCTTGATCTCGATGCGCTTATCGGCGCTTTGAGCCATGTAGTATGAGTGGGTGACCATGATGATCTGCCGGTCAAGCTGCCTGGAAATCGCCTTAATGAATTCCGAGAAGGCAACGATGAAATCCTCGCTGACATGCTTGCCCGGTTCATCCAATATGATTGGTCCGTTGATTGGCGGGTCCACAGCCTCTATCATGGCTATCCTGAGGGCCATACTCACGATATCCACGACTCCGCCGCCTCTTGAGTCTTGCGGTCTGTTCCTTATCTCCTGCCCGTTCTCGATGTTGACGATGTAAATTTCTGCCTCGGGCCGCCTTCTGGTGTCAGTTTGAAATGCTTTCTTTTCATCATCTCCCCGGCGGATATCCTTCAGGTCAACTTCGAGGCGGAAATCCGGTCCCATAATAAATTGCAGGGCAGATGTGCCGATGGATTCGATCTGCTTACAACTCTGGCGCCTCTGATAGTCGCTTGTCTTCTGCAGTAGAATATTGGTTTGCCGAAGAACATCTGAATACTCAATTTGAGCCTGTAATTCGATTTGCTTCTCTGCCAAATCGTTTTCTATCGTGCTCTTCAGGCTCTTCTTGATTTCATAGTTGGTTCTGGCTTTGTAAAGGGCATCTCCCAATGCCTGCATCTGAGTACTGGAAAACATTGGCGTCACTCCTTTGTGGCGGGGGATTCGCTCCCCCGCCAGCCTATAATTACTTCGGAATTTTTGCGAGGAGTTCATTGTATGCCTTGGTGATCTCCTCTTCCTTGTTCAACAGCCACTGTGCGGCCTGGTCGGGCTCAACACCCAGAGCCTTCAGCTCTTCATTGAGCGAGTCGACAGAGCGGGTAAGCTCTGTCAGAGTTGCTTGCGCTGCCGTTAACTTGTCTTTGCCGTCCTGTACTGCCCTCTTCAGCCTCAGTAGATCGGATTCACTGACGTTCATTGCCATGATTCTATTCCTCCTTCACAGATATTATTAAATCGCTATACTCCAATGACTGCATGCCTTGAACGTTTACCCAGAATTGCTCACTTATGAGCATCTGAGTATTGTCTATGCAAATGAAAACTGGTATGTCTCCGTGACAGCCGGCGGTGCGCACGATACTCATTATAAGCTTGGTATCTTCCTCTACATTCTTCAGCTTAATGTAGATGCGCTTTGAGAACCGGTCTTCCATATACTCCAGCTTCTCAACAATGATGTTGGGTGGGTCGTCATCACGATACCCTACAAAGCCGGATACGCACACGATTGCATCGTCAACCAGATACTGCTTGAACTTTGCATACTCCCTTGGAAAGATGACCAGTGGGATGTTGCCAAGCTCGTCCTCAAGATTGGCGAACCCCATCAGTTCCTTGTTCTTTTTAGTTGAAGTCTCACGGATGCTGTTTAGGATTCCAACCACCTTTACCTTCCGGCCCGGCGCAGCGCCGAATGTTCCGGTGGGAACTCCGTCATCACCGAGCTCTTCAGCAAACTCCGTACTGGAGATGTTGCTGACCTTGCGGATGTATGCCTTCACCACATCGAGGGGGTGTCCGGTCACATAAACCCCCATAGAACCTCTCTCAGCCTTCAGGAGTGCCTTCTTGGGCAACTCCAGTATATCTGGCAGTACATCGGTAGCTTCGATCACAGGCTCAAATAGGCGCGTCTGGATCGCTTTAAAGGTGGTCTTCTCATATAATTTCTTAGCTCCTCCAAGAATGTCGTACATCATACTGAGAAGCTGTGATCTCTTCACACCAAACTCATCAAATGCCCCACACCGGATTAGCCCCTCCACTACGTCTGAACTTATGTCTTTGCCGGTGCACCGATAAACGAAGTCTGTGAAGTTGCGGAATGGTGCACGCTTCCGCTCTTCCATGATTTGCCTCACCGGATTGATGCCAACACCTTTGGCGGCGACCAATGAGAATCGTATCTTCCCACTTTTAAGAGGAAGAAACTCCAGGCCGCCTTCATTGATTGATGGCGGAAGCAACTCGATACCAAGGTCATTTTCGCAGTGTGCGATATATATTGGCATCTTATCGGCTTTTCCTGAGTTCATTGTCAGCAGTGCCGCCATGAACTCAGAAGGATAGTGTAACTTTAGCCAGCTTGTCCACGCTGCTACATAGGCATAGGACGCCGCATGGGATTTGTTGAATGAATACTCACCGAACTTCTCGATGTCGTTATAGAATTCATTGAGACTCCGCTCATCATACCCAAGCGATAGCGCCCCGGGGATTGCAACGTATTTTCCGCTGGCTTCTCTGCCATGGATGAAGTACTGACGATGGTCATCGATTATCTTTTGAATTTTCTTGCCAGTTCCTTTACGGATCTCATCAGCGGCAGACATTGGATATCCAGCGAGAATTTGCACTGCAAACATAACCTGTTCCTGATAAACAATAACACCGTAGGTTTCCTTTAAGATTTCCCTTAAAGCCTCAAAGCGAAGTTTGATATGCTCCGGATCTCGCTTCCCGGCGATATACTGTGGGATGTAATCCATCGGGCCTGGACGGTATAGGGATATAAGGGCTGTGACTTCCTCAACGTTTTGTGGTTGCATCTCCTTGGCGGTTGCAGTCATACCAGCGCCTTCGAGCTGGAATATACCCTGCGTCCTACCTTGAGCAATCAATTTATAGGAATCTGGATCGTCGACCATCTTCATCAGGTCGTCGTTCGAGATATGAACACCGTAATTTAATGCGATGTTCTTGATAGTGTTGGATACGACAGTGAGTGTCTTTAGTCCGAGCAAGTCAGCCTTCAGAAGCCCGAGGGTCTCAAGCGTATTCATGTCGTACTGAGCAACAATGCCATCCTTTGTTTTCCATACCGGAACATAATCCGTTGTTGGACCTGGCGTGATCAGTATGCCGGCAGCATGCGTGCTTGCGTTGGAAGGCAATCCTTCGATAGCCATGGCGACGTCCAGCAATTCTTTCCTCTCAGGGTCCGTATCATACCACCGTCTTAGGTCTGGCGACAAATCCAATGCTTTGGCGATTGTCATCTTAAGTTCCTTCGGAATTGCCTTAGAAACTTCATCACCAACACGATATGCGAGTCCAAGAGCCCTTGCTGATGCCCTTACAGCATTCCTTGCAGCGTAGGTACCGAATGTAATAATTTGAGAAATGTGATCGCGCCCGTACCTGCGAACCATGTACTCAATAAGCTGTTGCCGTAGGTCATCCTGAATGTCCCAATCAATATCAGGCGGAGAGAACCGGTCAGGATTCAGGAAGCGCTCAAAGATCAGATTGTATCTTATTGGGTCAACGTGCGTGATATATAGGGAATACGAGAGTAGCGAGCCGGCCCCGGAGCCACGCCCGGGGGATGGTATTGCTCCTAGAGTTGCGGCAAAGCTGACATAATCCCAGACGATCAGGAAATAATTCACGTATCCCATCCTGGAAACAATACCAAGTTCATATTCCAGGCGATTCTTATAAAACTCCTCCCTCTCATGGTAGTCTGCAAACCTTTGCGGCAAACCTTTATATGCCAGATGCCTCAGAAACTCCTCTGAATCCTTGAACCCAAATGGAGGTTTGAAGTCCGGCAGAAGGAACTTGCCTGTCTGAAGCTCTACGTTGCAGCGCTCAGCAATAACATTAGTGTTTTCAATAGCGCTCTCCGGTAAGCAACTATCCCACATTTCCTTCGGTGACTTGAGGTAAAGGTCATTGGTACCGTAAACCTTTCTGTGTTTACTGGAGATGGCTGTTTTTGCGCCGATAGCCATGAGCGCATCGTGATACCGGGCACCTTCAGGCTCAATATAATGGACGTCATTTGTGGCCACCATGGGGATGCCGGTTTCCTCGGATAACTGAATCAGTAGCTTATTGAGCTCATACTGCTCAGGAATCTTGTTGTCCTGCAGCTCGATGTATACATTATCCCGACCAAAAATGTCGATGTATACATCGAGCTTTGACTTTGCCGCCTCAAGTCCATGAGCCATGATATCGCGGGGAACGTCTCCAGCCAAGCATGCCGTCAGCGCAATTAGTCCCTCACTATACTTGCGAAGGATACTGAAGTCCGTTCTTGGAGAGTAATAGAAGCCATTAAGGGAAGCATCGCTGATGATTTTCATTAGGTTTTGATAGCCGGTCATGTTTTTTGCCAACAGAACAAGATGCCGATTGTGCCTATCGTTGTCTGAAGCACCATCTTCATCGGCTGCCTTGCCCGGCCGGAAGGATTGTCCCTCTGGGCAGATGTAAGCCTCGCAGCCAAGAATTGGCTTTATACCTGCCTTCTTAGCTGCGAGGTAGAACTCTACCAGAGAGAACATGTTGCCGTGATCTGTAGATGCGATGGCGGTCATTCCAAACTCTTTTGCTTTTTTAACAAGATCATTAATCTTGCACATAGCATCGCCAATGCTATATTTAGTATGAACGTGGAGGTGAGAGAATTGATTGCTCCCCATTCAGGAACCATCCCCTTACACTAGATTTTGCTTGATACGCTCGAGGTCATCCTTACCGATTTCACCGAAGCACACCGGGCACTTGCCGGCGGCAGCCACTGCATCCTGGTATCCACTTACACTTTCGTCAAAGGCATACTGTATGTTCTTGATAGTATTCGATGTGGTGCGCTGCCTCAGCTCCGTATTGATGAGCCTTGTTTGAATATCGAATACCTTCCCATGCCCCCTGACAATTGTCTGCAGATTATCAAATAGCAGTGAAGCCTCACCCATTCCATTGTAAGTATCGACAACAGTCTGATTTGTGTCAACCTTTTTCTTAGCCTCGGATAGGGCGCTTGTTTTATTTCTTATATTTCCATAGATTGCCAGTTTCTGCATAAGTTCATCAAGCTGGACAAGGAGTGTACCACAATCCTTGTATTTTTCTAGGGTAATATTTGCTGCATTCAGCCTACCCTGCTCATTTTCCCTTTTATTATAGACAGACAGGACGGCCTTGTAATTCATGAGTATGTCGGCCAGCTTGCTTACGTCGTCAGCCATGGTGTCAAATACCTGATAGGATTTGATGCGAGCTTCCTGGGCAGCCTGCTCTTGAGTTGCCTTCTGCCACCGGCTATCAAGAGCAAATACTGTCGTGAAATCATCGAATTCAAGTTCTAGCGCACTCATCGCCAGCTTGACTTCACTGAGTACTTGCCCAATCGCATCAAGCCCGTCATACGCCTTTAACGACTCTTCCAGCTTGATGATATCCTTATCAAGGTCCGTCGTCTTGATTTTGTTGACTCTGACGTCGGAGTTCACATCCTTAATGGCGGCATCCAGGATTCCCGTGTGGGCTACAGCGCCAATCATATCAGCTCTGGTTCCGGAGCTCTCCTGCAGCATGAAGGGCCCGTCTAGCTGATCAGCCATGTTGAGTGAAACCACAGAGGAACCTATATTCACCTGTATCATCCCGTGGGCGACCAGCACTTCCTCCGGCGGATTTACACCAAAAGATTCAAAATGCTGAGTCCTGCCATCAGGGTATGTGATGTCATATGCATTTGGCGACGTGACACCTCTGGTGCGGGTGATGATTGTTCCATCGCTGAACTCAGCGATTACGATACACTTGGTAGCGCCGTTGCGGATGTATTCGGTGCCGGACGGCTTGTTGTACAGCACCCACTTGATAGCACGCACGATAGCGCTTTTGCCATTATCTGTGGGGCCAACGATGGCGTTCATAAAGTCATCAAAAAGGACCGTCGTCGATTCGTGGCTTTGGAAATTGATCAGAGCCAGTTTGACCAGGCGCTTGGGTTGGAATTTCCTCATAATTACCTACCTCCTCACGATATTTTTTCTCAAATTCAATGAGAGTCTTAATTTGGGCATCTATGTGTTTGCGAGCAGCGTCTGAATAGCGGTAAGAATATCCAATTATACATCCGCCAATAGCAATTTGAGTGTCACCATAAAGGAACTCATATGAATAGCAGTTATTCGGACACACTTGCTGTTCTTCGCATACACCGAAATTCTCAGTATACACCGAGACCTTCATGTCGGCACCACATATCGGGCATGGGTGACCATCATTCATTTTTTAGAATCCTCCTTCACTTTGATAGCCCTGTGTACTATGTCGAAAATCGGCTCATCATTCATATTTCCGACAGATTGTTCTTTCTGGCTTTCGTAGGAATAGTCACATCCGAACATCACATCTCCGATAGCGCTGATATATAACACATCAACATTAACTTCCTGATCAGTGAAGGTGTTCATGGAATACTGGTCTTGCGCCATAGAATCACCGAGTCCCCACTCGATTGCATTGCCTTCCTCGATGAGGTGCTCTCCCTCTATATTGACTTTATCGTACGGCCTATAAAACACCAGCGCTTTATATTTTGATTGCGCAACCATGTCGCACTGCTCATGAAATGGATCCTCAGAAACAGCAAGACCACAGTAAGCGTCTTCAAGTGTTCTAATCATCACCATATGCCCATAGAGACTAATGAGAGAATCTACCATTTCTTCACTGTACACTTTGGCATTTGTGACGATGTAAAATCCATCCACATCAATTTTTCTATAAATGATGCGATCCACAAAATACTTGATAACATTGGATGCAAGGCTAGGTTCTCCGCCAGTAAATGCGATGCTGGAAAATGTAACCTGGTCCAGTATACTGTCGATCATTTCAAATCCCATATCGCGAGGCTCTGCTGGACCACGCAGGCAATGCCGACATTCCATATTGCAGCGCCGGGTCACTTCCACAACCAGGTTGCTACAGAGTGTTCTGCGATCCCTAGTCATTTACTTGAATCTCTCCCTTCTAACCCCATGTTCGATACCTTTTTCATACCAACGCTTGTAGATATCACCAACTTCGCCGAGGCAGTTTTTACACTGCCATTTCTTGTCGTATGGTTTTTGCGGAGTGATGTCCGTCACGAACTCATGATATTTGCAGGAATCAAGCTTTCTATGGTTTGCCTGAACCTGTTCCCATATTTTTCTACTATCCACGTTCACCATTTGTCCCATTCATCCTCCCGGCCAGCGTTATATATTCGTTCACAGTGAATTTCCATCCATTTACAGGTCCATATTGGAGATGTTTTGTTTGGCCACTCCAGTTTTCCTTTTCCCGTACCGAACGCATAGCAATCAATGCATTTCGGTACGGGCGGATTTTTTAAACTGCAGTCATCGCAGCTTCTTTTTTTGAAGATAGGGCATTCGTCATTGCATAACCTTTGCCTCAGATCCATCGTAATACCTCACTACACGCTCCAGGAGCGCCTCAGATACGCTCCATTGCCCCTAGTATGCTTATTATGCTGAAGTCTATCCCTGCTGTAGCGTCGTTCGCCTGAGCGCATCCAGCGATCTTAGCGTCTATAGCATCACTAAAGTGCAAAAGCGTGTCCTCCAGCGTCTTTGGCCGCGGCACTCCCCAAATACCATGATGGGATAGAACGCTCTGCTGAAGGTCACGAAGCTGCTCGGCATCCAAGCCGTCAGCACCAAGGCTGTCGTTGATGTCGTCAGAGAAGCTGATAAAGGTGAATCTATGGTCCATCAGCACGTTTTTGCGATAGATACCTGTCTTGAACTCATATTCTTTAGTCTTGCAGATATCATGAAGGATTGCTTTGGCGCGCAGCCGGCTGGGGTTGATGACGGATGATGCGTCAGTGCAGCCGATCAGCGCAGAGTCGCAGTAGCAGTAATTCTGAATTATGCAATCAATCATTGTCAGCACGCCAAAGGTATGTACGAACAGGCCGCCCTGCTTGTTCTGATGATGTTTACTGGCAGCTACGCAGGTTGTGAAGTCTTTCCAGCGTTCTCTCTCTTCTGCGCTTTGATAGACTTCTCCACCATCCTGGTAGCCTATCGCCGCTCGTACAAAGCGCTGGTACGGCTGATCCAATGCGGCAACAATCCTGCCAAAACACTCCCACATGCTTTCAGGTATGTCGTATTTTGCGATGTATAGCGACATATCCTCTTTCATCGGATCCAGAACTTCAAAACCCTCAGGATTAATTTGTCTCTTTCCTTGATACTCACCCACCGCCCCGATGACGCGAATGAGATCGCCTTGCTTGAGTTTCTCATTGCGCTCTTCGACCTTTTTCCATACAGGAAACTCTATGACAGCATCCGAGTCGCCAAGTAGGATTGTGAGGTACTGGGTGCTATTCGCCCCATATGACCTAAGAGACTTGCTTTGAATAACTCCATTAACATCACAGTAGGAGTTCAGTGGTGCATCGAATATTTCACTTATTCGCATATGTATCCTCCAAAAAATAGAATTTGCCGGGTACGATAGGTTCGTACCCGGCAATGTTATCAGGCTGCGAGCTTCAATTCAAGTATTGTTCCGGCGAATCTTTCCATGTCCAGTCTGGTTTCGTAGGGATATGCCTGGGCGGCTGCCGTAATGGCCGAGATTATGCCATACTTGGATGTATCGGGATTCATGGCATATTTTTCCATTATTTTATTTCTGATACCTTCGGTGAAATTGTTGTTTTTCTTCTCGATGAGGTTGATGAGAATGCCTGTGGGGTTCACAAGAATCTCATTGCGGCTATCAGCAAACAGCTGAACCTGGCGGCCGCCTTCAGCCAGAGCTATCTGGGTGGCTGCTTTGAATTCCGCCATCAGATCAGCAGGGTCGCCGAGATGGCGCTTATTGAAGAGAGGCTTGCCGCCAATAGGACGGAAGCAACCATTCCGGCACCACTGGTCATGAACGATAAGCTCCAGGCGAGCATTGAAGTTTCCGGTTTCGCCGTTGGCGCAGTGCAGCCCGGCGAAGAAGATGTTCGGCTTGCCGTCCGGAGTTTGGCCAGCATCAAGATATATCTTATCAAGCAGCAGGCGGGCATTGAACATATCTTCACTGAAGCTGTAATCATCAATCAGATAGCTCGTGCCGGCGATGGCTTCATTGAAGGCTGGGACAACATCCTTATTGTCCATAATGCCATACTTGCTCGAAAGGAAAGCCCGGGCCACCTGGTTGTCTCCTTCAGTGCGCGCGCGAATCAACACCTCACTATTGCCGCCCTCGTTCATATACTGCTCTTTCCAGTAATCGAAATGGGGCTGCAGAAGCTCAACAGGGCACTTCTTGGCATACTGGGCCGGTATGCCAACCTTTGACATGAGCTGGGTGAAGGAATGGGGCGTTGTATCCATTACCCTCTTGCCGGTGAGGTCCACGATTTCAATGGCGCCCGTTATGCCATTATTGGATAACTGGAGGCCGCTGATATCTGTTTTGAAGTCATACTTGCCAGCGTCATCGGCGGCGACTCTCTCAATCACCTTGTCGAACTTCTCCTGCTTGGCTGCCCTCTCCCCTGGGGTCATTGCATTGATGTTTTTGATATTCATCTGAGAATTCTCCTCCTGATTTCGATTTTTTCTTTAATTTCCTTGGTGTAAGGTACAACCTTGAAGTTTACGCCGGGATAGATGATTGCCAAGATCCTGAATGTGGCCACAACATCCTGAGGACCATCAAGAATAAGGGGACCATACTTCGGAATCATCAGTGGATCGCTGGTGGCCATGACCACAATTAAAGACATGGCATGGATATCCACCTGCTCTTTACTGGCAACAATGTACTGGCCGTCACCCTTCTTGAAGACATAAGCCATGCCCTCCTTTTCCACAAGGTCATTGATAAGGGTGGCAAGCTTCTCTGACGGCTTTGACTCAGTAGAGTCCGTCGCGCCGGTATCTGTGTTCTCGCTGCTCATCTGTTTCCTCCGTTCCGCCTTCAATCTGAAGGCGCCTTATCAGATCGTCTATCTCAATGCGATTCATATGAGACGGATGCCAGTCATGGACCTGGTCGCTATCGTAACCAACTAAGCCGCCAAGCATGTAGACGTACTGCACTTGTTTTCTGGTTGCCGGCTTAAGGAACCAAAGATCGGGATCCAGCTTGTCTGGATCAATCTTTAACCCATCTGCCTTAAGCTTTTGAATAGATGGTGCGAGGTCCTTTCTGTTGAGCTTCTCAAGGTCTGAAATCAACTATGTATTCCCTCCTTAATAAAATAAGCTGCAGTATACTGCAGCTTTAATTTTTGGTGCGGGTGGTGGGACTCGAACCCACGGATAGCCGCTTTTGAGGCGGCCGCGTCTGCCGTTGCGCCACACCCGCATGGTAGGGGATGCGGGATTTGAACCCGCACGACCTCTCAGTCAGTGGATTTTAAGTCCCCTGCGTCTGCCAATTTCGCCAATCCCCCTTATCTACTTCAAATACCTTTGCTTGCACTTCAGTTTAGGATATTGTTCAAATAAATCCCAAATGGGAATCCTATTTGATAGCAATGCTTTATCAATCTCACTCTTTGTGCAAACCGCGATCTCAATTGTACTACCTGTTGGCACATCATGTCCGGAGGATATGAACTTAATACCTTCTTCGCTGACGTATAATCGAGTACTGCCCAAATGATGACCGTCCATAACTCGGTTAGCCATGTCATTAATGCAGCCGCAAACCAGATACCCAGTATCTCCGGTATAATCACAGTTTAAGGCCCGCATAATATACCTGGTGCCCTTCTTTTTATCTGCTCGATATATCATCTGTTCAAGCACTGGGGTAATTGGATTTTCCCAAGCCCTCTTTCCTTGAGACCATTCAGCGAAATTAATTTCAGAATCAAATTCGGCAATCAATTTTTCCATATCATTCTCCTTTATCCTCATAGCAGGTACCACCACCATTCCTCTTCAAACCACTTATTCACAAGTTCCTTGTCAGCCTTATCTTGCTTCACCAATTCTTTTAGAAATGCGATACCTTCCTCTTCACTTACCTCTACACCGAAGAGCGTCCAGGGTCGTGGATTCTCGACTATTTTAGGATTGTCATTTTCCATTCATTGCCTCCTAAAAACAAACAATTATAGGACCCGGAGGAATTCGGACCCTCGACTTCCTGCCCCGTACGTTAGGCTGGCACTCTATCCACTGAGCTACGGGCCCGAGGGGAGCCCGATTACTCGGGCGCCTTTGTGTTTGAATTTGATAATTTAACCAACGCCTGAAGATTGTCTGTATGACAAAGTATTCTTGACTTATCCTCATGGCTAAGATTTTTTCTGGTAAGTGCATCCGAACATAGGCAGGCGATGGCGAACAGGATTGATTGCCTGGTATCCTCATCCTCAACAATTGGTATGATCTTGCTTTGCTTCTGGATAGTGGGTGCCATATTCGCTTTGAGAACATTTATGGTGTTCATGATATCGGGTACCGATTCAAGCATGAGCTCCTTGTAGAATCCCTCATAGTCATAGGTGATCTTATCCAGCGGCTTAGATTCGATATCCTCCACATACTTGGTAAGCAGTTCGTAGCTCATCCTGTATGCATGGAAGCTGTGAGCAGTGTGAGTATAGCTACCAACTGGATATCCCATCTCTTCCGCCACCCGGCGCTGCAGGGCAATGAATCCGACTGCATTCATGTAGGTGGCCCTGACGGCATCGTTGCTTCTCATCATTACCTGCATATTCAGCCTTCCATCCCTATAAAGGAATTGGATGCTCTGCAGGCAGGCCGGATCTTTGTTTATGGAGTCAACTGCAAAATCCCTGATGCCCATTACCGCGCGCCGGGTATCCGCATTGCGCCTGAGTTCACTGTAAAGCCATGGGAGCTGTTTTTCAAAGCGGTTATGATAGGTATACTCCCAGCAGAGGCCGTCGCCAATCTTGAAATCCAGCACGCCATCCACAATTTCCATTGTGTACTGCTGCAGCTCCCGGTGACCTCCCGGGAACAGCCTGCTGATGAATGGCTCTGCCGTGGCATTCTCCACAAACATTGTCATTCCGATTTCCTTGATATCCGTATTATAGTCGGGACACGGATAAATTGGACCCTCCCTCTCCAGTACCACGAGCGCTTTGTGGTATGCCTCAGGTAGATTTGGCGCTTCGACGAAGTGATGTCTGTACATTAGATCGCTCCTTTCTTATTTTAAATAGGGTATACGGTAGTCTGGCTCTCAACGGGGTTCGGACCCGTACTCAACGACAATGCGTCAGTCCTTCCAATTGGGCTATGAGATAAATTGAGTCTCTGTTCTTGATGCAGAAACCACAATCCCAGACTACCGTATACCCTATTTATTTTTAAATGGCGGAAGTAGTAGGACTCGAACCCACAGGCCCTTTCGGGCTCACCGGTTTTCAAGACCGGCTCCTTAACCAATTCGGACATACTTCCAAAAAGCAAAATGGTGCGCCGGGAAGGATTTGAACCTCCGTACCCCGAAGGGAGCAGGTTTACAGCCTGCCGCCATTGACCAGACTCGGCCACCGACGCATATGGTGCGAGAGATGGGACTTGAACCCACACGGCCTTTCGGTCACCAGCCCCTCAAACTGGCGCGGCTGCCATTACGCCACCCTCGCAAACTGGCGGCTCCAGGGAGACTCGAACTCCCGACCTCTGCCGTGACAGGGCAGCGCGATAACCAACTTCGCTATGGAGTCAAATTACTGATTGGGTTTTCGTGACCACTTAAAGATACCTTCAAAGTTTAAATAGATGAAGAAGAGGATTCCAACGCCCTGTGCCCAGTTCCGGGTTGCGACGTCAAAAGCTATTGTACATGCATTTGCGATTAAAAACAAGTAGAAGCCCTTTGAATTTTTTCTGTTGATGAAAATTGAACCTGCGATGCTGAAAATGGTGGAAACCCATAGTGCTACCTGGAGAATGTCTTGTGTTGTCATTTCTTCCATCCTACCCCACTTTTTCTATTCTTTTTTCTTTTTATATTGACAATAATACAGGCTCCAAGAAGAGCAGCAATTAGCGCAACAATAACACCAATATCAATGATGACCAAGAATAAGAGTTGATCCACAATTTTAACCAAATGCATCTTTTTACCTCCTATTTGATTTTAGAATGCACCCAGCTGCCGGGCTCGAACCGACATACTCCCGTATCCACGATGATCAGTCATGAGTCGTTGGAGTTCTAGGCCAATTGATTTAAACTGGGATAAATTGGAGCTCCGGATAGGAATCGAACCTACAACCTCCTGATTACAAATCAGGCGCTCTGCCAGTTGAGCTACCGGAGCATGGTACCGGGTGTTGTCGCACATCCGGCAAATCGCCTTTTCTATATACGAGCCGGCCGGCTGCATACACAGAAGGGCTGCATCACCATACTTACTGCATTAGCCGGCCGGCCTACAGGTTTTCTGGATCGCGGTTGCCCTGTTGGTGCCACCCGAGTAGACGCCGAGCCACTCTTTCCGATGGTATTTTCTTACCACCACCCCTACGCTTGGGCTAGGATGACATGTAATGGTGCTACCTGATGGGATCGAACCAACGACCTCTCGCGTATCAGGCGAGCGCTCTAACCAGCTGAGCTACAGTAGCATATTTGGCGAGGCATGCTTGGGGAGAAAGCACACCCCGCCGGCGCTTGGGAAAGAGGAGAATACTGCCTCACAGAGGAGGCTGGTGGATCTTCTCCGATTCGGACGGAGGACCTATCGGTTATGAGCCGACTGCTCTGACCAGGCTGAGCTAAAGATCCATGTTGTAAATGCATTGTGGCTCGAATCGTGCTCTTATTGTACACTGTTCGAGGAATGTATTCAAGATAGAAATAGAGTCTGTCAATAACATTGCAAACTTTTCCTTCAAGGTGCTCTTCATCAATGGTCGTAGGTTAAAACCATCAATTTACTTTTTCACCCTGCTCTATACCTCGCCATATGTACGAGATATAATGCGTTCGCAAGAGGCCATCGACAGAACTCTATAACCCGGTCTGTTCCCGGAGCCAGAGATATTTTGCAGCACGTTTCGGCAGTACAAGTACCGGTGCGCGGGAGTCTGCGTCCTTTTAGCAAACGCAGAGTCTCTACCCAACTGGAGCGGGTGATGGGACTCGAACCCACACAACCAGCTTGGAGGGCTGGTCTTCTAGCCGTTGAATTACGCCCGCGTGTTACTGTTTAATATACTCAAGATAGCTCTTCGAGTCAATACCCCTTGGCCCTTTTGTTCCACGGGTACCTACCGGGCAGCCGGGATATTTTGCATCGCACTCTCGGCAGACATCTTTCTCACCACGAGGATAAGAATCACGCAGTGGTATCGTCCTTCCGCAGTCCGAGCATTCCACAACAAGCCCCATAGGTTCGTCGTCATCATCCAGGTCGCAATCCATTTCCTCCGCAGCCATCGTGTATGGGCAGACGTTACTGTTTTCGTTCATAGGCCTCTCGTCAACTATTTCCTTTAACCGCCTGAGTTCACATTTGTCCTGATCTCCCAGGCAGCCCAGGCAGCGCATGGCTGATGCCTCTAGCAATTCTTTCACCAAAGGCTTCGATATAACCATATTCTGTCCCTTGTTTTCGATATAGTTTACGCCTGGAACGAACATCTGAATTTCAACCTTTTGACTATCCTTCATCATTTGAGCGGCAAATCCCTTTTGATTCTCCTCCATGCGTTTCAGGATTGCCTCAAGAACTATGGAAACATTCGCCTCTGCAGACACCAGGAGATCGTGTTCCGATTCAGGAACAATTCGATTTTTCCATTGCTGAATAATATCATGAGCTTGGCCCATAAAGCCGACCATGAATAGGAAATTATTACGATCTTGCCGATTTAAATAGGATTTCAATTTCATGTCAGAATCACTCCCCTTGTTGTTTAAAAATCCCCGGGCGCAGCAGACGCCCGGGGATATGCATTACACACTTAGTTTTTAAAAAATCATAAGGTCCGGCATATTCGCACAGCAGCTCCCTTGCCGGGCCATAAATTGAGTGTACTTACCCATACGAAGATGGCGGCTGAGCAACCAGAGCTTGGCGCAACAGCGGCCGAACGTCGTAGTACTCGACTTGTGTTCGAGCATTATATTGAAGGACATGCTCGCCGCCCTTGCTGCGCAATACAAAGGCGCCAGGATTAAAAAGATGTTCGGTAATTAATAACCAATAGAACAACTCTGACGCCTCCTTTAAGTTATATCCTTGTAATTCGATCTACCAGTGACGGGTCCGGTATCTTATAGAGTGGGGTTTCGGGGATAATCTTGATCGAGATCATCTTCATTATTTCCTGGGCGAGAGCTATCTTGAGTTGTTCTTGCCCGTTCCCACGCCAGCCATTTCCATTATCCTCAAACCACTGCAGCGCGGCCTTGTTCATCATGGCCTGCAATGTCGATTCGGAGAAGTGGTGAGCGATATAATCCTTCGCCACGGTGGCCACAGATTCCTTCGTCCATTCCTCGATATCTGCTTTCGTGATACCAAGCTCGTTGGCCATGTAGTTCTTGAACATTGTGTATCTCTCTGACATCTCTGACGGCTCCTTTACTGTTTAGATTCTTTTTCCAGCTCTTCAGCATTCTCCATCATGTAGGTACTGACATCTATATATCCTTTAACGGTTTGCTCTTCGGCAAAGCCTCTGAACTTTACTCTTGCTGGAAATGCACTGACTGCGATACCGTCTTTCACCTGAATAACAATGGCCCATCCAAATGTATGGAGGATCATATTTATCCACCACAGCATCCCGCATTCCTTGAATTCCTGCCATGTCTTTTCCTTTATCATCGCTTTTCCTCCCTCATATTTGTTTCGAGATATGGAATTGTTGGGATGTATTCCTCGGTATACTCACTATATTGGGTCATATTGATTGCATGGCCATCGGATTCAATGAATCCAAATATGCCATACAGATTATCTAACATAACTCTGTACACGAGCATATTGGGGCTATAAAGTTTACTCTTGAAGATGATCATATCGGATCCGCTGTAAAATTTGTGTAGCGCTGCGGCCACGGCGGCGGAGCGGCTGATACCAGCCCAGCAATGAATGAGGATATAATCGACGTCATTCGTCTTGATGTGCTTATCTACAAACTCAATGATACGCCGGGCCATCAGGCAATTAAAGAGAACGTAGTTGAGGTGGAGGCCTTCTGTTCGGCCTGTCCTCTCACATCTTTCGACCATCTCCTGGTCGACGTCGCTGAAGAGCTCGGTGATGACATCTACACAGACGTCATTTGGTGTAAATATGAATCCATTTCCTATATCGGGTTCCTGGATGGAGATGAGGGCATATTTCTTCCCGGCAAATTCCGGGAACTGCTCCGGATGCGTGTAGAAGCATTTTGCCTGAATAAAACCGAATACTGCTGTTTGCATAATACCTCACCAGAATAAATTTCCACCATCATCGGGAGGATCGAATTTGATGTTATATCTGTCGTCCAGACCTCTCCACCATTTAGCAATCTTCTTAAGCAAGTTAATGATTTTCTTCATGGCTACCTCCTTCGTAAATATGTCAGGGGAATGCGGTGTCGAACCGCTTATCACCTCCCAGGGATGCATACTCCTGGGCGCTTTCCGTCAGCTACTCCCCTATGTGAGCCGACCTATTGTCGGCAGTCACTGCGTTATGACATGACCCATGCGATTGATCGCAGCCAACCCGTAGCTACGGCCCATGTCTGCCGTCCGCACCTTCTCCGAACTTCTTGCGGTGTTTGCCGTTCACATATCGTCCTGCGTTTATATTTGCATCTCTGCATCGACGCAAGCTCGGTTGGCAAAGAGTGGTGGAGGGAGTGGAGATCGAATCCGCGACTTCCCGGGTTTCTGGCCCGGTTGCTCTACCAGCTGAGCTATCCCTCTACGAAAGCCGGTCTTTCCCGGCAGCATAGCTAACATCCTTAACGTACTTCCTGCTCATGCATAGCGGCATTACGAGCAATCAACCGCGTGTACGCCTGCGGGGCCTCCTTTATGTGCCTTCGTAAGCCATTCCAGATCTTTGATACTACAGCGATCGGCACCGGAATTGTGGTGGAAGGTGCAAGAACACGAACTTGCTTCTACGAATATTATCCGTATGTCTTCCCGCTAAACGACCCCTCCACGATGAATACCAACACATACGACATCTATCTTATCTGTCTCTGGATTATAGGGTTTTAGGAAACATTTCTTTGGCCAGCCTTGCTCACCCCTTTCTATCCTATAGTCATATATGTCTCCACCTCCGGATACTGGACAACTGAACCAATTTTCGCAATACCCGCCTCCATCATTCTTTGTTGCATTCGGGCATTCAATGCATGAGGTAACTATTTGAGGTGGCCTTCTCGTGATTTGTTCAGGGCAATACTTCGGCTTTCTGTCCATGAGCACTTACCTCTCTATATAATTTCCGGGAAACAAGGTGGAAGAGCCACGGTCTTTTTAACAACGATTGTTGTTTGCTTGCTGCCAGACTCATAACGACGCCATTCTTCACCCACTCTAGTAGTTTCAACTAGATCAGATACCGAAGATACGAACAGCAGGTCCGTGGATTCCTGGATCATCCTACACAGCAGGTCTTTCATGCTCTGGTCTAACTCTGTGTTCGGGGGCATCGATGCTATACTTCTGCTTATAGCCAATTCATTCTGATCAATTTTGATTTTCATGTATTCACCTCCCTCTTATAGTTTTAAAGCACACGTGAATCTTTGGATTTTTTCTTAAGGCGGATAATTGTATACATATTACCTGCAACAGGTTTTCCGCCAGGCTCTCCATCCATAACGAACAAATCACGCCAAGAGCTGAATTCTATCTCATCTGCTTCTTGAGTAAGCTCACACACCATATTCTTGCAGTGTTGGAGTCTTTCCTGATTTTCCTTTTCACTGAGTTCGCCTTCAGGCATATCAAATTCCTCCTTATAATTTTAAAGGTTGATGCAGTGGAGTGGCCGGACTTGAACCGGCGACCTCCGGGGTGATGGGTGCCGCGCGTGCACACCCACCGGCCCGGTGCTCTAACCATCACAAGGACTTCCAATACTGAGCTACACTCCTCCACACTAGGGCGGTAGATGGAATTGAACCACCGACTCGGCTTTCGCGGCCCGCTCTACCAAACTGAGCTATACCACCCATAAAAGGATTGGGCGAGAGAGGGCCTCGAACCCTCGACTGACGGCTATACCGTTTGCTCTACCAACTGAGCTATCTCGCCCATGCGCTCCTGCCGTCAACTCACATAAGTGCGTGTCGGCAGGAGCCATTGCCGCTGTTTCCCGGCTGCCAGGCCCGGCTACTGGGATTAAAGGTCATACCAGCCACGGAGCCATTGAGCAGGTTACTTTCTCTTTGACCGCCTTCCAAAGAACCTTGCATAAAGAATGTCAGACTGGAGCCGAGGGATGGAATCGAACCACCAACCTTCAGTTACGCGCCGCTGCTCTACCATTGAGCTACCGTTTGGAGCTTTACGCACCGCACGAGCGGGACTCGAACCCGCAACCGACGGTTTCACTGACGCTCTACCATTGAGCTACCCAAGCATGTGCCGGTCTATTTCCCGGCTGCCAGTAACCTATCTATCTCCACCCCTGACCATTCTTTCCCTGTATTCCTGGGCTTTCGCCTGATTCGGTCTGGTGGAAATAGAAATTAGCATCGGATGGAAGCATGAATTCGATCATGCAAAAGTTAGCAACGTCGAGCAAGAATTCTAAATTACCAGTTTCCCTGAACTTGGCCAAATACTTATCAATGCTTTTATCAGCGCTAAACGGCTTGTCCTGCCCGTAATTATCAGCTAACTTTCCGTATTTATAGAATGAAAACTGCATCCTATTCTTTCGTAATTGGTCAAACTCTTCAGAATATTCTGTAGATAAAATTCGTTCAGTCTCCGTCATGTTCTGCCTCCACGTAAACTATTTGACGATCATCCAATCCAGGCCGAAGATATCCTCGGCCGTGAATAGAACTCCTGGATGCCACTTGCCGTCCGATGTGAACATTGCAAGATATGGTTGGCTATCCAGCGGCGTATCTTCGCCGATATGCTTTGCTGTTCTGTCGTTTACTTTGGGACCCGGCTCCTGACGACTATGTGGCGGAAGTTGAAGCGCCGGCATCACGACTATGAATTTCATTCTGGCATCCCATCCAGATCGAGCGAGTTTGTGGCCATCCTTCAGGAATGCAATGGCCACTTCGAGACCGAATCCTTCCATGCTTAGACCTCCTTCACTGTGTGTCATGTTTGACATTGCTTTGTCATGTTGATAGTATTAACTTGCTGACGAAGGTGAATTTTGACTTCGTCAGCCTTCAATACGTCGTTTCGAGTCACTACCCCATTATAGTACATAGGAGGGGCGATATTCAAGTATGAATAAATCTATTGAGACACCAGATGGCATTATAGTCACTAATATCAGTAGAGCCAATTCCATAGAGGAGTATTATAAGAATCCAAACAAATGCCGACACTGTGGATCTGTTATTAGGGTGAAAGAGAACCGAAAGGTATCAGAAGCCAGGAGAAAGGTGTTTTGTGGTTATTCATGCTCTGCATCTTACAACAATACATCGTCTCCAAAGAGGAAAGCGAAGAAATCTGGCAAATGTCTTGAATGCGGTATTGTCATCACGTACACACAAGCGCCAAATGGTAAGTACAATCGACCAAAATATTGTGCTAAATGCTGCCATAAAGTAGGGCTTAGAAACAGATATAGCTCTCAAAATTACAAATGCATCACTACGAATGAAACCACTAAAGGTGATATGCGCCTTGCGCTGAAACACGGAAGCCTATTCAAACCTTACATCGTAAAGAATGCCTCTAAGGCTTATCGCGATGCTGGGAAGCCTAATATGTGCCTCATTTGCGGATATCCGCGCATTGAAGTTTGTCATATTCAATCCGTTGCGTCTTTTTCAGACACAACTCCGATTTCCGTGATAAATAATCCAGATAATTTAGTTGGCCTCTGTCCAAACCATCACAAGGAATACGACAGAGGCCAACTCACACTACCTATAGCTGTAGAATATTCAGTGGTAGATATGGCAGATGTGAATCAGCCTGGGGCACAGTGATTTGGATGGCCTCATCTTCAGCAAGAAAGCCTCGAGGCTTTTGTGATAATAAGGAGTATTTTGGGTGGCTGTGGGGAAATCATATACCCATAATGAACCATCCTCATTGAATTTGGCTGCAACAGTATGGAATACCATTCCTCCGAAGTGGAATGTGATAATGCTAACCAGTGGAATTTGACTTTCCACGGTATGCAGAACGCGATATCCACGGTGTTTAAAGTAATCATCAATACCGGTAGGGCTAACTCCAATTACAATGGGCTCTCCCTGCTTTTCGTAATACTCCACCAGCTGCCTAAAGTCTGAGAAGTATACACTTCCAATTACTTGTTCGGCGTTCCATGTTGCCGTCACGCCACACCCGCGATCTGAGATGTTAAGTCCAACTGGAGATTTTTTACCGAAGAAACCAAGGAAAGCATCAATACCGATATAAAAGCTTCCAAATGGAATTGAACTGATACTTGGGTCGTTCTGAAATAGTAATTTCATTTCTTCCTCCAGATAAAGGATATGGTCGGGATGATAGGATTTGAACCTACGGCCCCGCGCTCCCAAAGTGCGTGCGCTACCAGACTGCGCTACATCCCGACGGCCCACATTGCTGTGGGCAATGGTTTAGGATTGTTTCTCGAAATTATCAATGGCTTCTTGAGCGGTTTTCATGCTCTTCAAGCACTCCTGGGGATAGCGCTTCCCGTAAAGCTCAATGAGTTTTCTTACCTGAGCGTCCGTGGCTGGAATATTATCCGTATCCACGCCGTACTTTTCCATAGACATGATTAATCACCTCATTGATATTATAGCACAATTATGCATAGGGAGTAGTATTTTCACGGATCACCTTTTCCATCTGTCGCTTGATTTCAATTTTTTCCCTAAGAGCCGCCTCATACATCTCTTTCCTTGCAGGACATGGCTCACAGAGAAATTTGTAGTATGGATCAATGGCCAGGAAATCTAAGTACAGCTTCAGAAGAACATAATCAGATGTCCCCTTTGTCGGGTCAAGCTTCTTACAGAATGTATTAAATAACCTCTCTACATCAAGACCGACCAGTTCAAGGTTTTTTTGCATTTCTGTTATGGCAGCTGTCTCCTTAAGGATTGATTCGGCGCGCCGGCTAAGATCTATAGTCATGAGCATCTCTGGCATATTAATCACCTCCATCAATGTTCCCGCCCACTGCTATGTGGGCCTTCTCGATGCGCCGCCGGGCTTCATTTACCACAGCCGTGCTCATGCGGATATCGCCATGCTGCTTGTTCTCCTCATCTGCAATTAACTGCATGATCTCGAGAATGTCTGTGGTTTTGACCTCGAAATCTGAGATAGATTGAGCAAACACAGCCATCTGCTCTTGCTGCTCTTTCTCCTTCTCCAGCTGCTCCCTATCCAGCACTTCGTCGGCCGGCTTGGCGCATTTCAATGGAATCAGCCGGATATCGAAGTCGCCCGGGCCGTTGACAATGACCAGCGCTACCCGTACATCACGATTGATCTCACCAACTGCTGCAGACACGCGGCCTAGAGCCCCGGGGTTACAGAATAGCTTATTGTTACGCTTAATGACACCGAATCCCTCATGCTCATGGCCGGCCAGTACGATATCAGCCTTGGTATCGAGTATGTCATCAATCATCGTGTGAGGGATCGTCTCAAGGCGCTTCTTGGCGGACAGGTACCCATGCACGATATGAATTTTAACACTCCCCATTGGATTGTTGGGGGAATAATCCTCAGTGCGCCCGCCTTTATCAAGACCGTAGTAGCTATCACATCCGCTGATACCGACGGTAAAATCATTATCATTGAAGTCGTCGCAGTTTGCGAATTCAACCCAATTATCATCGCCGAGCGGATTATACAGCCCAGAGCTCATCAGCACGCCAAGCATGGTCCGGCCCACGGTCTCCGGATTGAATCCAAAGATATCATGATTACCGATAACTCCATACAGAGGAACGTCCCATGCCTTGATGATTCGGAAGATGTCAATTACCACAGAGGGGCTGGGATCGGGACGGTTGAAGATATCCCCACCGCACAGTATGGCGGACACCTTGTTCG